TCAATCATCGAATTGGCCTAGACGGTTTTCGCCATAAACACCAATACGCGGAATCCATACCAATGCTCCGGCCAACATGCAGAACATAACTGCGACTGATAACCAATTTTCAAACATGAAGAAGCTGGGGAAGCCCGAATCCTGTATCCACTGAATTATTTGTGTGGTCATCCAAGCATTGAGAAACAAAAGCACAATATTGACAGTTACCGCAAGAACAATCGTTACCAAATCAGATTGGGCAAATTTGAAAACAAAACTGATGGTACGAGTGATGTAACTGGTGAGTAGTCTTATAACACCTAATATGGATACCACCACTAAAATGGCAAAAACCCAAACAGGAACCGATTGTGGGTTAATCCATTCAGGAGCATCTTTACCAGAACTTGCTACAGTAATGAGGAACCCTGCTAGATGGTAAACTCCAAACGCCAGTACAGCCATGAACAACAGTAGCAAAACTATGAGTGTTCCAGTAGCCTTCGGACTGAGCCTTTTCCACCTAGATGTGTTACTGTCCTCCACAGGAACCGAAGTAGGTTGTATAGACAATGGTATCTCCATCCACTGAGTTCTTATGGTTCAAATATCACTGGAAATAACTGAACAATTACCAATATGGATTTAATATTTCAGTTGCAATCATTTCCGGTTTCATGGTGTTTTATTTGTCAACAGGATTCAAAAACCAACCAGTCGTTTCTGAGTTTGTTCATAAGAGAAGTTTTCGTCGTCCCCATAAACTAACGAGGAATGAGTTGTAAGATGATTAGGGCAATAGGAGACTCTCTCAAAGAAATGTTTTGTCATAGGTAATAGTGGTCGAATCATGACAGTATTTGTAGATTCGCTCCAAGATACGGTTGGGAGGATACGGAATGAGAGCCGTTTCCAATCCATCTTAAATAATAGATAGAAGCTAAAACACAAACTGACGGTACTCAACCTTTTGTGTCAAGTACCGTCAGTTCTATAATGAGGGTTATTACTTCTTGTTCTGACCGCTCTTGTTACGCCAAAAAGCCCAACCAAACAATCCCAGAATGACAATAATCAAAATAATGTAGCCCCATACCGGAATATCCATGTTTTCTCCTGTCATTGGTAATCGCTTCAACAAATATCAGAGTTTATTTACTACAACAACGATTTCAGTTTTGAACAATCAGCATCCATGACTTGTGTGGTGTATTTGGTCTTGGAGTAGGATTGTGCAAATGGAATGCAAACTGTTCAACTGGGTCATCAATGTCGAGAAAGAGAATCATGTTGTTTCTAGATGGATACGGCAAGCAACACGAAAAACGGGTGGAGATGATACCAAATCCGTTTCAATCACTGTTGAGATGGTTTATAGGATGACTGATGAACCATTTTGTGCTAACTTGGATTGAATCGTGCATTCTTGCTGAAAGATGTTAGTATGAATCTACCGAACTGAGATGGAAGGAACAAAAAATGACAGCTGTTTCTGGTGATGGTACAGAACTGGTTAACTACACTTCGAATGTACTTATTGTATTGAGCCCGGAAATCTACGAGTTTCTTTATGCCATTCCCTCGTCTGGGATGGCACGAATCAAGGAAGCTGAAACCATTACAACCTCAACCTCTATTATGGGAACTCCTGTTGTTCAGATTGCGAGTGGGAAGGTTGTTGGACTGCCAGGACCCGAAGAAGAGATTTTTTATATCGTTGAATATGATGTGGCGACGAAGCTGCGAGAAGAAGGGCGCACTGACGACATCCTATTTCCCAATGCTGTTGTCAGAAACGACAAGGGAGAACTAATTGGCGTCACAGGTTGGGGAACATTCGCATCCAAATCTTGACCTAAACCAACCTAGAGTTAAAGAGGTTGCACTCCTTGGCTCCTGTTTGTTGTCAGACATATTGAATGGTTGTATTGCACTAAAGAATGCATGATATAGGATGCATTAAGCCAAACACTCTAATTATTGCTATTGCCAACAAATTGTATAGTAGCACATCATTCATGAACCGAAAATTCTATTATTAAGGAAAAAATGCGTTTTTATACAGAATTCAAAATCAATGGAGTACCTCAAGGTGGCAATCATCATCCTGGTATCCATCATGTTTTACGGTCTCTCGGCTGGGAATATGCAGAAGTGGCTGATGGTATAGTTATTACCGTCCCAGATGACAATATTTCAGAAATAGATATGGGGCATATTCTACGACAAGCGATTTATCGAACTTGTCTCCCTCCACAGTTGATTTGGCTGTCCCCTGTTAACATGAGTCGTCCACAAAATTGGATGCCTCCTGAAACCATGCAAAGATTCTTGGCTGCAAAAACAGAAGTCGACAATTGGCCGTGATGCGATTCAATAACTACTGAACTTCATGTGTTGGTTATAGCAAACAAAAGTGCCGCCTATCCAAGAGATAGGCGGCACTTTCACATCTTATTGCGATTCCTTACAGAACAATCAATCAAACTTTCGTTGTATGAATCCTTTCATCCTGAACTTCTCCATCTTTCCACCAGTAACGAGCACCTAATACTTGACAATCATTCATCAAATACCAAGATGCATGTAAACCCACCAATGTTAATCCAAATGCTTGAACCAATGACTGGACTTTTTCCATAGTGGTTTTGTTCAGGATGGTTTCAGGGTGTGAAAATTCCGCCCCAGTTTTTGCATCTTGGACTTCAATCGATTCATGAACCAATTTGCAAGTTCCATTATGAGTTGATTTCACTATTGAAAACGGGATAGCCAACATATCAAACAATTGTTTTTGTAATGTAGTCATATTGTTGACATTATCGTCACACACTTCAACAATCAATTCTTTTATTACCGTAGTCATACTTTTGAATTCTCCTCAAATTTCAAATACAACACAATCAATTTGGATTCTGTAGTTTGTGTCAAGAACATTCTACACATCTGTGAACACAATCACTGGTTTCTTCCACACCATTTAATTAAATGTATGACTGAAATTACTCGGTTTTTGATAGATGGCATTAAATCAACATACGATACAGACCCATCTGGCGTTGTAATTGTTGTCTTTGGCTCGATTCTACGCTATCCTAGACAGTAACATAACCATTATTGTGTCCAGAATTGAGGCCCATCATGAAAACTGCTGCCACATCTGAAAACATCATCAAAACGAATCTTACTGGCCGTGTGGTGGACAGTAAAATCGCCACAGACAAAGTGGATGTGTTGATGGGATTACTCATTAAAAACTACAACAACGCACCAATGGCGGTGTTACGTGAATACGTGTCCAATGCGTGGGACTCACACAAATTCGCGGGACAGAAACGTCCAGTTGAGGTTACTCTCCCCACAGAATTCAACCCAGTACTGAAAGTGCAGGATTGGGGAACCGGAATGTCACTGGAAGACATCCTAAATGTGTTCGTAAACTTGGCTGCATCCACAAAGTCTCATGATAACCAGCATATTGGCGGGTTTGGAATCGGTTCAAAATCAGCTCTAGCGATTGGGGAACAGTTCACTGTACGAACTGTGAAAGACAATCGTCTAAATATCCTTGTTATGAATCGGTCTATTGAAGGAATACAGTCTCAATTTGCTGTTGAGAACAAATTTGTGAATGAACCCAATGGGGTGACAATCACAATTCCTGTCGATAATCCCCAATCATTTCAATCTAATAAAATCACATCTGTAATAACTGGATGGTCCAAGAATGATGTAATTTTTCTTGGAGCTGAACAGAATAACGAACAGCTGGATTCTCGTATTGTGGATACATGGGTCAAGTTACCTCATGGTTACGTCAATCCTAAACTGTTTGGGGCAGTAGGTGATTTTGCCTCATTAGTGGGACATTCGGGAACAGCTTTGGTGGGTCCTGTTGCCTATCCGGTTGCACTGAATTGCAACATCAGTGTTTGGCTGAGACACAATATGGCACTTGCGCTTCCAATTGGTTCCATCGGTTTTCCGTCTTCACGTGAATTCATCGCATTGAGTGACCCACAGAATGCCAAAGTAGTTGATGAGTACGCAGATAATCTCATTCAGGAAATTGAATCATATTTCAATGATTTGGTACACAATGTTTCCACATTGAAAGAAGCTTTTCAGCTACAATGCTCACTAGCTGCCCGATTGTTCAGAACTAATGTGAAGCTGAATGAACAGATTATCCCTTCCATCATTCCTATTGGTTCTGATTCGAGTAATGATGTAGTTTTTAAGATGAAACATGACGCTTCTGGTCGCTCGCGCTCTAACCTACGCCTTGAAACCGATAAACGTTCTGTTGATGCAGAATTATTGGTTCGGGCTGGATGCAATCTTGTTATCAATGACACAGGTACGAATCGTGACAAAGTGCGGGAATTAATTCATGAAACAAAGATTTACGCCCCCAACGATAGCCTGAATTTCAATAAACCCTTGGTGGTAGTTGCTGAGAATCCGTCAGAATATGTACGCGCATTGGCTACTGATGTGCACAAGCTAAGCGATTTGATTCAAACAGTGAAACAGGCAAAAGCTACTGTACCCCAAAACACGGCTTCTCGTTCTAAAACTCAATCTCTGGGAATGGATGCTCGTAAAGTCAAAATTCGCGGGAAGGGTGTTTGTCGTGATGAGGCGCCATTGTCGGAGATTGCGTCCATTTTGACAGAACACAATGCTTTGAATGACATTGTTGTTTTGCATGATGGGGACGACGATGACGCTCACTTCTACCACCATTGGAAAATTCTGTCACAATTTTTCAAAACAGCGCCTATAGTCATAATTGTCCCCAAACGTGCCAAAATGATTGACAAGTACGTTGAGTATTTCTCTGGTGCGAAAACAGCGGCCACATTTGGGAATGAAGGTTTGATTGGTTTGGTGGTGGAACATTTCAACAAGATGGATGAGGAGTCCAAAATCATGTTGAAAACCATACTACGTCTACCAATTACAGTGATTATGGTTCTTAAAAACCTTGTAGAATACCACGCTTTCGCCAAACATGTGACCAATAAAGAGTTGCTGGAACGTTTCAAAAAAGTGTACAGCCAACATAGTGCTTTCATTCATTTGATTTCTCATGCATTCTGGTTTGAACTGCTACGCAACAAATTGCAGATTGGACCTTTTACACGAGTTTTTGGCATGCTGAGTTTGGTTAACACATGGGAGATGAGACAGCCCTACAATATGTCTGTTATAGCTGATTATTTCAACAGTGAAGCAGACAAAATCATGCCAATGTTTGAAGAACCTGAATCATGACACAAATCAGAAAGTCATGTTTGATGAGCATGTTTTATCAACATGGAATAAAGATGTTCTGATTTCATGACGAAGAATGGTGTCAGTTTCACGGGGGCAATGTACAGGTCATGATTGTTGAACCTAGCGTGTGTGAAGCAGCTGACCCATTAGATAGAATGACAACACCCCCTTAAACGATAGACGAAAAGAGCTTCATCATGGAAAATCAAGAATGTCCAGTGTGTCACAATCCTGCTTTGTTCACTGTGGACGGTGCTTATAATCGGCCTTGTGGTCTTTGCACCCCAGAGAATGACCACACAACCATCAAAACAACTGATACAACCCCTCATGTCAACACTGCGTTTTTGATACCTCTTGTGTAATTTTGTTCAGTAACAACATTGAGCATGATGTATTCACAAAACATGTATACATTGGGAATGAATTTGACTTCTGGTAAATTACACTCTTCCGTTGTAGAGAGAGGAGCGGGTTAATGTCATTCAAGAAAGTTTTTGCAGGGAATGTATCTGATTATCGTGATGACGAATGGGACATAGAGTATTGGCGTCCCCAAAACACCAAGAACAGGCTAATCCAACTTCCTGATTATTTCGGTGACAGCAATGAATCTGTTTTCATGGATGGAAGCCGAGTTCTGGTTCCAGCAGGATGGGGTTTGGTAATGATGGAAGGAGAGCATTGCACCGGATTCATCACGGAAGAAGGTGGTTATGTTTTCACTACGAATCCTGATGAACGACAGTTGGTTTATGCGGGTGGGATTCTGACACGATGCCTCAAAGAATCATGGGACACATATGGAAGAATGTCCACCCCGGAAACCCCGCAAAAATTGTTCTATTTCAACACCCGAGAACTCCCTTCCATCGAATTTCCAGAAAGTGAGATTTCATGGTATGACAGTGGGCTTGATTCAACATTGAAAGCTGTCATTACAGGTAGTTTTACTGTGAAAATTATGGATGCCATTCGCTTGATTCGCAACACTCTCCATGATTCCAGCCATGAAGAGATTCTAGGAACATTGGAATGGGAAAATAATGTCTTGTCCTACCTGACTCATGATGTTGTTTCCAGCTTGTCCGAAACCATGACACGCTATGGGAGAGATTTGGACCAGAATTTGGTTCATGGTAATGATGGTGGATTGATTTTAGGTCAATATATTCGACAGGTCATGGATGAAAAACACCAGTGGGGGAATGTTTGTGGGTTACGGGTTTTACGACTGGTTTTGGACTCCATGAAGTTTGACAATGAATCGAAAACCCTGATTGACAAGAAACGCACCACAATCCACACCAAACCATCAAGCAAACAAACCACCTCACAGGAAGCACGTAATGACACTCAGAGAGCCGTTGAGGCAGAGAGTTTACAAAACCAAACCCAGAAGAATGAATCTAAGCCCCTCAAAAGCTCTCCTGACCCGTTGGATGACCATTTGTTGGCAGACAGGTTGACACGATTGAAAACCCTGTTGGACCAGAACCTTATTGATGAGACCGATTTTCGTGATACCAAAAGACGATTGTTGGGACTTTGAACACAATTATACAACTGAAGATTTTCAAAACAGCTGGGACAACATTCACATAGTCCCAGCTGTTATTCTATGTAGAGGAAACAGCGAAAACCAACCAATACCTACACATACGACAAACCAAAACAAAAACGACTACCAAAAATTGTTGTCATGTAACATCAACATGTACCACCAAGCAGTAATTCAAAGCCCCCCACAAAATCAGATGAAACTCAATTACTGGTGACAGGTGCAGTATTTTGAAATTCAGAGTCAATTGAAAACCATCAAACTAGGATTAGTAACAGTGACGAATCATTGAAGTTGCTAATTTTGGTTCCTGTCATAGATGGTCGGTTCCAGTTCATAGACAGTATTGCGTCTTACCTGAAGTCCCATTGCATCTGAGAACAACCATTGATTCATACCAAGGCATTTGTTTTTGGGATTTGATGGAAGCTCTCTCAACAATAGAACCTTCAAATCGCCCCCACAGCGTTCCGAACAGCAAGATGACAGCTGTTCTTCCTCATTCAATTGTTCCCATATTTTCTTGTTCTGGCATTCTTGAACAACAAAGATTAACAGTTCAATTAATGTTTTCACAGTTAGGTAAAATATGAATGCTGTTTTCAAGATTGTCAACATATGTATATAGGTGACAAGAGATTCAAAGGATAATATATGGTGAATCATCGTATGTTCAATGGATTAGACGTATTTGGCAAAACAACTCCAATACCAACTATTGTGGAATCATTGAACACAATAATTCGTGGGATGTTGAGAACAACCTATGCATATGCCGACGACCAGCCACAAGCAGTTTTCCTATATATACAATTGACTGATGATTCTACCAGTATGGACAGTTTGTTCCAAATAGATGGCCAATTGTTTGAAGTGGACACTTTGAACGATGCTCCTGGTAGACGTTATTATGATGTGTCCCAAGAACGTCAAAACAAGTTACAACAATTTTACGCTCAAGACGTACAAGAGAAACTGTTACCATTGTTCAAATGTTCAAAATGTATGATTCCATCTGAAATATGGGCAAGTTTTGATGTTGCAAAGAATCGCCTCAACCTTCGTTTGGGGTATCGGTTTGGTAGTATTTTGCCCAGCCCGCACGATGGACTACAACAATGGAAACAAGAGTTGGAAAATCCGCTTCCAGCACCTTGGAACCAAAAATATGTTTAACACGAATCGTTAAATCAACAACTACAAGAATTGTTCTCATACACACATTTGGTTCATATTTCTGAGTCCGTTTCCATGTGTTGTTGGTGTTTGATGTTGCAAGAGTGAAGACGCATAATTTGGCTACAAGCATGAACCAATAAGAGAGAAGTTGTTCAATACATGAGAGTTAAGCCATTTGGTTAATTAACACAAATTGAAGATAATGCCTTAACCTGATTGTATACAGTGAAGCAAGAAAACCTGAGCTGTTAATATTGGTATCACAAACACAATATTATTTGCACACGTCTTAACTGTTCCTGGATTGTTTACTTATATTGGCCACGTTACTACTCAAATTTGAATTCAATGTTTCTTGGTCATCTACTAGTTCCATATCTCAAGAACCGGGAATTGTCAGTACATCTTCCATCATGATTTCAATACCTTGTGGGTCTTGCATGAGATTTGAAGAAACATTATGTAAACAGGAAACATTATCTGTCGCAAAAGATGACATGTGCAACAACTCAATTCCCTGCAAACCCGACACATTCGTCAGTTGAGTTGTCTTCCCTATCGTATCCCATGTGTTCATTGAAACAAGCTGATGGTCGTCTGGATTGCCCATGAACAATACTGAAGGTAATGACAATGTCGGAACTAAGCCTAAACGACTGTAAAAATGACGATTCAATGCTAAATTACCAACACGTAAATGCACATGCCCTAGTTCAATCGTTTGCATATCCCAAGAATCATTCATACTGGAATCAAAATTACTGTGTATCCAATCAGCTATATTGATTTTTCGTGGCATTGGTGCAATCTGTCCTCTTCGACGGGGCCACTGTTCTGGGGGTCGTTCAACATAGAGTTCCAAACAATTACCTTCAACATCATCAATGTAAAAACTAACAGCATATCCATGGTCAGCAGATGTTTTGTACAACTCAGGATGTAAAGACAGTATTCGTCCCAAGTTAGCTGCTAGTGCCTCATTGGTTGGAAACTTCAATCCCATGTGAAACAGCTTGGCTTGTTGAGGAGCTGGTTTGGACCACAATGGTTTGTGCAACAACTTCAGAATCTCATTTTGTCGCCCCATGGTCACTTCATCATCACATACCCGAAACACTTGAAACCCTAGAACTTGTGCATAGAATTCACGCATTCGCTCCAAATCACAGCAAGCCAATGTGACATTCTTGAGACCAATACAACAACCAGAAGATGTATTGGAAGACGGCGGTGCGGGTCTATCAAATCCTTGTTGTTGAACTTTTGATGACCCCAGACTCAAATATGCTATCAATTCTTCATTTACAGGAGCCGAAACTGCTTGCACCAAATTCTCCGATGATTAAAACAAACTGGTTTATTGTGATTCATTCAATCACTACGAATATCCCTACCAGTTCAAATAAATAACACCCATGGTCTCCTACAACCATGAGTGTTATCTATGGACGATGTTGTCAATTTCAATGCGGGGGAAAAGTAGCATTTACCATAATGTTGGTGGCTACCGCGACCAGAGCCAGTGAGCCAAGCGAGAACAACGCTGCCCGTTTAGCCCGAACGTCGTTTCTCTCCTCTAGCAGAGCTGACCGCTGCGCTGCATGATAGGCAACTGGGAGAAACACTACAATGGAGAAAACCCAAAGGATAAAGAACATGTATTCCCTTTCATCCTGAATAGTGTCAGCATATCACGGTTTTTAGGTAAGTGTCAATTCTGTTTCATGTGTTTGTTGGCAAAATGCCAGGGGCCAGAGAGCGTAAAACTCTCTGGCCCCTGAGTTGGGTCTAGTTAGGACTGGGACGGGACCGCGAAGGTTCCCCAGTCCGTGACACCAATAATCTGTCCTTTTTCGTTTCGGACAGCCGTCCCAGGGAAAAGAATGTCGTCAGTGCGACCTTCCTCCCGAAGCTTGTCCGCTGTCACACGACTGACAACCCGAAAAACCCCTTCTTCAGGGTCGGGGACGCCAACAACGTCCCCATACTCGATATGAGTCACAGTTCCCCCAATAGGAGGGAAGCTCAAACGCTTTTCCTCAACTCTCGCGACCTCGGAGGTTGCGATTTTATAGAGGACCTCATTGGTGTCACCATCCAGCATCGAAACAGCATGTGGCGTATGATTCGTCAGTTTAAAACCATCAATCTCAACAACCTGAGGAATCTCCTCTTCCTTCTTCACATCATTGTTGTTGTTCACGTTGTCAGTCATCTTTTTCCCTTTCGGTTTGGTTTGTTTTCGATGTATCCATACTAACACCCTTTTGGAAGCGTGTCAACTCCAGTTGAGGAATCAGTATGGATTTTTTAAAAATTGTTTTGACTCAGAGGACCGTCGCACTTACGCGCACGGTTTCCCCGCCCTCAACGGCAACATAGGTCTCATTTTTGGCTTCATCCGCCAAGAGATAGGCGTCTCCCTCCGCGTTGACCACAAGCCAACACGATTCATCACCATACATGGGCTCCCCCCAAGGAGCCTGAATCTCAATGGAAGACCCAAATGGGTTCTGGACGGCCCAGATTTCACCCTTCGCTTGGAATGTTTGCCATTCTCCTTCTGAGGAATTATCCTCCAGAAGCGCATATTTGCTACGGAAGGTTTTCCCGGGGACCACATATAGTTCTCCGCCTGGATTGCTGATGAGCATTTCGTCGTTACCCGCCTCCTTGCGGGTTTCGAGACGCCCATCAATCATGGTTTCAATTACCTCACCCGGAATCGCCGGGCGAGCCAGAACCGTCACGTTTTTCTTATACTTTCGTGCAAGGTGCTCCCCGGAGGGGTCCATCTTGTGTGCAACTTTCAGAGGGGCAGTGTCGTTGTTCGTCATGCTTCTAGCATAGAGCACACTTTGATTCGTTGTCAACTCCATCTAAAACTGTCAGCCAGCTCACATGCCACTGACACAGAGCCGTCACGTTCATGTCCCCTGGAAACCCCCATACTCGAAAATCCTGCCCCCTATCAGCCAGTTCTGACAGATTCATAGCTACAGGACCATAAAGTTCCGCGTTCAATTGCCATACCTGAAGCGAAAACGGAATGCATGCTTCTGGTGGTAATGACGCACGTGTTATCAGATTGACATATGGAAGCAGGTAAGGCATTCGTATGATGGTCCCTGAAAACGGTTCTCTCACGGTCAACCCGGCATGTTTCCCACCTAATATGAAATCGCGGAAATCCACAATGTCGTCATATCCTGATTCAACCATGGCCAAATATTGTTTCACGACAATATTATGAGTTTCGAGAAGAGTTGTGACGTATTTAGCTGTTCCCCCAGTTGCTACATCATCATCGAATACTGTATAGGTACCTGATGGAATCTTAGCCACTTGTTGAAGTATTGAGGATTCACCCAATGCTGCAATTCGTCCACAAGGTTGCCATTGTCCATCATGTGTGTTGAAGATGCGTGTTTGTCTAATATTGAAATCACCTGGAACGAAAGCATCCAATGAAATAGTTTCGTCGTCCCCTGGTATACACGGAGCACTCAATGATGTACAATCCACCGAACATTTAGCCGCATCACCAAGCCATGTTTCCACTTTCATCACATGAGAACATGTTGGTTGCACCTCACAATCCGAAAAAGCTTCCATAGAATCATCCCGAAGAAACATTGAATCTACTGGCGATGATTGTGTGGTATCATATTCGGTCATCAAAACAGGATTGTCACGGATGAAAGACGAAGACAGTTTTATTGTGTCCTCATCTGTGACAAGAATTCTGTCATGTTTCAAAATGTTGATTGTCTCGTTGTGCTGTGAAGAGTGTCCCCCTCTCAACACGCACACTCCATAGCCATGTTCCAGAAAAGCATTCGCAAACATGTAGTTGTCGCTACCATAGACATACCACAATTTGATGTTACGATGTGGAAACATGCTGGTAAGGTGACTATTGAACCAATCATAAATGTGAGTGAAATTCATACGTCCACTGGCCCACAAGGATGGCTGTGTGTTCACTCGCAACCAATCACTTCCTGCAAGAATTCGTTGAGCTTCACTTACACGACGAACCGCTGGCCATTCATGTATTTTCTTCACAGCCATGTAAGCATCTGAATCCGGTGAAAAATAGCCAGCAACAACAGGTACACCAGTTGCTTCCTGTACTGCTATCCGTGCTCGTTCCATGGCTTCAATGTGTCCAGCATGCAACGGAGCGTATCCACCTGTAGAAATCAGAACGTTGATGTCATTGTGCGGGGATTGTGCAATAGGCCCCAAATCAGCGACCAAAGGCATGTCAAAAGAAACAGGCGAAGTGACTGGTGCCAAATCCAACCACCCCGCCTGTATGAGAAGTTCCTGGTCATAATCAACAAGTTCAGCGTATTTGGCATAAAATCTGTCTACATTTGTTGATGGAACTTTTCGTGAATCCATATTCGACATTTCAAGCAACTCGTTGGAACATGATGTCTGTACGAATAATGATTTTCTCTCCTGACCCTTTCACTTCTTGTCCGTCATGCAATATTCTATGGTCGAAAACAATAGCATCCCCCAACTCAACTGAAGGAACAGCAAACACTTCATCCAAATTTGCAAAACGAGGTTGGTCACTCAAGTCACGGTTTTTCACTGGAATGGCTTTTTGCGGGTCATTTAGGAAACGTGTCCCTCCACCAGTAACATCATGCTTGGAAACATAAATCACCAGACTTTGTTGTGTCATCAAACCACCAACATCAGTATTGGTCTCTACATAAGGGAAATCATAGTGAATGTAGAGTTTGTTGCCATCTGTGTATTTGATGAATCTCCACAAAGGTGATACCCCAACCGGAATCCATGTCTGTCCTTCATCCCCATCAATGTCACAAGGATGAACAATGGTACGTGATGGAATATGATGACCTATACGTTTCCATATTTTGTCAGCATATTCTTGGTTGTGAAGAGAAATCCTCCAAGAACCAATAGGGTCACCAGGTTGATAGTCCCCTTTGATTCCAGAGTATCCCACAGGTATCCAATCCATACTTGACAGCTGTTTCTGCAACTGTGTCAATTCATTGAGTGAAAGAATTTTGTCAATGTACAAAGCGGTTGGACTCACCTCATCCAACCCGCGAACCGTGGATTCATGGTCTTGGTCGAAATCAATAAGAAATTCTTTCAGATTGACAAATTTGTTCATGTCAGTAGTACCTTTCATTCTGCCATCCTCCTGGACAGTGTGATTTTTCCACTTCCAAGAAAACCGATGGGTATTGATGCAAATATTTGTGTTTGTTATATTTGTGCATACGTTCAATTCTGGTCACAATTTGGTTGTACAGCTCGTTTTTGGACAAATCAGTACTGGAATAGCCCATTTGATTCAGCATGAACAATTCCAGCGCATCATAAGTGAATCCGAACAATTCCTCATCTGACCGTCCATCAAACATGTCACCTGTAGGCACACGTGTAACCAAATGTTCTGGCACACCCAAAAACCTAGCCATTGTCAACACTTCGCTCTTGAACAGGTCACTAATGATTTGTACATCAGTCATTCCATCAGCTGCTTTACCTACATATCCGATATAGCCACCTTCGGAAAGATTCGTGGTACCGAAAACTGCTGCTGGATTCCCTTCATCTGTTATCATGCTGCAAGCCCCGTACAACATAGGAGTACGCAAATATGAAGTCAACTGTCCAACAGCCCAAGGAGACATGATATGTGCCCCTTGAGACAACGAATCAACAGCAACCTTTCGTAAATCCCCCAAACACGGCAGAGACAAAAACTCCACTCCAAAATGTTCACACAGTTCTGAAGCTGCATTGTGTGAATCACTTTGTTTCGTGCTTCCAATGTTGTCCACGTCAGTCACAGAAACCCCAACAAGTTTCTCAATTGGCGACTCTGGCGTGTTTCGAACATGATTCAACAAAGCCAATGTTGCACTACTGTCTATACCACCACTGACCCCAACAATTGCTCCACTAAGATTCCACTCCTTCATGTATCGCACGATTTGAGTGGTTTTCTGTTTTGTATGTTCTACAGGGTTGAATTGACGGGCGTTTCGAGCTTCTATCAATGCTGTTTCAAGGATTGAATCCAAAAACAGTATGTTCTCACTGTACAGTTTCACGTAACCATGTCTCCTTGTTCCGATGTTGTTTAAATAGTTTCTATTGAGTTACAACTTCAACGCAATGCAATGTTTCTATGGTTTGTATCGTATATTTTTGTATTGATGGACAGCTGTGACATGAAGAACAATCTGATGTAGGTAACAAACACTGAAACCAAGACATGAAATGTGTTGTGTTGATTGATGAATTAATTGTTGAAACGTGCAGTAGCGGTCAATGCAAACACTGCCGTCAACTCATTCCGGGATACTATTTTTGGGGGATTGGATGTTTTCAACCCACTGACGTAAGCTGCTCGTTCCCAAGCTTCATGCCCATCAAAATCGTTGGCATGGCCTTTCATGTCATAACGAACCACATTGTTCTTTTGAATCTCATAAATATGCAATAATGGATACATTCCGGGAAGTATCAAAGACAATCGATGTCCACCGTCAGAAGCGTCCAAATTTGCTGTTTCAATACTGAGAACACAACTACCATCAGTGTTGACTCTTGAACGTTCCACGAAAGCGTACCAGTTGTTGTTGTCTCCAGCTATGATTTTTGATAGTCCAGACATTCGTTTGGTCATGACATTTTTGAAAACAGTTGTGGAAGCTGGTTCGTGATTGTTGGAACAGTCTTCGTCGTCCCCTGTTATCAGCTCAATGTCATACACGGCTTGTGATGTGAATTGCTCAAAAAACCTCCCCATCACCCACAACATCCCGGTAGAGGTCAAACCAACATCATTAGACACTTCTGAAGGACCAATATTGAGCACAATCTGTCCATCATCCACTGTCAGTTTCAAAGTTCCCTGTTCCGACGGCCAATGACCCAAATTCCTGCGCCTGAAGAAATCCGCAACATCTCGGTCACTGTATTCACCTGGTGCAGCATTCGCCAGCGCCACCAGCTCATCCTTCTTCACAATGTCCCCTTGATTCAAACATGACCAATTCAATCAGTGGGCATTTTACCAATGTTGCTCAATACGATAGAAAACATAAAAATCGCTCATAACCCGATGGAAACATATATTATTGCGGAAATGTGTTGATGTTTCCCTATAGAACAAATTATGCACAGACAAAGCAAAAGAAAGGTTGACAGATTGTGACTGTTCCAGTTTTTGGAGTCATGTTTGGACACGGGTTTTCAGTCGGGTCTTATTTTATGTCATGTGTTGAAACGGCAGCCAGAAAATTGGGTGCTGTCAAAGACCGAGATTTTCCGAAAATAGTTTTATTGTCCATAGTGACAGATTGCATGGCACACAATGGTTCCATAGTAGACCAGAACAAATTCATGGTGGAGGCAGAAACAGCAAGTCGTGTGTTTGAAGCTGCTGGTGTGACAGATGTGATTAATCTTTGTGTTTCATTGAATACATACACACAACAAATGATGAATCACTCAAATTGGCAGTTTCACAAATTGGATGCTGAATTTCCAGAAACCGATTTTGTGTTCATGTCCAAAGTAGCATATGAATCCAAGGCATTTGATTCACTTCGCACAAACAACCGATTGGTGGCAGAAAAACTCATTGATGCTGCACAATACAATGATTATTCCACGATGAATGCTGAATTTAACAAACTATTACAACCATTCACATTTTCACATGGGTCGATACTTTTGGGTTGTACTGACCTTTCTGTGCACTTGAATTGGTTCCAGAACACTTTTCACAATGAGTTCTTTGACCCTGTTGCAGACATGGCATGGAAAGTCGCTCAAATGAATGCTGAATCTTGAAAAATGACTCACATCTTAAAACGTTCCAATAATACAACATACTTGTGGATTCAATTGTTGCATGGTTTATGGTTCCTATATGGTTCTTAAACATCATATACTTGCAGAATCACTTCATTGTAAAACCACAATCAGCCAACAGGTGAGACAAAACAACTGTTAACACATGTAATACGAATTGTTTAAGAACATATTTTACTGTACTCTAAATGTCAAACTATTATTTCCAAGCATGCAAACAACAGGAGACTCGACTCATTTTAATATTGAATCAAACGTTGCAGGACAGAGTCACATCCTTTTGCATAGTGAACTGTACTGGACTGCCTCGGCCCATCCATATAATACAACTCTTTCAGTTGTGACAAATACGCCTCTTTGGCAATATGATGCAACACCTCTCGAACCGTGGATTCATGAGTTTCCAATAACTCAGACAACAAAGTTAACAATTGTTCCTTGATGTCACTGTTTGGATTGTCCGGAAGGCTTTCAATGAGCTGTTTCATAGTCTCAATGGTATTGTGCATATGGTTTTCGCTCATTTAAAATCTCCAAAATAACATGAATTAATGGACCTAAAATATAGGTTGTGACATGACCTGAAAATAACTAAACTTGTATTTATCCCCATACGCAAAACGCAATTAATTGGAACTAAGACGGTTCACAAAAACATAAAGAACTCAATTACTGACAATACAATGACTATGGATGTGTGTTGGAACTGATGGCAGTCACCCACTCCAACAAAAAGGGTTCTACTGAGGTAGCTCCAGTTGCTTCGGACTCGGCTATAGCTCTGTCCAAATATTGAATGGCCTTGTGCGCCAGATTTCTGATGGGTTCGGTTTTTTCAAGAGGTACCCGCATCAGGGAACGACTCAACGTCACCCTCGCTTGTTTCAACTCGTCTTTCTTAATCAGAACTTTTACCATGACACCATCATACATCAAATAGAAGATTTTATCATTCTGATGCAACTCTAAAATGATACTTGATGTCATTTCTACTCGCTGAGACACAACTGATACACTGTCAACATGCACAACGAATCATTCGATGCCAGAAAATGGGTGGCACAACAACGAATGAAAGCCACCGTTCACTTCGTTATCGCTGGAGCTGTACTGGTTGCATGGATAATACACATAATTCCAATATTGACCTGGTAGCGCAAAACACCAATCCTGGTTTGACCACATTTGTTGCTATCATCCCAAGTATTGTTATTGTAATCAAATTGTATCGTGCTGCCAAACAAATTATTACAGGAGGACCCCACTAAATGTTGTATTAATTGTTTAGGCCATTGATACAGAACAGCGGTTGTGGTTTTGTTATTGGGTTCATGGTCAAATTTGGATTGAAACTTATATAAAACTGAATACAAACCAATGAATACTAAAGACGAATGAGGATAACGCCCAACAAATGAACGCTACCCTCATTCAAACCAGTCTTAACAATTCGTTGAATGTCAGTGTGCCAAATCACACAATCTGACCATAATCGTCCAACGTTTTGATGTTATATGTATTGTTTACATGTGTTGTGGTATCAGCTGAATCTGGAAACCCCATGCAATCTTTATCCAACTCAATAGCAAACTCGCCGTCTTCATCATGTTCAACTAGCTCTTCGTCGTCCCAGTCTTCATCTGAATCATCTGGGTTATCATCCCATATGATGTCTTTTCTGTCATGAGTAAAATCACCCGGAATGTCTGACAATACTTCGTACCTGGAAACACGGCATTTCTGGTAATCCTGGTCACTAGGAACACTCACCACATCACGTGGATTCACACTAACACTGACCAATGCCCCATCCGCAAAATCTTTGGCATACTCGAAACTACCAACATGCAAACCTTGTGCACAACCGTATTCTCTACTAGTCTCCACATAAGACCTAGGAATTTCCACAACATTCCCCGGGCTGTTGTTCAAGTGCGCATTAGCGAATTTCTCCCCCTGCACAACACCCGGTCCTGCATGAATAGAAGTATAATCATGACGTAGACCTTTGAACGCAATAAAATCCCCATTTTCCCGAAGAGTCAACCCTGTACGTTGTATAAAACTGTACAAGTGTTGAATCGATTCAGTAGAAGGGTTCTGGTACAACTTTTCTAGGAAGTTGACAATAGCGCGCCATGAAGGTTTGGAGCACGTATCATCGTCCCCATCATGTTTATCAACCGCCCCACTAATGTTCTCTTGTTTTAGCGCATTCAACAGCCACGCAGCAATAGAACTATCAATTGGGTCATTGTCAAAATAAATTGTTGACCCATCACTTGAAACGCGTTCTGATAGTTTTGTCAAACGGTTCGATACCGTGGTTACTATACTAATTAATTCTCGTAGTTGTTCTTCCGGATTGTTGTCCCCATCATGAGGGAGAAGCGGCATGGTCTCAAGGAACAAGCTAATTTCATCGAACCTAGGGTGTGTTGATGGCACACTGAAGGTTTCCCCATCAGAAAACATCCCACTAATGCTGCTTTTGCTGTTTTTCTTCTCCACACTGGACCAGAAAATGCCCATAATTTGCCCCTTTCTACATGAGTTTACAAATTAGTTTCATCCTATCACAGGTAAGACAAGGCATCAATCCCAAACACATGACAACGAACCCTCATGACCTGTAAATTCGAGTTCAACCATGCAACATTTATAGACAGAGATTGAAGCAGTCCTGTCAACAACTAACTTGGTTACATCTGGATTGGTTGGACTCGTGGACACATGTGAGCAAAGCTCATGCCCGAAACTTGTATGTGGCCCCATGTATGCTATTATGGAGTCATGAAAAAGCGGTTCGAAGTCAAACAGGCGGTCGCGTTTGACATTGCTGAGAAGTTGGTAACTTCTGCGGCGCTTACCGCTCATTTTAAACAGGACCGTCAAGTTCGGGCGCACCATTGCCGGAAGTCGCCCGTGTATGCGGCTTATCTGGTGGATACAGGACACCCCTCTGGTATGGAGGTTCATGTTGTCCTCCACAATGCCGAGGTGCACATTTTTAATGTACGCACTGCTAAACGTATTACCGTACTGTTTGCTCGTCCTGGGCAGATTAAGCGGTATGGGATTGATAATACTGCTATCCTTAACCGTGCACACGGAAACTGTGAGCGGGGACTTAACAAGATTTGATTGGACTTCAATGGCGAAGTTGAATCAACACTGATGCTTGCGTACCCAGACGTGTTTTGAGCTTGATTTTCTTGCTTCCTGATGCATGTATCACAAACAAGCATTTCGCATAAATCATCTTGAAAACATAAAAATACCCTTTGAATAAGCTAGGTAGAATCTAACCTATTCTAGGGGCGTTACAGGGTGCGATTTGACTGTTACTCAATCAGCTCAAATTGACTTAAAATCGTGCTATATCTTTGCCATCCATTAATTACAGTATTGCTTCTTTTAATTGACACGAAACACAGGGTCAATTTCAGGGAATGGTCGATTGTCCTTATTAACTGGAACAGGCGAAACCTGAGCCAGCCAGAAACGTTCCTGTTGTAGCTCTGCTGAATAACCACTTGCCTCAAGACTGGGATTTGGTTCAGAAGCAGCAAGATACCCTTCTTCAGGCGTCAACCCCCAACCATAATAAATGGCATGTGAATCAGGTACTAGTTCCATACACTGAAAAGCAGGGTTCCTCTCATCAGAAAACCGCCATTCCAATCCCTGAAACTCCCACAAAAACGGGGCACGTGTTAATCTGCTCACTAGTTCTGGGATAATCTCAACAAAATGAGTGTTGCCATTGTCTGGCAGTGTGGTTGAGCTGGCATACAATGCATTTGTTGGCGTGATATGGTCTGTAGAATCGGGAGAACCAATCCGCAAATCTGCATGACCATATTCCTCACGGTAACAGAATGGATACCCTTCCAGCAGTCCGCTAGCTTGAAACAGTCCAAATCCACCTGCTGATGCTACAATGAGACCTGGTACTTTTTCACGCAAAAAATCCCAATCCTCGATTTTTTGCGCGTATGGGTCAAATGGAATTTGATGGTCGCCGCTGAGCCATGACTCCCAAACGTTAAAATCTAACATATTCGCCACCTATTTAATGGAATAGCTATATTATAACGTTCATCATAGTTCTTGATTCATCACCACCACGCACACAGAATCGACTCTATAGGGCCATGGAGCCAATCCATTGTTTGTAGGCACTATTACAAAAACTCAATACCCCTGAATATAATTACAAGATATTCAGTCACACAAATCCTGGTAGTACTTTGACAACCATACAAGAGCGTTGGTCACTCTCTTCGAACCCTCCAGTTCGCCCAACGATGACCCATGACGAATCACGTCCTTTTTCCACTGCTCGTAATCTGAGTCTACATCATCACTGATATAGGGATATGGCCAAGTATCAGGCCCACAATCATAGGTTCCCGTCTTGCCAAACCACACCATGGCATGACCCAGCGATTGAATTGGGTTGTGCCCATGAGCATCTTTCAGCTCACGAATCACCTCAGACTCTTTCCACAATTTCACCAATTCCTTAATGGCGAAACGTACATTGGACACATGAGCCTCAACTCTTTCTCGATAAACTGAGAAAGACATCCCGGGAAGAGTTCCAGGCACCTCACCTGCATTAATCAACCAAGAAACCCACTTAGGTTCCTTGACATTGATTGTAGCAAAGTGATGTCTCAGTGACATCCCAATGTTAGGAATCAAGGTAGAGTCAGCTCCAGACGTAATAGCCCATCGAGACCACCCCTGAGTCATCATTTCCTTGTCATGTGCAGATTCCATTACTTGAAGAACGTTGCTCATTACTTTCCAATCCTTGACGTTTTGGTATATGTAAATTTATAGTACATCTACATTAATCCCACAAGCCATCATAGTATTTGGACAACCACAGAAAAGCCTGCACGACTTGTTTCTGATTCTCTAGTGACGCGATTGCTCTCCCATGACGCACCACATCCTGACGCCATTTTTGGTAATTGCTCTCACCGTCAGCGTCTTTAGCATACTTATATGGTGCACCGGCTGGTCCAGAACCAGAAGTGCCAGTTTCCCCAAACCACACCATAGCATGACCTAGTGATTGAATCGGGTTGTGTCCATGAGCATCTTTCAGCTCACGAATCACTTCAGGTGACTGTTTCCACAGCTTTGCCAGCTCCCAGAAGGCGCTTGCAACGCGACATCGATGGGACTCTACCTTCCTCTGATAGACTGGGAATGGGTAATTCGTATGCCATTCTGGGATATTTCCAGCACGAATCAGCGAAAGAACCCACTTAGGTTCCTTGACATTGATTGTAGCAAAGTGATGTCTCAGTGACATCCCAATGTTAGGAATCAAACTGGAATCTGCCCCCAATGCTGCAATGGCCCATCTAGACCACCCCTGAGCCAGCATTTCCGCGTCGTGTGCCAATTCCATCTCTCCTGGTATGTGCTGCATGTTGTCCTCTCAGTTATTCGTCCTATTTCATATAGAATAGCAGAAAATACAAGAATTAACAACATCCTAGGAGTAATACCATTGCTGAACAGTTTCAATATACAATAGTTACGCTTTCGATATCATCTACTAATACTAACCTATGGGTGTTGTCAACAAATGTTTTCATAGTCAGTCTGCACCACACAATGAACAAGACTTACACAATTATACTTACCGCACGATAACGTGTACGCCCCAATAAGTCATGAATCCAGTACGAATCCAAAACTTCATCAGGGAATTCTGTTGCCAGCTCTGTTTTTGGAAGGATAATCCCCATTCTCTGGTCATTACGAATCTCATGTTTTGAAACCTGCCGTTCCCGCATGATTTCCTGTTGTGATAGCTTGTTGGCGATTTCCATGGCTTCTGCATAACTCATAACACCAAGTTCATGCAGGGGTTCCACAACAGTAATACGCCCATTCTCAATGCTGTACTTTTCAACAACCCACATATGTCTTGCATCCTTTCAACAGGACAGAACTCTAGCTGTGTACAGGTGAATATAACAATGAGGTCAGAAACTAAAGCTGACGCTTTTGCGCTCACGGTACAAAAACATGAACCACACAGTAACCTCCCTTTCTGCATATTGATTCAAAGTCCTTGGGCTCTCAACCAAGAAATACAATAAATGGTTTAATCATGAAACAAGAAAAACGCCCATCAAGTGTTCAAATGACTTGATGGGCGTTTCATCGTAAATAAGTTACGACCATTCATTAATTATTGATTCCCGCAAATCGTCAATATTAAGCTTACAATGTTCTGGTAAAGAAACATACACTCCGTCTAGCATGGCCCACTCTGGCAAAAGTGTTGTTACTATCTCCACTAACTGATTGGTAGCTTTTTCCAGCTCAGAATCACTGATACCAGTTCCCCCATATTGGCAATACATGTTTAGAACAAAGTCTTTCCATGACTCTTCTCTAAACAGCAACTGACATAAATTAATACGAGACATGATAACACCTAAAATAATATGCAATAATTTAATTGAATACAAGAATATTGTCGTTAGTCCGGTTTTTGGAGCGCTAATTATTAACAGTGGCAAACTGTCCACCAGAATCGCACTGGTATGCATCTTTTGTAATCGGGTAATGCCATCCCCGTCCAAATCGGACTAACGAGTACCCTTATCTGGAATCGAACCAGAATGCATGGCTCCATCAAGATACACGAAAGGGAAAAATTTTTGATGGAGAAAACATGGCTCTACCATTGAGCTATAAGGGTTTGTAGAACCACCTAGACTTAGTGGTTTAGATGATAGGCTTTTGCTGGATTATGGTTTCCCAGCGTGTCCGCAACCTCCCGGCTGCACCTATCGCGTCCGGTGACTATTGGCCACCAATCATTACGCTGAACACTACTCTGCTCATTTCGATTCGGACAAGGGCCGCTAAACCCCTATCCTGCACTACTCTGATACAAAACCCGTTTCACCTTGCGGGCGAAACAGACCCTTGCTTCACATTGCGTGGCAAGGTTTAGGACGCTTTCGCATTCAGCGAGGAAAGTCTTGTGCATGTTTTATCATAGAGGTTGAAAGGAATGTGCTTTCCTGGAGGCCACACACTCTTTTGGAGTGCACGATACCTCACATTCCCATACACTTTGGTGCCACCCATCGTGTATCATAAAACACCCGAAAATGTCTTTCCGGCTGTTTGTCAATGGTTGCCGCCCTTAACTGGCATGTTTCAGACTATGCAACCTTCCTGAAACAAGATGTGGCTCGTTTTGTATAGTCACAGCCTATACTCATCAGTATAGGTGCTTCTAGCCGCTCAGCATTTGCCATTGCGGCCAACTATACCCCTCACCACACCCCAAGCCGCGGATTTTCCCGACCTGATGGCTTCAGGATTGCTTGAATTGCCAAAACCGAAGTTCTGGTGGCAGGGTTTCAACCACCCCCACCTTTCACCCCCTCACGGAGGCTTATGCGTCAAGCCGCTTTGTGCCTGTCACGGGATTCGAACCCGTAATCCTTGGAACCTAAATTAGTTAGGCGCGTATACCAATTCCGCCAGACAAGTATTTGGATAGATTGAACTATCTCTACTTGCCACAGGACTCGAACCTGTATTCCTTGGGACCTGAAGGTGGTTCAGGCGCGTATACCAATTCCGCCTGACAGGCATATATTTTTGATAGATTGAACTATCTCGTACCTCAGATGGGAGTCGAACCCACACCCCTTATCGGGACCTGATTTTGAGTCAGGCGCGTCTGCCATTCCGCCACTGAGGCCTAAGATAAGCTAAGCTAAGTAAACTAAGTAAGATAAAATAATTAAAACTAATATAATTATTAACTAAGCAATTTGCAGTACTGTCCACCAGCCTCCCTTGTACTGCCATTCTTGCGCCTTTAAGTTGTTTATCCCAACACCTCCTGACAAACAACAGCAACAAGAACAATAAATAAGTCTAATTCTTGTATTCCGCATGAGCGGCAGTCCGTTTCCAGATTCCCTCTAACAGTATCATGTTTCACAACATTAAACTGTTTTTGGTTCACCTTATGTGAAACCAACTCCCAGATTTCCCTTTCACCGGTATGTTCTGGTCAACACAGGGTCTGCTTCCCCAGCATGCCTAGCTGGACCTCTCTACTAACCACTACTAGCAGCTAGCTCTATATTGTGTTTTTTCCATTTTAGCACATTTGCCTCAGTTGTGTCAACTTGGCTCATGTCTAAAATTTCTTTTTACTGGTTCTGTCCAAGCAACCAGTTTTTTGTTGTTTCACCATCTTAACACATCGGTTTTGGTATGTCAACCTCAACCCTATGTAGTTGGTGTTGTAACAACTCTATCATATCTTCCAAGAAGTTTCAACTCTTGTTGTGTGCCTCGTAGTCACTCTGGACTAGTCATCGTACACACAGAGTTATTAACTCCGTCTCGGACCTATCTTGAGTTGTTTGTTCAATACATCTATTCTGCCTGATAGATGTTTGGTTGTCAAGTCGAAACCACAAGTTTTTTGATTTTTCTTAACTGGGGGGGTCTGACTATAGAAGAATATGACAGATACCTAGAAACTGTCAGCACTGGAATCCAATTGGTTGAGCTTTTAACCAATTGTGTTTAACATATGTAGACACTTTTGATTTTGGCAATCAATAGAAAAGTGGCGCGGAGTTTTTACTCCGCGCCACTGATTGAGGGCGAGGCATCATCATCCGCTCAATCGTCTTCATCTGGAAGCGCCGATTTTTCAACGGCCTCCCAGAAGCCTTCCTCAGGAGTAATGATGTGAATTTTACCATTTTCCCAATAACTTACCAAGTTGGCAAGTAGGGGAATGTCCCACTTGCTATCTGTACCATCGGCTTCCTTCATGAGCAAATCAAGATAGTTGATTACATCCTGAATCGTCGTAAAAGTTCGTGACATGATAACTCCCTTTCATGTTTTTGCTATTTCCATCATAACAGGAGAACACAGTACTGTCAACTCTCATACGTATCTCTCATAATAGAGGTATTGATTACATAATCGCCACATATGGTTGACATAGTCCTATCAGAACATTTGAGCACAACCATATTTTATGCAGTCTTCGCCGTCCCCTATTACAGGCTAGGAACGCCTTCCTCAACCATGACCCCAACAATCCACTCCACAGTTGTATACACAAGTGTTTATATGCTATCAGTTGGCATCAACCAAACTCTTTAAACAGGGTAGCGCAGCAACAAACACCTAAAAACCAAAGATTCTCTATATTGGAACAAAATCTGCTTGGAAACAAAACTAGTTATTTCAACACATGAAAACATTCATCATTCAGAAACGCCCCTCCTACCCTCCAGTAACAAAAGAAGGTCCCAAGACACCAATCTCAGGACCTTCCACACGAACAATATTGGACACACCAAACACATGCCAACACAACATTCGCAATTTGGGAGCAACTTATACGTAAATTCTCATGTTAGTAAAACACACCAAGCCATATTCTAGACAATTCAAATATTGGCTACTTCCTCAACGAACTTTTTGAACGTGTTTTTGGACATAGCGCCTGAACGCTCCCCAAGAACTGTTCCACCGTCATCAACTATTCGAACAGTAGGAACAGACAGAATTCCAGGTGTAGGGGTTTTGTCCACATCCACATCCTCCAAAGTGATGTTCACTCCTTCAGACCGTAATTCTTCAACTACTTTATGAACAATTGGGGCGAACTTTTTACAGGGAGCACACCACTCAGCGCTGTATTTCACAACTTTGACCATAACATCATCCTTTCATCAACGACAAATCTCCCAACCAAACATGAACCAATGAGACCATCTGTCAACTTCCACAAGAACAATCTGAGTAGCTGCCACAAATTGAGGACTTCTGTTTGGTGTCATATCTGGTTTCTTCACCAGTGTAACCAATTAGCACAGGCAGAGAGACTGTTGAGTTGGCTTCAAGCACAAGCATTTTGAGGTTCACAAAACACCTGAACATTATGTTGATAGCATTTTGACAACAAGGTAGCTATTTGTATGCATTCTGTTGAAAATGATGTTTTGCCATTTCAGTGCTGATTGTGGGCTGTTGAATCAGAAGTGTCAAAAATTGGATGCATATGTTCAATAAGGAACAAATCAAGACCAATCCAAATATTGACTCATGACTCATAAAACCAAGAGACGTGTCCAATTCGCCAATATTCATACAATCATATGGACGTTTAACAACCATGACCTTTTGTCGTAACTACCAAAATCGTCGTCCCCCTGTTGGGCTTCATGAACTGGTCAGGTCAATACAAGCATTTCTCATTTCATAACAACTATGTTTGTATGTTGTTACGAAAATGTTCTCAAAACGCAAAAAGGAAACAAGCAGCTACAAACAAGGACTGGGAACTCATTCCGGTACTGTGGATGATGTTGTAATACTTGTACCTATCCCTTTTAAAGTAGCTAGAACTTGGCACATGAAACTAGGACATCAGCCCCAACTCAGTGACGACTTTCCAATTGACTGACTTGATAAAATTGATTGATGAGAGCCCCCTCACACCCCATAAATCCTTATTTGGTCCGACCCAGCGCAATGACAATAAACCAATCAAGAACATATTAATCAAGTTCTTGGCATCATTGGTATTGTAACATGGTACCTCTGCACGAAACCATTGTCGTCCAAAAACAGTCTTGACATACAAATTACAGGAATCCAAGACAGGTTTCAAATCCAACAATTCCCAATGGAGCGTTGGGAGGATGTTATGGAATTCGATTGTCCCTTCCAGCCCCTCATAAACACGAGCGGTATTGGTTACTTCCACATCTTTTACAATACGCGGAAGTAACTGTTTACATGTATCAAACACGTCTTCAGTAATCACGGAGTTTCCCATGCCCTTTCCTTGTGTGCAAGAAAATCCCAATCAATTAGTTCAACAAAATTGATTGATGGGGGATAACGGTCTTCTGAGGAATATTTCTGGTTCCCCTTATACAGCATTTGTTTAATACGTTGTTTCCATGATTTTGGAGAAACATCTCTCCACTTGCTGGGACCAGAGCCAGACCTCGGTACCCAAGCCAAAGACAACCATGTGGAGAGAAAAGCCAAAACCACATCATCTGCTGAATCAACTGCAAAATATGGAATGCTTGCACTGAACCAATAACCATTCTGGATGTCCAATACGTGGCAATTCTTGGCTGTTGGTGGACTAAGAGTCAAAACCCAATGGAACTTATGTCGCAATGGAACCCGGATACGTCCAACCCAATCCCAACCGAATACGTCAGTCACAACACAAGTAGGAAGTATTTGTGACAGTGTTTCGCTCACACGATTGATTGTTTCTGGTGAAAAAATTACTGCATTTTCACCCATGTTGGATACTCCATCCATGTGTAATACGTATTCCCTAAATATGAAAAGTCCCTATTACCGAGCATTGTTGACAGTTTATTATTCAAATGGTACCAGAACTTGACTGCCAGAACAACACGTCAACTATCAGACAGTCTCAATCTAGTCACCACATCCCAATCCACTAGCTCCACAAAATTAATGGATGGAAGATGGACCCTAGAGGATTGAGAATGCCTCTTGGCGATTCTACGCATCCACTTTTGGAACCAGTTTGACGGAGTTGTCATCACACACATGTCATCAGACCCAATCCAACGTAGAGTCAGAAATCCGGTCAAGAACATGCTAATCAAATCATATGACGAATTGATTTTGCGATATGGAATTCTTGATAGGAATATTGAGCCTGACTTCTTTGCCAACTCTAATTGGTACCAGCTCGAAGAAAATTTTGGGTTTGTAAAGTACCAACCCAAATCTATATTGTATTTAGGTATTTGGATAGTGCCTTCTATTCCATCATAGAACGACGCGTCAAACACCATGCAATTTTTTATTACACGTGGCAGCCAATTTCTACCATGTGTCAACAAATCATTGGCCATAAAGACACTCATCTTCGCTGGTAATCATGAATACATCATATACCACACAATCCATGAAGTCAACACTGACATACACGATTTTGCAAGAAGAATCATAAACTGGAGTCACACCAAACCACATTCTTAGTTTGTACACACTTCCGCATGTTGAATCGTTACCTAAAACATAAGGTCATTCCAAAACCAACTCAACCCAATCAAACTTGTTGTCATTACAAAAACAAGGGTTAATCTGATTGAACCTGTACCCCAATATTGATGCTATCTCACTAATAGTCCATTATGGTTCGTTCGTGTTTTATGGATTGAATGCACATACAACAAAGCCATCAACACTTTTCGTCGTCCCCCTTCATCTCCAAAAACATACACCCCAAATAATCAAGACATCTTAAACAAACCCATTTCACACAATCAACAGACGCCCCAAACCCCTCACCTCGTAATCTGTCGTCAAAGATTTTCAACCACCAACAACACTAATGGGATTACTGCACACCTATGATTGACCAAGCAACTTCTATCAGGTGTAGTATTATTTCCAGCTCAACTATCATATAACGCAAGTATCTCATCAAATCAAAGAGCGTCCATACTCACAATTGATGAAACGCTCCATTCTGAGTAGCAATTCTGAAAATCGCACAATATACAAGTCCATCAACCCTAATCAAACATAGGAGGGATTCAAATTGATTTTCATGAACGTGTTGTATACAATTTGATTGATTTGCACTTTGGAAGGATTGTATGTTGAATACTGTCGTGCTGGAAGAAGGACGCGAACTTCTATCCAAAATCATTCCCAGTTGTGGTGTGACTCACATAACCAGTCAGAAAAATTTGAGTGGAGAATTTACAACACGTTCACACCATGGCGGGTGGAAACTAGTTCTCACCAACAATCCAGAATATAGTTACAAACTAGTTGCTTGGGTTGATAATACATCTGGGATTTTTCATACTTCCATCCAGCCCCTGTTCTGAAAACCAGAAATGACTTAATCATGGTTTTCCTCAGTGGATGGCTCAACCTGAAACCACATGCACACTCTCCACTTACTGGACCACCCCCACCAATCAATTTTGTGGAACTGGTGGATTGGGAAGCTGTGATTGAACTGGGATTGGGGAAATACGTGGAAACAACCGATTCCCCGTATAATAACACAGATGACTGAATTCCTAACACCAATTCCAAAAATTGCTACTATGAATCAAGTCATCATAACTGAGAGTGAGAAACAGAGGAACCTATGAACCATCTGCCAACTTACGAATCTTCTGTCACCAATGAAGGCAAAACAGTGTTGACAAAAGTGGTACCAAATGTTTTAACCGTTCTAGTGGCTCACCAAAGTTTCTGGGGTGGAACGTTGGAAATCCCGTCCCGTCCAGTCTTTCGCTGGGAATTTTGTCCAAATACAGAAACCTCTCAAGGCTATTACTCATTACGTCTTATTCTAGACAATACGATTTGGTTCAATGCACGAATCATCGATTATCCAATTAACACCATCAACGATTTTATCACACGATTCCTTGGGTGCTGGTTGACCCTTTCATGGACAGGGGGAGCCGATGAAATCACATGGCACGGATTGGTGAGGAGGCGTGACAGTGTTCATGCATCTGAAAAATCATGGGTACGACAAATTGGCTCATGTCTTGGCGGTAAACAAGTACGAGGGAAAATACGACCATCCAAGTTATGCACCCATTACTATCCATCCATTAATTTTGTGGAGCTAGTGGATTGGGATGTAGTTGCCAAATTGAGGTAGAGGAACCAAACCCAAAATCGTTAATGTTTGGTTGTAGAATTTTTAACGTTCCGTTCGCCACTTCTAATTCTCTTGGGGTCATAATTTTGCAATACCCCTACATGAGAACATAAAAGCCCTTCACGAACAAACATCAAAAACCCCAGCACAATAAATCCATGTAACCAGTCTCTCGCAAAATTTATCGTCGTCCCTTTTTATAAGCATGCAACAAGACAGAACAAACACCAGCAAGACAGTATGACCGTTTGTTGATGTATTGAACCAGAGCACAAACATTATAAACAACAATCATTTGACCAATACATGAAATCACTGGCAAATGACAACAAGCTGTGTTGCCATGTAAGTGTAAACTACGTCTGTCATCATCCATGTTGAAAACAGCCAATTTTAACTGTATCGTGCTTCTGCTGTTTCAACATATTCTTAATACATTGAACAGACCAGCCAATAAGTATATGTATGCCACAATCTTGGACGAAATCCAGTACAAGCGATTCACACATATTGGTAGGTTCATTGTTCAACAATCATGACACAAAAACACAACTAAATTATACAGTAACCAAATCAGCCATTCAACAGTTGCTCCATTCCGAAGACAACACATGAAACAGCAGCAATCAACAAACATTATTGGTGGTATCACTTTCAATTCAGTTCATCAACTCATACTAAACACACCAAAGAATATTTTTCCACACCCAACTAACAACCGAATATACCATACACAAAAGATGATGAGAAGAAATTCAAGGAATCAATCAAAACGGGCATGCTTACTTCGCCCATAACTCATAAACAAACAACATCTGTAGTCTCACCAGACGTCCTCAATCAGCCACAAAACCCTTAATAAATGCCAACAGTAAAAGGGTACGGGTGTGGTCATCCCAAGCTCTCAGAAACCATTCTATGGCGAATCACAGCATACTCTGTCCAAACCAGGTCACAAGTTAAGCAAACAAATAAACAAATTACAAAAACCCAATCAAATCAGTCATCAACAAGAACAAACACAAGAACCGCACCCACTGGTTATGTTTGATGTTGGAAATCACGAAATAGACCCAATTCGATTGCCAACACCCGGAAACAATCAAGCCCAATAATTACAATAGCACCTCTACAAAGAAGTACCAGGAGAACCGAAACCAATCTTTTGAATCTCTTGACGGGAATCCAAACAAAAACCTAATGAAGAACCCTATCTGAAAATCCGCCAACCACTCTCAACTGTTTCCAAACTGAACCATCACGTTATGAGACCGGCCAAGAGAGCTAACACGCCAACCCAACCCGAAATTATAACACCCAATTCAAAATTCACACATGTCAGTCAATACAACACATCTTTCGTCGTCCCTAGGTAGGTTGAAACGACATCTCTCTTCTTGAAACAACAGATAAACAATTGATTACAGGAAGAACATTAATTGTATCTATGCGGCTTATTCACAACTCCCCTCAAGTGTGTAGGTTGACTAGAAGCCGCTTGAAATGCCGCCTGTGAATAAGTCTCCATGATTCGCTACATTGTTTTCCTTCCAGATTCAAAACAAGAATTCAAACAAGTAACTATCGTCCCAACAAGTTCATTGGATTGTTGCTGTATTTACCCGTACTCCATTCATTGAAGACCTCAAATCTCGACTCACCCAGTCTTCCAAATCATATGACAACATTTGTATCAGTTTTAGCATTACCCCTCTTTAGTATTACCCCTCCACTTATGTAGCGAAGGCAAATTCGGCAAATACGATAGGTAAAACCACAAGTTTTCTGCTACAAATGTCAATGCAGTACTTGTAGCGAGAAAACAATGAGTTCGTGATTAAGCAAGATTCTACCGCACGTTTTTGGATAACAGGAGAATTGTTCACTTTTGTAGCGAAGAACCAATTGAAACAAGATAGAGGGGTATTTTGAAACGGGGATAAAGCCCATAACCCTAACTCACTTCATTCAATCCACAACACAATCTGAGCAATGGGCCAAAAACTCTCTTGAAAGATGAAACAAATCACCATACTACATGTAATGAGACCCTGAACCTAGACATCTCTTACAACACCGTAATAGTCAAATGTTCCAGTCCCATATCCAAAACATCAATCATCCCATTCGTATATATTCATGGCTTCTTGAGACTTTTTCAAACTGCTCCACTCCATAGAAGCTCAACACAAGCCATCAAGTTCTAAACACATGCTTAAACCCTGTTGTCAATCGTCGTCCCCAGTTGTTCGAAAACTATCAATCATACACACTTGCCCCAAAGTCAAAACAGGCATCAAAAAATGCTGCAAATACGCCCTCATCAACATCCGCCAACCCAAACAATCAAAAACACAACCCACCGCACCCCAATAAACCCCACCCATTCAAAACAAAACAACAATAAACAAAATACAACATGACAGCAACTTCACTACTATCACAGAACCAATTACTCATCTAACAACTTCCCTTGTTGTCACTTCATTCAACAACAAACCCAAATTCGAATAAAGGCATCAATGCAACAGCCAAGTTTACCCAACATGCTCTTCGCAACATCAAAAACCAAACAGTAACCATCTCTCCCACTGAATCCAATAACATACTGACAATCAACAAGAAACATGCTACTCCACGCACCCACCAAACTGTATACAACCGCTCCTATCAATGCACTTCTGCACCCATAAGCTCAGGAATCACTGTTGAACAAGTTGAATAGTATGAACACACCACTGGATTGTGTGCATTGTATTCAACAATTGGGACACTCGCCTACATTGATGAAATACAGCACACATCATATTATGCAAAAACACATTCCACAACACTTGATACATGACAAACAACACACACACTTGGAAACAACAAGCAATCATCAACACATGTTCATACAGCCGCCACGCCATTGTTCACACTAGTCATTGAAAATCAAACCCCCACAAAACAGCAAACCAGCACCCAAACCATCTCGCCAGTATTCACAAACTCGTCAACAACTGTATACAACCCATAAAGCAATGAAAACAAGCCCCCAGTCCAGCAAACATCAACTACCTGAACCTGCCAGCGAGAACAACATCATCAGTTTTGTCGTCCCTTCCCGCTCCACAACCAAAATCTCATCTCATGACAAGCCAACAATGTTTCCATCCCCGTAAAGCAAACGAAACAAACAGCAAAAACACACAGTTTCACATCACGTGTTTCGGAAAACCACAAGATTCACCAACACGCAAAACACCAGCAATTCAAGAAACCCCAACCTTGAATCCAGAACCAAGACAATCAAAACTTGGATTTACAACATGCTCTCATATATACCTTGTAGGGGGTAAACTCAACCCTTCATCCAATGCCCAAACCCATCCTGCCAGCAATAAGCACTACAAGAAACAAACTACACAAACAGACATCACAATGGGTATATGAACAAATTATGCTTTGATGAAAAGACATACTTGGATTGTATTCACAGTATCCAAAACATTATTTCAGAATTGAACCATGTGAACAGTAGACAATACAAAACCACACTGACAAAAACTCCAACAAGTGCACAGTTCACATTCACAGTAATCGCGCCTAACTGAGGAAAAACCAACAATCCAGCTTTTACACAGCAACTACAGACATTACCAGCCAAATCCAAAACAACCACAAAGATTCTATTGCTCAAGACATGCAAAAATAAACCTGAGGAAATCAGCATCTACCCAAAGCATCCCTACTGTCAACACTTACATGCACATCAAGACACAAACACCTGGAACCAATCAACAAAATCCCAAGCATCAACTAGCCCCAAAACGATGCAACCTAATACAAACTTTTCATATTTCGTCGTCCCCGGGTAAGACGCAAATACAGACCATAATAAAACACCACATCTCAACAAACAAGGACGTAAAAACAAAAGAGGCAACAGTTGACCACGAATCACTTGCGCTCATCAACGTCACAAACAATCTATCGTTGAATCAATACCAACTGTATCCCATTCACATCACCATGTATTAACAATTTGAATCATGGTCAAACTACATACTCTTCACACTCCACAACAATCCATTACCATAGTTACAGTTCAATGGAAGCATCTTTCCCCAACTTGATTCGTTCACACTCAGTTCTGAATCGTGGACTGTTGGTGAATGTTCGTTTTTGTTTCACTGTTGTATGAAGTGTTCGTAAGTTTGAGTGGGAGCGAAAAAATACGGGGGCAGGATTTGAAACATGGAGTAATTGTGCTCTGATGCGTGTTTTATTGTTGTCAGTACTGAATGTCAACATGACCAAGGTTGTATGGTTGTGAGGATTCAATAACTGGTTCTGTGCATGTGTAGTAGAAGTCGCATGTTTTCGTGATTGTCTTTGCTGGTTTTTGTATGCAATTGTCAATAAATATAAGTGTAAATCATCAATTGTGTAGGCAATGGGGACAAATCATTTGCTGGAAAGTATCAAATGGTCATCAGTGCTTGCAGAATGAGTGTGTTTGGTGTGTGATGGCAGCATTTTTTGTCAACAAATGTATGTATTGATTTATTCTGATGGTTTATAGTTTTTGACAGGTTGGTGGGCAACTTTGGGAACAGAATGTTTTCAAACCATGGTAATGCAGTGTAAACAAGCCCACACCATAATCAAGGATGCACATCAGTAGTCGTTCGTCGTCCCCAGTACGGTCACACCTCTTGTGCATTCAAAAAAGAACCCAGTTATGATTCACGAAAGCGAATCAGTCAAACACATTGAAAAACCAAGAATCGCAAAACCAAAACTCTCACATCAACGCCTATAACCAACCATCAACATTCTGTCCTCACGCCCCAGTAATCAACACACCAACTCATGTATGGCCTGTTGCATCCAAAGTAAAACTGGAAACAGCAAAGAGAACTGTATCTCATTGTTGGCACCACAGACTCAACAGGAGCACTATTTGTCACCCCCCACTTTTCATACATCTGAACACTCCCCGAGACCATAGCATTTTAGTTCTCTCGCACACCCCCCCATACCTCATTCTTATACCCCCCACAACTCACACCCCGTTCTGGTCAAATACTCACCAATGCCCCATAACCATAGCCCCAACCGTGTTACAAAACCCAACGTGTAAACAAGACCAAGCAAAGAAACTCAACAAACAATCCTCAAACCCCCAAAAGCAACACTCTCAAAACCTCGCCCAAACACGCAAATGCACAAACACATAAAACACAGCAAACCATACTCCCCAATAAGCAATCTCCGTAGAAACGTACAAACCACTACCTATACTAAACACATCTCAATCCAGACACAACACAACCAAATACTTCAATGAACCACAATTTCACAAACCATTCCCCCACAAACCGAATCGAGAAAAAACAATAAACAAGCAGTCATATGAACAGACTGATTAATACCAGACAATGGACAACAAACGAGGACTGACAGCAATTCAACATCTTCTATCATCCCCCATTCAAACAGAAAATCTTCTCTACTACTGAAAACTATGTCCAATTATGTTTGAAACACCACAAAACCACGAACCGGACTCATACAGTTTCCAAGCCCCTTGAAGATACATAACTCAAAAAAGCGATAAACGACACCCCATTGTTCATACACTGTCGCAATCAAACTTGTCACACAATACCAAAGCACACGTTTTTACAAAAATCAACAGTTCAAACACAATCAGTCATATGTTTTAGGTTTGGACAAGTTCACTGCTATGAAAAACATGTAATCAACCTTTAACACTTGGCCCCCGTAATCAGATTAACAGGGTTAAGCAAAATTCGCAGGTTCAACAGCCACCAACTCCAGTTCACACGATGGGTTTCAATGATTCATCAACTACACGTAAAGAAAATATGCATGTAACCAAACAATACACAACACCCATTTGCAATCACAATCATGGATGCACTATGAACTGAACACACTTGACTACTGCACACACTTACTCTGTATCAACTCATGCCATAACCATCACCAATACCATGTGAACCATATATGCTGGCTGCAAACAGATGCCCGCCATAACATTTAACTTTGGTCACAACTTGATTAACGTCTTATCTCACCCCAAACTCACACCATTGCGACTTGAAATACCAACATCTCCCAATGCACTGAGAATCCCACAAATGCACATAACATCAACCTAATGCCAACATGTGCAGATAGACAAAACTCCCACCACCTACAAACATGTTCCTCAGAAAGAATGATTTGTCAACACCTGTGCACCATCAAAACCAAACATGTTCACCCAATCAATTTCGTTTGTGACAGTTGACTTCCTCATAAACTTTAATACTCAAAATTCAAAGAAGATTTTTGCATCCCATTAGCACTAGACAAAACACTTTCATCAGTTTCGTCATCACTCAACAAACCACCCAACAAAACCCCAAAACCATCAACACCCACATCCCACACATAGTCCAGCAATCAACAACATGAGCAGAAACCCAAACCCCAACTCAACCAATGCCATCCCCCTCAAAACCGTCGTCGTCCCCAAGCAAAACAAACCAAACACCCAACCAGTAAGCTTTTCCATACAACAAAAAACACAACCCGCAACAATTGACATCAGAACCAAACCATTGAAACATGCTATACATTGTTTGTTTATACGTTCATGATTTCCAACTGCCCACAATAATCTTTGTCAACAGTGGCAATCATAGTGAGCAGTGTCAGCATACAATCAACTAAATCTTTTCAAAAACAAGTTGATTCAAATTGATTACGAAACCCCAAACCCCATAATCTTTGGCTACCCCTCAAACCCAAAACCCAATCCTACAAAACCCAGAAACAACAAAATCGAAACATAGCAGATTCAACCGTTTACAAAGCAGGAGGGAATAATATTTTCAGCACAGACAAGACATTCAACAGGGACAACATATATTGTCAAGAGGCATATAGGTCGGGTTGTTGAAACTGTAGACGATGAATACAATATGCAAACATAGAACATACGGGTTTTGCCGGTTTGTGCATGACCATTGAAAATTCACAGTGAGTTTGAAGGTATTGACCTGATTTTGGTTTGCGGGCTCTGTAAAGGTTGAATGATTCATGGTTTTCATTACAAAGTCCACATATCTTTTTCATTGGTTGTGTTTTTGTGTGAAGCAAAGATTGGATGAACTTTGTTTGAGGAAAGATTATTCAAACTGGTGGGACCGTGTTTGTTCGTTCAAACTGATAGAGCTATGTTGGTTCAATAAGTGATTTTTGCCATTTGAGATAGTTGATGTTCCTCACTTGTTGCGGTTGATGTTTGAGATACGGTTTCACTGGTCCATTTCTCCATCATGTTTAGCACTCATTGGATGGTATCGAATTATCAAAACCCGATACGACAACACACCAGTTCTGTACAACATGCAAACAGTCTCAACATTCACATCACACAAATCCACAAAACACACAAGCTTTCGTCGTCCCCGTACTACAAAGACCACAAACAACCAACACCCCCAGCATTTGAACCCACCCAACACAAGCAACCAAAAACACAAACAAACCATGTAACAACAAAAACCAATTCTCTGACATCCCCAACCATGCTCTCAGCCACTTAGAACCAAGCACCCATGCTATTTGTCAACAAAGTAGCGCCCAACAACACAAACAAAAATCACCATTCAACTCGAACCCCACACAGTATCTCCCCCATCATGACCAAAACACAGTTCATACACACTCAACCAAACACAAAACAATGCCAAACCACACTCACACGTTTTTACAAAGTATTCCCACACACTACCCCACAAACCAAAGAAACCAAACACCAATTCAACAACCAACACCATTAGAACCACAACAAGAAACAACAACCATTGAACACAAAAACCAACCCCACACCCAGTCATCAACCAAACACAGAAACAACAACAGAGTCATGTTTCCATATTTGTCAGCCATAAGCAAAAGACAGCAATCAAATGTATCCATGTTCATATGTCAACACTGGTATTGTTGTGTGAAATGCGTTCAACTCACAACTTGACAACAATTGAACACATGTACAGCAAAGCAGTGTTCATCAATAAGGTCAAAGTCTACCAATGATAAGATTCCAGAACACTACATTGACCACCCAATTCCCAAACACTGTCTACATGTCGGTTGTATCCAGCACAATCTCGGATTAACCTCAACATGTTTGCTTTCCGTTCAAGTATGATGCTCACTTCTATCGGTAGGAAGACAATTTTGACAACAGCAACATCCCATACATCCCCCAACAGAAACACAGCATTCAAACAAGAAAGCCATAGACCCATTTCTGACAACACACAATCAAGCAACCCATTGGATGGAACTGTTCATATCAGACTAAAGTGAACAGAAGTCACATCACCAGCATTCACAGCCTCATCCATCGCATTGACACATTCTCGCATCCAAAACAGCTGAAACACAAGAATACTATCCAATCACCAAACCCATAAAATGTTACAAAACCTCTCCACAACGATTCACAAAAACATTCCCGTAGAAACCTTGTTCACATCAACACCAGAACAATAACAAACACCAATACAGAAGGATTGCAAAGAAAACACAAGAAAGTGACAAACCAACCAACATCCTCCCCATAACCATGTAACTGTTTCACGCCATTATTTTGCTTGCAGCCCAAATACCGACTGAACACAAATTTACACAGCTCAATTTCATCTACCGCCACTTTCACCAATTGGAAATCCAGCTCATCATAACCCATTCCCACTAACTATTCATCTCACTCATCATGTAACACCAGTTGACCTAATATGTTCATTATGGCCCTACACAGTTCAAGGAATAGTGTTTTCTGTTGTATGGGTGTTTAATAGTATTACAACTGTTGTCTTTTCGTTCATCATTGGTTGCCTGAACAGTACAACTACTTGTCAACAATAGAACAAATGCTACAAAGGTTGAAAATCATAGATGTGTCATTTGTAGGGGCACATGGGTTTTCCTGTACTTGTTAAAAATGTTTTCGTATGTTCTATAGTAGTAGTCATGGAGCCTGATTCATCAAGCAACAGGAACAGGGTATTTGATTACATGTCCACACAACTCATAATTTCACACAGACGGATAAACAAACAACAAAACAAATACACCCCTGTAACAAATCGTTGCCAGAAGCCATGGCAGTTATCAACAACCCATACCAAAACAGTAAACATAGAACAGTCTGCGTTGCACAGAATATTACAGTTGGCAACGTTTTGAATCCGCATCACCATGCACTACCCTCTTTGCATGTTTTGAAATCAACCAGCAATCTGAACAAACACAGAATCACCACACCGGCAAACATTGATGAAAGAGTATCAACTGAACCAAAAACATTACCTCACAACCATCAACCGTTTTCCATCTGTTAACAAAAACCCAACCACTCAAAATTCTTCAACAGCACGATTGACAAAAACATTAACAGCAGTAGACATCAGCCAACAATAAACGGTGGTACTCAACAATCAATCACATACAACACAAACACGAAACGAATTCATATCCTTCAAATATACCTCAACCTGACTCTTCCACAATCGCTGAGACACCAACTGTTACACATTATGTCATCATGTTGTAGTTCTCTCACCAGTTTGTTTCCACATCCCTGTTTGGCATCCTATTCAAATACATTCAAGGCTAAACTTTGCGACAACGATGTATTACAAGAAAGGCGTTCGTTTTGCTATCTGTTTATTCATCCATGTAAAATTGCGCTTTCATGAACATGTAGTCAGTACCATATTTGTGGTGTTGGTGTGGACAGGGTTTGGTAATTGCTGTCGTAAGATGTGCAAAGATGTTTTCAGCAAATGTTGGAGAACTCATTCAACCCACTATGAATGGAACACTTGCGATTTTGAATTTTTGAGGCCCCTGTTCTACCGTCGACGAGTTACCGTACTTTTTGGGTAATCAATGAATGAAAACGAAAGAAGAGGCAACAGTTGCAATGCTGTAAATCACTGAGATAGCGGAAAACATTTATTTGTCAAACTCCATAGAACGCCAATGGGAATAGTCACTCAGTATTACATGATGAACAAGATGAACAATTGACGGAATAGACTATGATGACAAGTTTGACTGTAAATAAGCGAAAACAGCAACAGAGACAACCAAACCCGTATTAATTGGTATCCATCCAGTACTTGAAACACAAGCAAAGTAAAGACAGAACAACCACAGGAAGAACATTCATTGATTCCCCGCTATCCTGTGTTTCTCTGCAATCTCCTGCACCAATTTTTTTACTGTTGCGATGCTGATGCAAACAGAACTCTACAAAGATGGCTCATAAATTGTTGTGAGAAAAGGTTACAACATTTCATGGGCTCAAACGATTGATGTTACACTCTCATGTTTTCAGCTGCTTCTGATGCAAAAATATACCAATGCGGCAAATGAAACACCGAAAGCAAACGACGCAACCACCACTCACCTTAATCCAATACAAACAGTTTCCTACAACAGACTACTTGATTATGTTGTCAGAAACAGGTCACAGTCTTCCTGTTCAAATACTGTGTTCATTTTCATATGTCAACATTGGGGGCGGCAGTCGGGTTGGTTTATATCTTGAGTGGATTGTTGTGTAATAGAGTTGTTGAGTGTAATCAGAAGTGTTGAACGCAGTTGTTGTGTTTCCGGGTTCATTTTCATTGTGTAAAAACTGTCATCTGATGTGTTCATGCCGATGGATGACTAGAACACTGTATTACCAAAATCATCTTTCCCAATGAAGATTGAACAAAAAACACAATGAACAACTGACTATCATGTTTGGGCCGTGTAATTATGTATAGCGCAGCAGTTTTCGTTGACAGCGTTCATTATCAGAAATGAACCGCCATAACGCCACATTGACCATCCAACACCAAAACACTATTAACACGACATCATCACCTCTGTGCCTGGTTCGCATGCAATCACAATGAACACATTACTGTTATGTTTGAGAACCGGTAATTATGCATGCTTGATGATTGAACACCAGAATCAACTGTGTTCATTTCTGTATTCGTGGTATCAATAATGCTTCAAGCCAGAATTCATTCATGTAAACAATGAGCATATACACCAACTGGGGAAACAACACGCAAGCCACGAACAAAACCAAAAACACAAAATTACCCACCCAACCTCTTTTGACAACAAATGGAAACAACAATCAACAAATAAACACAACTGAAAACATTGAACAAAAAAAGAAAAAGAGGGGCCAAACACACATCCGCACAATTCAACCCCACCCAACAGCTCGTTCCCCACACCTCACCCCGCAACCAAATGCCAACACTTCTCCCACCTGCCACCATTTGCAAACATTGTAAACACTTGTAAACAATACTCGCACAGCTCGTTCACTGTCTGTTCCAATCATCGGTAGCTGTTTTTACTGCTGCCGTGTCTGTGCTTCTTCTGTCTTCGGGCTTGACCCCATCGTTTCGCTCCCGCCTTCTTCTCTCCCTACGGTCGGTCATCGGCGTCCGCTTCACTGTGGTTCCTGCACCCGACTTTGTGGCTTTCATCGGTTGCTGTTGTTGGTTGCTTGTGTTGATTGTTTTCAATTGTGTTGGTGTTGTGTATTATTGTATTTGTTTTTACTGCTTGGTTGTGTGTTGCTCTTGTTTTGTACATATGTTTGTTGTGTTGTTCTGCGCACACTTGTTTTCTTTTGTCGTGTGGTTGTTGAGCTGTACTTCTTTCCTTTGTCGCTCTCTTCTATGCTGTGTAGCGCACACTTTTATTTCCCCATGTTTCATTTCTTCTATCATGTGTATTGTTGTTTGCTTGTTTCCATTGTGTTGTCAATCATGTGCGCATACTTCTTTTCATCATATTGTGTTGGCTATTATGTGTAGTATTGGTTGTGGTGATTGGATTGTTTTTGTTCATCATCACTACTGTTGACATTCTGTTTCCGTTTGTGTGTTGTGTACATGTGTTGGCGGTTGTTTCCGTCCTGCTTCCATGGTGGTGCGCACACTTTCCTGTATTAATTTTTGTGTTGGTGTGGTGGGTTTGTTGTGGAATCAGTTTGGGTGCTTTTGTTTTCATTTTGGTTGCTCGGGTCGGATTCCGCGGCTTCGGTTTTTGCGGCGATTTCCGTGGTAGCGTATTCTTGAGATAATTTACATATGAACTATTTTCACAGATATAAAATGTGATTTCTTCAAAATTTGATATTTTTTTTGTAACCATTTTGGGGCATTTTTATACGTGTATTTTAGTACACTTGATTGCATTTTTGAACATTTTGTGTGCTTTTGTGTACATGTGTTGACAGTGTTTGTGCTTGTGAGGAGTTATTGTGGAGTTCAAACGGTTGGATTTCGGGGTTGGGCCGGTTTCTGGAATTGATGCGACCGAGAATACGGTTGATGCATATGTTGACAATGTGTCTGAAGATGATGCGCACATGTCTGATTCAGTGGATTCTGCTGTTTTGCCTCGTTTTCGTCGTTTGGTTTTACCGGGCGTAGAGGATGATTCCAGTGGTTTTGATGGTTCCAATAATTCTGAGGATGGTTCTGTTTCCAGTGCATCCATGTTGGGTTCTCGGAATGATGATTCTGTTGTGAATGATTGTTCTGTGAATGGTTCGTTTGCTGCTGAGTTGGTGGATGAAAATTTTGGCAGTGGTCCTTCTGATGCTTCTGGTATTGGTGTGGTTGGGCATGATTCAGTGGTGAGTGATTCTGGAAACAGTGTTGACAGTGGTGTTTGTGTTAATACTGGTTTGGGTGATGGTGCTGCAAATGTGGTTGGTGGTTCGTTTTCCGGGGTTGGGGGTGTTTCTTCGGGCGAGGTTTTACACAGTGTGGACAATGTTGTGGATAAGTCTGTGGATAATGTGGTGATGGATTCGTTGGGGTCTTGTGCTGGTTCTGGTGTGCGGGGTTCTTTGTTGGGGGATGATGTTTCTGTGACATGTCAGACTTCGGGTGCCGTCATGAAGGGTGAAGAAAATACTGTGGGTTCGGTGACGGATTCAGGCCATTTGGTGATGGATTCAGGATATGACGCTTCTTTTGGGGTGCCTTCTGCTGTTGAGAATGGTTGTGACGACGAGGGTGTGGGTGTTGATGGTTTTGGGGTTTTGTTGGGTGGTTTGTTGAGTGATGACGAAACTGATGAGAGTGTTTCGGTTAGTGTTGATGGTGCTGGGCGGGAGTGTGTTGGTGAGGGTGCTCCGGGGGTTGGGGTACATGGGAACGAGTCTGTTGGCGGACGTGAGAAGAGTGTGACTGAAGGTTCTTCTGGTGTGGATGTTTTGGATGCTCGGGAAGAGTTGGTGGATGTTTTGGTTGAGGGCACTTCTTTGGGTGCTGAGGAACGTGAGCGTGGGTTGAGTTTTGCTGCGGAGGTGCGTGAGGAGCGTAAGAGGGTGGTGAGGGAGCGCCGTTTGGAGCGTGAGGCTGCTGAGGCTTCTGTGGTTCCACCTCCGGTTCAGTTTTCTGTGACTGGTAAACCTATTACTCGTGGTAAGGGTTCTCGTTCTGTTACCAGTGAGTTCAAACGACGTGATGTGCGTGAGGTTACTGTTGATGGTGCTGGTCGGGAGCGTGTTGGTGAGGGTGCTCCGGGGGTTGGGGTACATGGGAACGAGTCTGTTGGCGGACGTGAGAAGACTGAGGTTGTTCGTGGTGCGGTGAGGATGAATGTGCGGGAGTTGGGTTTTTTCCGTAATTTGTCTTCAACCAAGAGTGGTGTTTTGAATGATGAGTCGTTGGTTCGTGCGTTGCGTGGACCGGTTTCGGGTAAGGAGTCTGCTGGGGAACGTCGTGAGCGTTTGCGTTTACATGGTCAGGGTTTGCGGGGGCGACGAGTGTTTGAGCGGGGGTCTCGGTTGAGGTTCAGTGGGCGTGACCGTGAGGTGTTGCGGTTTCTGGCAATGTTCCGGTATGCAACGGATTCTCAGTTGTCTCGTATGTTTTCTGTTGTTCCTCGTACCATGCTGAACCGTTTGTTGAAGCTGCGTAAACAGGGTTTGGTTATTGACCGTAAAATGTATGGTGCTCGTCCGATTTGGTTTTTGACTGAGGCTGGGTTGTTGTTGTCTGGTTTGGATTTGCCTCGGGTGACTGAATCCAAGTTGACTTTTTCCATGTTTCCACATCAGTTCACTGTTAATCATGTGGCCGCTAATTTGTGGGGGGCGAATGTGAATGTGCTGGGGTTGAAGGATTTTCCGGCGAAGAATCGGGTTGATGGTCAGGGTGTTGTGACATTTGGCGAGGAGCTTGTTTCAGAGTTGGAGATTCAGTCTTCGTTCGGAAAGATTAAAATGTTCGACAAAGCTGAGGTGTATCGCCCTGGTTTGTTGAAGTCCATTGCGAATGAGTTTCAGGTGTGGGAGGAGTCTGGTGGGGTCTCGTTTGGGCCTTCTCCGGAAATGGTTTTGGGTAATGAGTACATGTGGGCTTTGATGCCTCCTACTATTGTCGGGTTGGCATATCATGTGCCGGATTTGGTTGTGAAACGTGAACGTGCTACTGATGGGTCGCCTCGTAGTATTGCTGTTGAAGTGGAAATCAACAACAAACCTACACACAATTATGAGAAAACTTTGCGTGCTTATCGTGATGATATGAGATTGTATGAGAAGGTTGTGTGGGTGTGTAAAAACATTGGTCCTGCTCGGAAACTGGAAAACATTGCCAAGGAGATTGGTTTGTGGCAGGAGGGGCGGATTGAGATTTTGCCTATTGTTACTGCGGATGGTGTTTTCAAGGAGAGGGATTTGTGGACAATTTGAGCAAGTTTTCAGACGGTCGGAGGATGTTGTCCATGTTGGGTTCTGATGTGAGTAATCCTTTGTTGGATGATGAGGATGAAGTTTATCCAGTTGTTGAAAATCCTGTTGGCGAGCGGTCTGGAATGTCACAGCGGGGTTCATCAACTCGTGGTGGGGAATCCATTGTTGAGGAGCATTTACCAAAAGAGGATTCGTTTTTTGGTTATGGGGCTTTTTCTGGTTCGGGTGTTTCCTCTGCTGTAAGTGATGCGAATGATGATACGTTTGATGATGTGGCACGTTTTGAACAGGATTTTCCAGATGGCCATGGGGACTGGGTGGAATCTGTTCACAGGATGGACGAATCTTTTGATGATGTGTCTGATACTGTTGTAGCGGGATTTGATTCTTCTTCTACTGATGATTTCGTTGACGGTGTTGGTGTTTCTGATGGGTTGTCAAGCGATGATGCTGAACCATTGTCTTTTGGTGGGGATTCGTTGGAGGATTTGTTGGGTCCGGTTGATGGGTCTGATGATGTTGCTGCGTCGGAGGATTTGTATGACAGTATGGATTCCATTTTGGCGGCTGCTGATGGGGCTTTGAATGAGGATGATTCCAGTTATTATGCTGTGACTGATGATGACGATGAGTTGGGTGGTTTGTCATTGGATGCAATTATTGGCCAAGCGATTGAGATGGAGGCGTCGGACATTCATCTTTCATCGGACGACATGGTTGCGTTCACTATTTTGGGTGAGATTCATCGGATACCGGATTGGGGGGTTTTGAATTCGGTTCAGGTTCAGCGAATTTATACGTCTATTGCATCACACGTTTCTCAGGACGATTTTGCGAAAGATTTGGAGTTGGATACGTCATATGTTGTGAAGACTGGTAGGCATCGTGGTCGGCGTTTGCGTTTGTCGGTTGGTCGGTCTTTTCACAATGTTTTCATGGTTTTTCGTGTGATTGCTGATGTGATTCCGACGCCTCAGGAGTTGGGTGTTTCTGGGAGTTTGTTGGAGTGGTGTAATTTGCCTAATGGTTTGGTGATGATGAATGGTCCGACTGGTACGGGTAAATCAACTACTTTGGCTTCGTTGTTGCGGCAGATTCAGTTGACTCGTCCTGCGAAGATTATTACGATTGAGAAACCTATTGAGTTTGTGTATGGCACTGATGGTAAGGCGTTGGTGACTCAGCGTGAGGTTGGTGGTCGTGATACTCGAACTTTTGCTGGGGCTTTGACTTCTGCGATGCGTCAGGCTCCGGATATCATCATGTTGGGTGAGGTTCGGAATCAGGTTGAGGTGAATGAGTTGTTGCGCGCTGCTGAGACTGGGCATTTGGCGATTTCCACGATGCACACAAATTCGGCTCCTGCTACTGTGAACCGTATCAAGGGTTTGTATCAGGGGGATGACCAGATTCGTATTTTGGGGTCTTTGTCTGAGGTGGTTCGTGGTTTTGCGAATCAGGTTTTGTTGAAGACTCCGGATGGTAGTGGCAGGTTTGCGGTGCGTGAAGTATTGGATGTTGATGAAACTGTGTCGCGTATGATTCTGCGTGGGGATGTTGAGGGTATCAAAAACTATCAAATGTCCAATGGCATCACAATGGAACACGAGTTGGTGAAAGTCGTGTTGGATGGTCGTGCGAATCGTGAGGAAGCCCGTAGAGCAACTTCGAATGTGGCCCGTTTTGACCATTTGTTGAAACAAGCCATGCAGTGATTTCATTTGTACAGCAATGTTTGCAATGATGACTGATGTTGACTTTGAGTACTGTTTGCAAATAATACGGCTTGGGTTGGTAATGCTTTAGGCGCAATAATTCTGGTGGATGAATGTCAACATTTTTCAACAGGTGTTTCAATGTGGTTATGGTACTGGTTGTGACAAATAGACATAATGGTTCTTCGTGAATTGAACGAATTTAAGTCATGTGCGGGTTGTCGTATTTTAAAACATGAAAATGGTTCCCAGCTTCAACCACGGAAACATGAACCAACAAACGTCACATCGCTCATCAATGAAAACATATTCCAAAACAACAATCCGCTTGTTGCATACTATTCTACTATGTGTTGTAACAATGTTTACACTAAACCCCCCCCGCAATAATCCCAAAACATGGATTGATACCTTATGTAGTTGGCCGGAGGGTCCCAGTTGTCAGTCAATAATAGACGTGATGGCTATATTCAGAGTGATTACAATTTAGCTCAGTTCTCATCTACACCGTTTTGAAGAATAGCTGTAAGTTTATATAATTCCAGTATGAAAGCGGCCAAACTGTAACAGCTCTACGGTCATTGTTGTATAACTCGTTTTTGGAGCACATCTGGACATCAATGTTTCCTGTTGTTTTCAACTTTGTTTCAATCATGTGGATTCAGTTACGAGAATATGGTTCGGTGTTTTCATGTAGTCACTAATTCGTGCTTCTGTTTTTCATTGTGTGTTGCGTATCGTATAAGGTTTATTACTATGGTTGTCTTCTGTTTTGTTGTAAGCAGGTTGTATGAAAATGTTGGGAGAATCGTTTGTGCAGGACAGATTGGTTGCGAATTGACAATATTGGGGTTTTGCTTGTTTGGTTGATGGTGCTGGTATTGCGAAGTTCAGTTCATGGGTCTTGTTGAGTATGTTTGTGAGAAGAATTGGGACTTGTGGTTTTGTTGCGCTTCTTTGATGGGTTGTTGAATTCTAGTTGTTGATTTTTGGCGTTCTGATTTTATGGTTCTGTTGACAAGTATGTTGGTGGATATGTATGGAATTCAGGTTGGTGGTATGGTTTATCAGGTTCTATGTATCCAAATATGATTGATTGCCTCAAACGGGCGATGAGACTGGTTTGTAGTAATGCAGTTCCTCCCCCCCTGTCACAGAAGCAGACATCTATATCCTATACAGTGGCGGGTTGACCTTTCATGGGTTTGTTCCTCTAGCACATAAGTCCGGATTCAACGAATACAGCTGGAATCAGGGCTTGTATGTGTTTTGGCTCAGAATTATGTGGAGGAGGAAGACGGTAAGGTGTCAATTAAGTAGCCCAGAGAACTCAATGTGTCCATCAAGTGCGCGAGGATTTCTTTGAATCTGCTTTTGGTGGCTTCAACATTGGAAGCAGTGACTTCAATTCCAAAATCTCTCATGAAGTTGACCAAATACTCATCTTCATAATCGGATTGTCGTAGCATCCACCATACTGCTTCTCGTGATGCTTTATCAATCATTCTTGCTTGCTCTTCTGTCATGTTCTTTCTCTATATTGTTGGTTTGCTTGGTGTTAAATTCAATACAGCATGGTCTGTTTGGGGCTGTTCATATGGTTGGGAACTGATGGTTGAGAATGTAGTCTGTGTGACAAGGAGTTTTGAAAACAAATGTTGACATAATCAATTGAATCAGTCACCGGTCATCATGTATCAAATAGTTTAGTTCGGGTTCGTATTGGTCAGCTGAAGGAAGTAACATGTATCCAAATTGTCGTTCAACAGATGAATGAAGCAACAGGTGGTTTTACAGAACCAATAACTTTTGAACATCACGAAAGGTCAATACAACGATTTATTGCAACCATGTCTAAATGTTTTCACTATAGACAGATGTTAATGGTTTCGCTTTGTCAATTCATTATAGTTGGGTAGCGTGATTTTGGCAGAACGTATTACTGGCGTTTTAACCATCAGTAGGGCAATGATTGTTGACTTTTGGGGATACATGATTTTGCATCATTCTTCCATACAATAGAGTTTGTTGTGTTAATTGGTATGAAGTCTCTAACATTGTGGGACCCTATTTAAAGGAAACAATGGTGTTTTGTTCTATAAACACGGTTAGCTCTGTTATCCAACATGATGAAAATATGAAAACACTCTTCGGGTCATAGATGCTAGTAACACAAGGTTCAATGTTTCTGTCATCTGCAACAACCAGTTCACGCTTCATCCATTGTATTCAATTTAATCAAACTCAATCAGTGAAGCACTTGTTTCATGATGTAATCATATTTGAATATATAAAGAAGCATAATCGTGAAGGGATGGCGTTCTTCCCCCATTTGCAAAAATAATGTACGCTATGAGACGGTCGATTCCGAAGAATACAACAGTAACATTGTTCATGATGCAACATTGAACCATGTGAAAGTAGCGTCTTCAGATGATGTATTTCGTTCAGGGTGAATTCATATCAAGGATTGGGGTTTCAATCTTCTCAAATAGTAATGCTGTCTGGTTAGCTTAATATGACCAGCCCATAATGTTTTCGTCAGTGTTCACTCTTGCGTTAACAGATTCTTGACAAGTTGAATACATTCGGTACTGGTTGTTTTTCCTCTTGGTTCTTGATTGTTCACTGTTCATTGACTTTGTTTGGAGCGATTGGGGCTGAAACCGTGTATGCTCAAGATAAGGTTTTTGGTGTTCATGTGTTTGAGATTCTGTTGTGCTTTTGAGTTGTTAAGGTTTGAAGATGTCATCGGATTACATTGCTTATACTGGTTGATAGATTGTTTGCAATGTTTTCTGTGTTGGTTTGTATTGTTGTGTTATTGGGCTATGTTGGTCGTATCAGTGATTATCTGCATAGGATGTCATGATTGAATGAGCATGGGGTGTTGTGGGAATACATGATTGTGTTCTTTTGGAAGTAAGCGATTATGACTACTATGAGCTGTTTTCCCTGATTGCTTTTGGAGTCTGGAATCGCTTCCTGTAACGTCCCTAAAAAACCTTGGTGGCATCAAGCATAAATAGGTACATAATGCCGTAATTGATTAAAATTTGTTTCAAAATGCTTACTGTGAACAAGGAGGTAGAAACATTGCAAATTGAGCTGAAAAGGCTTCTTGTTACGTTTGTTCATGTTGTTTGGTGTTTACAGATTATGTTTACAAATTTGCGGGTTGATAGATTTTTGTTGACATTGTTTTGATTCTACAATGTGTATGAGCAATGATTAACCAATTTTCCCAGTGATGTTTCGTATGGAATAGAATAATCCCCACCTCAATTTGGCATCTTGGGTGGGGATTGTATTACTGTGGGGTCTTGAACCTATTGTGTATATTGGGTTGTGAATTCTCTGGGGCTGATGAAACTGATTCCTAGGTCGTGTGCTTTTTGAATCTTGCTTGATGTTCCATTTGGGTTGGCTATCATGTGTGTGGTGTTGGCTTTTGGTGTTGAGTGGAATGCTCCTCCATGGGATTCAATATATGCGATTAGACTGTTTCGATTGGAGAACGGTTCTGGCACTGGTCCACTGATGGAGAATGCCAATCCATTGAGGTCTATTTTTGACATATTGGTGTTGTGGTTGGTGTCTGTATCAGTTGTTTCAATAGTTGTTTCAGTTTGTCCGAAAGTGACTCCGCCTGCTGCCATTGCTTCCAAAACGGGTTGACGGTCTTTGAGTCCTTGATGAATTGAGTGTGCTTTTACAGTTCCAAGACCGGGGATGTTTTCCAATTCTTCAATGTTGGCTTGTTGCAATGCTTCCAAAGTGGGATAACGATTGACCAGTATTCTTGCGGTTCGGTTTCCTAGTGTTGGAATGGCAAGTGCAGGAAGAATTCGTGTCAGTGGGAGATGGCGGGATTGTTCAATATGTTTCATGATGTGAGCAGCAGTTTTTCGTCCCAGTTTACGAATATTTCCAGTTGATGTTGTTCCTATTTCAGCATTGGCCAAATCGTCTTCAGTGAGATAATACAGGTCAGCTATACTGTTTATTTTGCCTGTTTCGTGTAAATACGCCAGTGTTGCTTCTGAGAGTCGGTCAATGTCCAAAACGGTTCTTCCTACAGCCGCTTTGAGAGCAGAAAAATCACGACTGGCACATGCATTGTTGGGGCATAGCAATGTTTTGGGTGGCCATATGTTTCCAGGGTGTTCCAATTGTTTGTTACATACTGGACATATGATAGGTGTTTCAACTGGTTCGCTGTTTAGGGATTGGTTGATTACTGCAACAATTTGTGGAATGATTTCGTTGGCTTTTTCTACTATTACTGTACTTCCTACACGAATGTCTTTTTGTGCAATGAGGTGAAAGTTGTGAAGTGATGCCTGTGAAACTGTGCTTCCGTCCAACTTGATGGGGTCAAAAGTGGCGACAGGTGTGATTCGTCCAGTTTTGCCTACTGTAATATTAATACTTCGAACAGTGGTTGTGCCTTGTTCAGCAGGATATTTCCATGCAATCTGGGATACAGGATGATGGGATGTGGAGCCCATCCGGTTGTGCATTATGCTTTCATGATGAGGTTTCAGCACAATACCGTCAGTTGGAAAACTCAAGGTGTCTCTAATTTCTCCAAATGTGTCAATGGTGTTGTATATTTCCTCATTTGTGTGTAAATCAGTGAATTGTATGGTAGGGGCTTCTTTGGTGGTCAACTGATTCACTGTGATGAAGTTGGTGTCCTTGGTCAGTATGTCCACCCCAGCTAGTGAACCATTGACAACAGTAGAATAGGCGGCAAAAGTTAGATGTACTTCATGAGGGAGTCCATATCCGGCTTTTTTGATTATTCCACTGGCTGCATTACGAGAGTTCTCAAATGGCGCGTTACCAGTATTGATACGTGCTGTGTTCGCTTTATGAAATTGTTCTTGAGTGAAGAAAATTTCGCCGCGTACTTCAAATTTCTGTTTGATACTGGTCGTGTGTGGGAGTCCAGCAATGTACAGTTTTTCTGTATTCAACAAGTAGCTGATGTTTTCTCCTGTTGTTCCATCACCTCGGGTTGCCAACAAAACTATATGACCATTGTTGTAGTGGGCACTGAGCGCGATGCCGTCAATTTTTGCTTGAAGGTGAAATGTGGTTTCTCCAGCTTCACGGATACGGCGAATTCTTGCATCCAGTTCGGTTCGAGTTTTAGCTTTGGCAAGGGATAGCATTGGAACATGATGAGTTACTGGTTCAGTATTCGGTCGGGTTGGTACGGCTCCTAAAAGCGGCTCCCCTTCCAATATTTTGGCTCCAATGGTTCCTGGTTCGAACAGGTCTGGAAACTGGTTCACGAAAGTCATCAGATAGGTTTGTTTTGCATCAAATTCTGCATCAGTGAGTGGAGAATTCATTCCTTCCAAATAGTACTGCTGTGATGCGTCTTGAAGTTCGTGGATAAGGCTTTGAACGGCTTCTCTGGTCATTGTTGTTCTCATGGTGTAAAAAGGTGTTCCTAGGTGCTGTAAATGCGTCCAAGCGGCTTTATAAGGCCATTGAGGACAAGTTTAGAAGAATATGTGGCGGTGCAAATAGGTTAATGTTTGATGTATGTTTTTGGTTTTGAATGGTTTAATTGCAATGATTGTGTCATTCTTGTTGTATTTTATCTGTTTGATGATGAATATAAATGTGTACATAGCAAAGTGGCACACAACCCCCTACCACTGAGGTGTGTGCCACTTTGGGGCTCCCGGAAAGGGAAGTCAGTTGATGTTTTCGCTGAGACGGTATCTTTTACCAATGACGGCACGAGCCAATCGTCTGACGGCATCACGAAGGTCTGGGTGTTTCAGCACTGTTTCCATGGATTGAAGATTAGCAGCGTGGGCCAACAGTTTTGCGTTGTTGGGAATAACGGTCACTACAGGAAGACCTAGTGCGGAACGAGCAATTCGGTCTCCACTCATGTTGATGTTGTCCATCGCCTTGTTGACAACAATACCGATTTTCTTCTTGGAGATGCCCATGCCTTGTTCAGCTTTGGATTTGGTTACTTCTTGAATCCATCGGGTCATGGAGAAAACAGAATGAACCACGATATCACTGACGAAAATGATTTGGTCAGCTAGTGGGTAAGCAACTTTCTCCAGTAATGGGTCTAGATAATTGACTGATGTGTCCAAAATTACGTAATCATAGTGCCGTTTTAGGAATTGGATTAGTTCAAGATAGAATTCAGCTGGGGTGTCCATGGAAAGGCGTGGACGTTTCGGAGCCAACAATAGGTCAAGTTTTAGGCGGTCACTGTGAATAACTGTTTCTTGTAGTGTGTCTAAAGCAATACCACTGGAGCGCATGTGTAGTACGGTTGGCTTTAAATGGCCTGTCAGGAACCCGATTTGACCATCACGCACGTCGAGGTCAAGAATAACAATCTTGAGCGGTCGTTCTTCCAATCCTTCAGCTACAGCGTTACTAGAAGCATGTGCCAAATAGGTTCCCAGAGTAAGTGCAACCGTGCTTTTACCTGACCCGCCTTTACTGGAGGTAACTGCAACCACTTGCCCTAGATAGTTTTCATCAGGTTCATCTTCCCAATCGTATTTTGGAGGTTGTTGTGCATGAACGGGCTCCATGGAAGTTGGAGTAGTGGTTTGAACATCGTTGACTAGTTCGGGGTCTTGTCCACTTAGGATTGCCACTACTTCAGTGTTGTCGCTGTTGTAAAGGTAATTGTCAAGCGCTCTGTCTAAGCTGGAGTTTGGTTTTTGGGGGTCAATAAAGTACAGTTCTCGGATGTCTCCTTGACCTATTGTTGCTGATTCAATTGAAACACGCTGACGAATCTGGTCTTGATATGCTGGATGATAGGAGATTATGGCGAAGAAACAGTATGGTGTCATTGCGGCCACTAACTGTTCCAGTGCAAAGTCTTTACCTTCTGGGTCAAAGAAACTGTCCAGTGTGATGATTATTTGAACATCATCGTCAATGGTTTGTGCTGATAGTCCATCCCATAATTCTTGAATGGTGTCAACTATGGCTACAAAGTTCCAGTTTGGTCGCTTGTTTACAAAGAATTGTCCTATTTGAGCAGGGCCGACGAAAATTGCTTTAGGTGTTGGCATTGGATTACCTTTTCTTTCTGGCAACGAGGAGACCATGATTTAACATTGGTCAGCCTTCCTCGTCGTTGGTGGTAGACGAAGAATTGGTGGGGGTTGGAGTTGAAGAGGATTCTGTTGATGGGTTGCAGTCCTCTCCGTTGACCTTGGCGTTTCCGTGTCCACAGTTTTCCACTTGTTCGACAGGGCGTCCAAAATTGTCACGTTTAACATTGGAGAAGGTTTGGTCAGTTACTTCACCATTATCGCTCTTACCTGGCCAGATAGGTCCTTGGTTTTGTTCATAAGAAAACATTCCATTGTAAGAGGCAAGTTGTGGTTTGTCGTATTCGTTTTGGCGCGGGGAAAGCACCAAGCGCACATTACCATTACCATATTTCTGCATAATGTTTTGTAGTCGTGCAGCATCACCAGGAGTCATTCCCACAACATATTGAGTGGTTTGTCCTTTGTGTGCTTCTTCAGAATCGGCAGCTGAAGCAGATGATGCATTGTTTAGGTCAACGGTGGTATCCAAGGCCAAAACGTTCACAAATGGGTAAAAAGACCCGTTTTCGGTGGTTACCATCATGTCAAAGTATGTTCCACGTTTGATACGACCACCAACAGCATTGTCAGCTGATACAGAAAAGTTTGTCACTACCCATGAATCAGGAATACCAGTAGCGATGTCTTCCATCCCTCCCACGTTTGATTTGGTTAGGATGTCACCAGCCAACAGGGGGTATTGAGTATACAAATTACCTGTTTGAATTTCTGCAAGTCCAATAGCAGCTTTAGGTGCAGTACCTTCTGAAGCTACCACAGGTTCCAACATGTCAGGAGTAACTTGAGTACGTGTTGGAACATCTTCTTTGAGGACGTAGTAAGTTTCTGTTTGGAACAGTTTACTTGCCAGAATAGTTACGCCAACAAAGATAGCCAAGGCAACTAGCACAATGGCACTTAGAAGTAGGACGTTTTTGTTTGTGCCCTTGGCTTTGATGTTCGCCATGTTTAGTCATTTCCTTCCTACAAAACTATTTCTGTAGTAGTTTAGTTGGTTATTTCGGTTAGCAATATCGGAAACAGTTGATTAATTATGCATGCTCAATTGTTCGATACAGAATCCTGTTGTTTGGCTTCTGCCATTTTTCTGCGACGTTCTGCACGCATTTTTTCCAAAGGATTTGTTTCAAAAGCTGTGGTCCATTTTTCTTTCCAATCAGACACATGTATTGTGGAATAGCGTCCCATCCAGTCACGCATTAAACATTCCCCTGGATTCAAATTGGTTAATGCCGCTTCAAATCCTTCACCAGGGGGCAACTGCATACCTTCAACAATTTGTGTAGCTTCTTTAGGGTCAGTGTTGAATGCAAAACGTGTGGTAATGGTGTTTTTAATGTTCAAATCGCCCAAATCTCTATCGTTTTGTGTTATCAATACAAGTGCGAGCGCTCTTGAACGACCTAAACGAGCTGCTGCCTCAATACAGTCAGCTCCAGCCGAACTTGCAAGAACAGCCCATGCCTCGTCAATAATGAGGGTTTTCGGATTTTGTGATTCGTCATGATGCATAATACGACGGATAAAATCTGTAATCAGGAAAAAGACTGTGGCACTTAACCGAGAAATGTTCCCAATATTTGATTTCAGCTCTAATCCAACCATGGTAACTACAGTAAGTCCTGAATCAAGTTTTAAAGTGGCTCGACGTCTGTTGCCAGGAGCAAAACATAAACTGGCAAAAGGCAGTCGCCGGATAAGGTCCAAACTGGCTCCAAGGTTTCTGGCTTCATCTTTATCTGACATGAGCAATGCTTCCGTTACTGCCAACAAGGAAGGTACATCGCTTTCAATCACATCTTTTACAATGGGGGATAATACCGTGAATTGTTCATCTTTGATTCCACCTACGAGCATGTCAATAACGTTGATGACCAAGTTCAATTGTTCACCTTTGTCGCTCGCCATGTAGAAGGGGTCTAATATGCCTTTTTTCTTTGGGTCGCTTAGATTCCAGAAGTTGATATCTCCGATTTCGTCTTTCAATGACATCAAAGAGATAAAATCACCTTTGGGGTCCAACACGATAGTGGTTTTCCCTAAAATTGAACAAATAGTCGTGAGAGTCAAGGCCAGGAAAGTTTTACCGGAACCGGGCTTGCCTGTAATGATTGTACCTGGTGGTTGGTTGTTAAAAATGGCAGTGTGTGTGTCAAAGAAAACTGGTTGGGCGACGCCTTGAGTGGTTTCCCCGATAAACATGCTGGTGGAGTAGTTGATGTCCATACTGCCGTATCTCTCTTAATTGGTGATTATTGTCTGAATTGCTTTGAAGTTGATGGATGATTCTACTTTTTACGCTTTTTCTTGCGGAAAGTTACATTACCAGAGGCCAAATCTTCCCGTTCTTTCATGTCAGCCAGCATTTGCAGTTCCCGACGTCGAGAAATCCAAATTTCACTTTCCGTGAAGTACACAGTTCGGTCCAGTAAATTGTTGGCATTGAGGTCGGTCCACCCTTTGGGTTCTTTGATGTAATTGACTGTTGTTTTCAAATAGTCAATCAGGCCTCGTCCACCCCATACTGGTTTTGCAGCCAAATTTCCTAAAATGATGGGTGGAGCAAATGCCAAAACAGCAAACAAGAAGTTGAATTGAAGTCCCAAAAACACTATTACTGGCACTGTCCACAAAATAAGGAATGCAGTTGTGTAAGCAACTTTTTTCAGTGAAACGGGCTTCCGGAATTTGATGTCGCCCAGACTGTACATGTATAGTTCACGATTGAAAAAGTTTGTCATGTTGACTACATGAACATATCTAGGTTCCGTCATTCTCCTTGGCCCTTCCAATCTTTTTAAACATTAAATCATCCAATACCAATATCCACACATCAGATGTAGTCAAAACAGTGTTTAAGTATTTCAACAAGTAATCATTCTGAGTTTTTACACCTGTCTCATTGGAACAGTTTTGGAACAATATTCGGATTCCAAAATATACTGAGAACCATATGTGAGATTACGCCCTCAGAATTAATTATGGGTCTGGATTTCTGGCGTGGTTACATATTGTGTAGGGTCTACTGATTCAATGTCCAAAACAATGGTGTATGTGTCTTTGATTCCTGACAATCCCCCGTAATGGAATGCGGTTTCTACTAAATGACTGAAATCATCATCATCCCACCAACTGGCATCGCTGAGTCCATCAACAAGAGCTTTCACAGTAGGATAAAAGTTTGGTGGGTCTATTCGCCGTTTAGTAGGGGCCAGTATGGTAACTGTAATACGAAAATGATAAAACATGACAGGTACTTCAACTGGTTCCGTATTGTTACTACGAGAATTGAATTCACGTATAACTTTTTGGATGGCTTCATCGATTTCTTCCGTACTGGCTTTCATCTTGTTCAGACGTTTGGTGATACGTGCTTTGCGTACAGAAAGTTCAGCAGCATCCAAAATTTGATTGTATCGTTCTTCTGCTAATTGTGGGTGGTCGTGATTTTCCAGCCCTTTTTTTGCACCTTGTTCGCGAATATAATTAGCCATTTTGGATTTGACCACGAATTGGTTTGGCATACGATTCGAGTTGAGTGTTTCTTTCCCTGAAAAGTTGAAACGTAATTGTTTATGTGTTGTCATGTATGGTAGTTTTCGTTCGTTAGGTTACAGGTTTTTGATGGCGTCGACTTGTCTTTTCACCAAGAACAATCCGCCAGCATAGAGTAGTCCGGTTGCTGCTAATGCCGCCCAGGACAAAGGCTCTTGGAACCAGAAGTCTTTAGCAGCACCATCAAAGAAGAAGCTGAACAGGAATGCACCAGGAATTGCTATAGTGGCTATAATCATGGCTGGCATAGCGGATTGTACAGCGCGATTGATTTCATCTTGAACTTTTCGACGTTGTTCCAAGACTTTTTGAATGTTGACCAGCTGGCTTTCCATATTTGCTCCGCTTGTTGTTGCTTGAATGAGACAAGCAGTCAAAAATTGAAGGTCACGTGAAGCAGTTTTACGGGACAATTCCTCCAACGCTTCACGGAAAGACGAACTGGCCAAGAGTTTGTGTTTTACAACAACCAAATCTTCGTACAAAGGTGAGGGCATGTTGTCAATAATTTTCAGCATTGCACGTTCGTAGGTGTCAGATGCTTGAATATTGGCTTTGAGTGCTGAGATGAAACCTGGTAGTTGGTAGTTAATAGCATTTGATTTACGGTTCGCCATTCCTCTGGTCAACATGATAATGCCACCAGTTAAAGCAAGTGCCAAAACTATACCAGCAATAGCGTTTTGGGTTACTAATCCTATGATGAGTGCTATGGTCACTATTCCAATCAGCACATCACGACCAGCATTATTGTTTTCTTCTCCATAGCGAGATAATCCAGCACCACGAAACAGTTTTCCCCAATAACTGTTCCATCGTTGAGTGAGAGTTAGTTTGGGTTCTGGTTTTTCACCATGCTCATCTTCAAGTAGTTCCTGAAGCTGTTCATCGTAGTTTTTACGGCCAGCACTGGAACGAATATAGAAGAAAATAAGTACACCCAAAAGAACCAGCAAAACAGTAAATATAGCAGCTACTAGAATTGGAAACAGTTGTATGTTCATCATGCGTTTGGTAGCTCCTGTTCCACGATGCTGCTTAATTCTTGAAGTTCTGCCCAGTCAAGGTCTTCTTCGATATCCAGCAGTTTATTGGCTCTTCTTTCAGGGCTAATATCACCGACTTTGACCCAATGTCCCGTCACTTTGTTGTTTTCGTCCAAACCGTCATCAACGAATTTCCAGATTGGGTTCACAGGAAGTGTGAGTCGCCCGTTGATTTCCATTGGTTCACGGCCAACTTCGTCAACAGATATGATTCGTCTTGAACCATCCAGAGGAAAGTGTTTCAAGGAGACGATGAAATCAAAAGCGGAAGCAATGAGTTCCAAGGCCCCTTCTGTGGTTACCAATCCGCCTTGTGCAATAAGTGATGACAAGCGTGGAATAGCTTCTTGTGAGCTGTTGGCGTGAATAGTGGAAGCACCAGCATGTCCAGTGTTCAGAGCTTGACACAAATCATACGCGGCATCATCGGTAACCTCACCCACAATGATAACATCAGGACGCATTTGTAGTGATGCTTTGACCAAATCACGCATCGTCACACCGTGGTCATTTCCCCGGTCCATTGCAGGCATACGACATTCCATTGCAGCGGCCAACAGTTTTTTAGGATTTGGTTTCATTTCAATATTGTCTTCTAGCGTCAAAATACGCACAGCAGGTTTGTAAAACCCTGTAATAGCATTCAACATGGAGGTTTTTCCACTGTGTGTACCTCCAGACACCAGAAAGCTGGCTCCTTTGTGAACCATGTTTCCAATGAATGACATCACTTCTTCTGAGGATGAACCACGACGTACTAGAGCACTGGGTGTCCAGAAAGTACTTGGATGTCTACGAATGGAAAAATTGGGTCCATCCGGAGCAATAGTTGGATGCACTGCAAACATTCTGCTCTTATCGTGTAAACGTCCTTTAACAAGAGGAGTTGTTTGGCTGACGGTTTTACCAATGGCACTATAGAGTCGGTCAATCAAATCCAACAAATGTTTACTGTTTTTGAATTTGCATCCTGGAACTTTTCGAACTTCCCCGCGAATTTCCACTTGCACATCCCGAGGCCCATTGCACATGATTTCATCAATAGAAGAATCACGCCACAAAGGTTCTAAACGTCCAAATCCAACAACCTCATTACATATAAAACTGAGGATTGTCGCACGTTGTATCTCTCCCCATCCTTTACGGGAACGAGACATGTATTCAGACGCTAAACTCTGCACTTTGAAGAATGCTTTATCTTGATACGCGTCATCAGTTGGATTGTCTTGTGCATCCCTGATTACATCTGATGCACCAGAACCAGCCAATTCGTCACGAACATACTGGACCCCGTTTTGAATTTCATCCTCAAATACATCGAAGTACCCGTCTGGTGCTTTCATGAGAACAGCTGCGGTAACGTAACGAGATGCTTTGATACCGCCTGTTGGATAACGTTTCTTCAATTCATTCATGTTGTTTTGAATTGCCAACAGTGTGGGGTCATTGGCATCATTCAAATAATTGGATACATGACTGATTCTTCCTGCTTTTTGAGCTTGCTGAAAAGCGGTTTCCTCATCATCCTGGTCATCAATCAACGGATTCCGATTTGCATTCATGTGCGGTAATGTACTGGGAATACGTGATGAGGCATTGGTGATACTGGTGGGTAATCTACTGCTGCGCATATCGGATTCTTGCGTATCGGGTTTTTTGAGAGGGTTTAAAGACATTGTTTCAACTTCCAAGTGTTCCGAGCATTGAGAAAAGCGATGGGGCAAGCACAACAATAAGAAGTGCAGGCATGAGAGTAGGTGTTAACGCAATAAAGATTTTGGATTCCAATTGGCCAGTTTTTTGGTGAATCAAGGCAAAAAACTCTTGTCGACTGGCATCCACTTGATTTGCTAATGTTTCCACCATTGGAGAGTTTACCGCTACAGCACTTTGAATTGCTCGAATGAATGAAATGATGCTCTCATTGGGTGCGCGAGTAGCAAAATTGTCTAATACCTCATCCAATGTTTTACCCGTGTCCATTCCTTTGACCATGGTGCGGAATTCTTCTTTCAATACACTTTCCTCCATGGTGGGAATAATTTCACGCAATGATTGAGCAAAAGTACGTCCACCAGAAAGAGAAATAATGAGCAAATCCAATGCTTCTGGTAGTTCACGTTTGAATTCCAAGTCACGACGTTTTGCCTCATCACGGTAGCGAATTCGGGGAAAGAAAAAACCAAATAATGTTACCAGTGGAACCACAATCCACCATGCTAGACCAGTGAAAGGAGTGGTGGCGACCCAGAGGAACCATCCAGCTACGAAACCTATTATTCCACTCAAGTATTGCATGAAAATGAATTCATCTGGTCTCAATCCCCATGGATTACCAGACTTTATCAACAATGTTTCAATTTGTGGATGCACACGATTACGACGATTTGCAACCATACCAGCGGGAAGTGCTTTGTAAAAATCATTCCCCAAAACATTCATTAACCGCAGCATTGGTTTTTTAGCGGCTTGTTCCTCATTGTTGGGGTTGAATGTACGATTACCTTTAGGCACAAACAATGTATACAGTATCAACATAGACAGGAGTGATACCAACCCACTTATTACCAGAATTGAGGTGTCCATGAATGTCCTTTACAATCAAAAGCTTTATGAGCGAAATATCGAATGGTTAGGGCAAATATAAAAAGGGAGAGGTTATTATCCCTCTCCCTAGTGCTTAAACGACAAATCAGCCGAAACGTCCCTTGTAGGCGCCATCTTTCTTGAATGAATTGTCTTTGGAATGGTCAGTATTCTTACAAATTTCAGCGGAATTAGATGATTTGTATGTATTGGACCCTTCAATGCAGGTAGCAGTGTCAGCGGCCTTGTTTAGGATTGCGGTGGAGAACCAGTTGACCAATGTTAACGCAGCAATGGCGAATCCAGCGGTCAAAATGAGAGTCTGCACTAGGTCACCACGGTCACGGTCGATTTCTGTAACCGCATCAGCGGCGAAAGACTCCTTAATGTTGTTGATAAAGGTCATGGTCGTTCTGTCCTCGTGTGTAGAATAGGAATTTATGATGTTTTGTGTTCATGACAAGGCATCATGGCACAAATATCAATACGATGATTTCAATTCTGTTACAAAAAGTAATGGGCACTACCCCACAAAGAGATAGTGACCATTAAAAGCCGTTTTATTTATGACAGCTTATCTATTTCAGACATACTCCACTTCCACATTTTATATGCTTTTTCTTTGACGTTTTCCACCCAAGTTTTGAAGTGTTTACCGTCAGAGACAACATCACTAGAAAGAGGATAGCTGCTTTTAATAACTTCAAAAATAATAGCACGAGCACGCACGTGGCTGCCTAACGACAAATCCGGTTTCTCAAGCGGTGTAGTACGATTACTATATACATCTATTTGCAGTTGATTGGCAATACTGAGCATCGCCTTCGCTATCGCGATTCTTTCTTTTTCGCTGAAGCTGATGTTGTGTTCTCGTTCCCATTCTGTTACGTACCCATAATTTGTGATAAGGATACCAACGGAACGGTCACCAGGGTCGACTTTACCATCCGAGTTACGAGCAGACCACGGCATGGATTCAGGCGAGTTCTTGGAGGATGTGGATTGATTGGATGATGTTTTCTTGTTGTTGAGTTCGTCATTGCTCATGGTGTTGGCTGAATAAATTCCTCCAGGAGCAGGGTCTTCTTTCATATTGGTGCGAGCCATTGAACTAATAGTCCATTCAGACTCATCATCAAACCGAACAGCTGCAAGAGATTTGAAAATGTTGGCTTTGGCTGCATTCATGTCACCAGGTGGAGCAACTTCTGACATTGGCAATGACCGGTCAACGCCTTCTTTACGATGGTTCTCCAATCGAAAATGAATAGGCTCATTATTGTCATGGGCTTTTTTGACCTTATTAAGAATGGCTTGGTCAGGAACCCATCCAGAAGGTAAATACTGACTGTTGTCAACTTTGAATTTAATGTTGTGTGAATTGCCTTTTTTGGAAGTTTCGATTTCTGCTACATGACCGAAGCCGGTAATGACCTTGACTTCTGCTCGCACCCCTTTCTCATCTACTCCATCATAGGAAATAAAGGGTTTCCGGCTGAAGGTTTTCATGTCGCCATTATTGTTGGTCATGCGATTCTCCTTGCTTACTTGGCGCGGCAATTATAATGTTCAGATACTTCCCTATTTTACCAAAACCCTCTCATACAGACATCACATAAACTGTTTGCATAAGGGCCAATAAAGATAAAAAAATGACTGTTTAATTATGGGGTGAAAAGTTTCCGAAACCAGCTTTGACCAGAAAACCAATCTGAAATACCTGTAATAATCCCAACAACACTATTCCAAATCCAGGTGATAACACTGAACGGATTCCAATGAAAGATTTTAAAAACGGCAACCAACAATCCCGCTAAAACAAGATATAACAGAATTCGTCCAGCGCCTTTAAATACGCCGTTTCCGGTTCTTGTTGCCATTTCGTACAATCTCCCTAATGAATTTAAATCATGTTGTTTTCTAACAGGGAATGATTAATCATCATCTGATGTATCTTCCATATCGTGGATGGCTTCTTGCAATCGAGCATAATCTTCGTCTTGTTTTTTTGCTCTCATACGGCGCAACTCTCGAAGCTGTTCCCTTTCTGCACGGTCAGGAGGTACACGCAAATGAGCCAGAAAACGGTTTGCGGAAGAGTTCAAATCCATATCATCAATGTCAATTTGAAGTTTTGGTCTGCCATCCTCGTCCAACTCGCTTTTAGGAATCAGTTCATAGATTTTTCCAGTTTTCTTGTCCCGAACCATATCAGGCCCTAATTCTGGCATGAACTCATATTTTAACTGTTTAGGTGTAGTATTGTGTTTAGATGCTTTAGTTCGTTTAGCAGATGAACCAGAACTGCTACGTGTCTTAGACGGTTTTTCAGCAGTTGGTTTAGAAGAGATACCATCAACTACCCTATCTGATTCATCTTGAGAAGGTCTGGAGGCATTCTGGGAGCGTTGAAGAGGCTTTCTGGGTACACGTGAAGACCCAGAAGGTCTTTGACTGGGAATTGGCATAATCAACAGCCTCTCTTCTACATTAAACAAACATTGATTAAGGCAAAATATCAATGGTTTCTATTTTACGAACCAAGTAGAGAACCTAGCTCTTTGACTGATGTTATCGTGTTGATTTGAATATTAATATGAGTGGTAAGATGCTTTTGAGCAAATTTTGGAATAATAATACGTTCAAACCCTAAACGTTCTGCTTCCTTGACTTTTTGTTCCACCATGAAAGAACCTCGAACCTGTCCTGTAAGACTCAATTCACCAACAAAAGCGGTACGCGTTCTAAATGCTTTTTCTTTGAGAGAGGAAAGAATCGCAGCTGCCAATGCCAAATCCGTTAATGGGTCTTTAACATGAATACCGGAAACAGTGCTCATGAAAACATCATTCTCATACAATCTGGTGTTACAGAATTTATCCAAAATAGCACATACAATTTGTCCTCGATTATAATTAACTCCACTGAATTGTTTACGTGGTGTTGGCAAATTTGATGAAGTGACCAATGATTGTATCTCAACTGGGATTTGTCTTATACCCTCACTGATGAAACTACATGCAGTACCAGGAAGTTTGATTTCATCATCTGTTTCAAGAAGAATGCCACTCGGGTCCGTTACTTCCTGAAGCCCGTTTTCTGCATGTTGAAACACTCCCACTTCAGTAGTATCTCCAAAACGATTTTTGGTAGCTCGAAGAAACTTCAAGGGTGTTTCTGAATCCGATTCCAACATGAGTGCGGCATCAACTATGTGCTGAATAGACTCAGAACCGGAAAACTCCCCTGACTTGACAATTTGGTTGATGAGAAACATGGTAATTCCCCGAGTTTTAGCCAAATGCGTCAAAGTGTGTGCTGCTTCTTTGGATTGAGCAACAGAACCAATGGAACTATTGATTGCAGTACTGGCCAGAGTTTGCAAAGAATCCACAATGAGAAAATCTGGTTTTTCAGCATCAATATGTCCTAATAGTGTTTCCAGATTGGTTTCATTGATGATTCGAATACTGGGATTGCTAACACCCATTCGCTGAGCCCGTAATCCAATTTGTTGTTCTGATTCCTCACCTGACGAGTAGAGAACTTTTCGGCCCAGAGCAGCAAATCTTTCTGCCATGTCCAACGAGAGGGTGCTTTTGCCGGCTCCTGGTTGTCCTGCACATAGAACAACTTCTGCATCCACAAAACCGCCACCCAAAACCCTATCCAATTCATTGATTCCCGTTTTGGTTCGTTGTATAGGTGTGCTGTTTAATTCACTGATTGTAGCTGCTCTTTTTGATGGTTTCACAGCTCCAGAAGTTTTCAGCCCTGCACGAGATGGATTGGAGGGACCTTTTGGGGTTGTTGCTTCTTCCACAAATGTTTGAAATGACCCACAATTAGAACATTTCCCCATAGGTCTTCTAGTGTGTATTGTTTGACATTCAGTACATCTATAAACAGTGGTCGGTTTAGCCATGTTAGCATTCTATCAACCAAGGCTATTTTGTTACTGAATTGTTGTGGTTTTCACATATACAACAATCCGTGTTTTGGAGTATTGACTTAATGATTGAACAGCTCTAATTCTAGGAAACATCTTCCAGTATTGTCACTGAACTGACATTGGAGTGAATATTTTGGTCTGACACATCATTGTTTATGCTAGAAACAGTGTTGAGTGCGAAACCTCTGAAACACAATGAACCAATAGCGTGCTTCGTTGCCTCAGTCAATTCTGCATCCTCAACTATCAACTTACGAAAACTGTCATAACTTGTTTTGTTGCCAACAAAGTATTGATTGATTATGTCATTGATGTTGGCGATAGAGTCAGTGGCTTGAACAGGCATTTTCCCATAAGTGTTTAATGCAGCAAGAATAAGTTCTTGTTCAGCTGTAAGAAGAGTTGATGTAGTAGCACTATGAGAGGTCGCGGTTGAATAGGAATTTTGAATTGGTTTTTCTGATTTGTTCAATGTCTCGTCCAAATTGTTGGAATAGTTCGTGCTGTTGTTCTCGTCATGAAGATGATAACAAGTTTCCTCTGTTGTTGAACAAGGTTTTACTTTTTGGTGATTGTTGGTGTGGTATTTCATCATGTTGCTCCTCCTCTCCGTAATATCTTGTTTTGTCATCTTTGTTCATTGTCCAATAGTCATGTCTAAAATGATTTTTCCCAAAGATACTAAACTCAATACAAGAAAAGCAGGAACAAAAAGGTAATTCTCTACGGGTCCTCCTGCTTTGATGGGCAGGAAGCGTGTTGTCCACCAGAATTTTCCTCTTAGAACAGCTGATAAAGGAAACAGAATAGGGGCTCCTGCGGTGGTGAAACAATCCCCTAAAACATGGATGGCACTCCCAAAAGCTACCGCAACACCGAGCCACCAGAAATCAGTTTCGACAGGAATATTGGTCATGATAAGTACAGCAATGATAGCTGAAACTGTTAATGCAACTATTTCACCTATTGCAACAGATTTTTTGATTTTGTCCATTGCCTCTTTCATCAAGGTGGACAATGTCAAATGCACCAGAACAGCAAGAATCAGAAAGGCAAAGAAAGCTCCCCAAGTGATGTTGCCCAAGAATGGAAGTGTTATGTTGCCTTCAATTCGCGTCAACATCCACACAATGAAACCCAGAAGCAAACACGCAGGAAGAGTGTGCCATGCTCCTCGGTGTGGATTGGGGTCAGGGTCATCACGTTTGGTGCGAATAGTTGTTTGCAAAACAGTTGATGTAGTTCTGAATAAACCACTGAGAACAATGCCAAAAGGACCTAAATCACTTTTGGCTCTGGATGATGTGTTATCAAGGTCAGGGATGAGAACACTTCCAGTAGCAGCCAGAATCGCAGCAGCAAAAACCCAGCCATTGTGCGTATTGAGAACATTTCCCACAACGCCAGGAACAAAAGCAATACAAGCCAAGGTGATTCCAAGAGCGCTGATGGCATGTGTATAACCCATGAAACCATCATCAGCTTTAATTCTTGTTCCCATATGGTGTCGTAACAGATGCAACATTTTTACAACCCTTCTTGTTGTGGGAAAATCATTGGAAAAATATCACAGAAATAGAATTCCAATTCATCATGTTTCAACAAGTGTTTATTACATTGTGAATACATCATAGCTTCCCAAAATTACATCCATTGTGAAATCCACACCCCTGTATGAACGTTTCACAACAGGTGGAAGATTTACAGTGTTGTGTGTTGCTCGGGAAACACATGCTGCAACATTCGTACCTGCATAAGCTGTTACCAGTTTTTCTTCTCCTGGTTTGAAGATTTGAGTTGCTACGCCCATTGTTCCTTTCCCTTTAGGCGGAATCTCAGACAACAATGTGCGTTTAATAGTTTTTCCAGAATACGTCACTATCATATTCTCAGTGTTTTTAAGGGAATCGACCCAACCAAAACTGATAACTGCATCATCGTCTGATTTCAGCTTCATGCCTCGCACACCACCAGCTTTGTGTCCAGTTTCTCGAACACTCTTGGCATCAAACACCAAAACATTACCAGCTTTGGAAACGAATACGAAATAGCTCCCTGTCAATGCTCTACCAAGCCAACGACAATCCACCACTTCATCTTTTTCGTCCAATGTGATAACTGGAAATTCTTCACGGTTTGGAAAATCACATTTAGAAATTTTCACTCCACCATTGCGTGTTCCCAAAGCCAAACCAACATCTGACTTCATTGGGTCTACTTTGGCCATTCCAACAATGTGAACACTTTTATCAAGTTCCAACCCCAAATCAACAGCATTAACAGCTCTATCAGTGCCCAAGAATGACAGAGGGACTTTGTGCCCTATACCATCACTGCTGACAATAACCAGACTATCTTTGGTTTTCATCTTGATTTGTTCAACGACTGGAGTGTGAAGAAGTTTTCTGCTGTTGGGTTCATAACCAAATGGGGTTTCACTTTTCATGAGTGTGCCATTGGCGAATCGTGTCACATAGCAGGTCAAGTTTTTGTCACCATTACGATTGGCTGCGGCGACTTCTTTGGCTTGAGCTTTCACATCTTCAGAGGTTAGACCCAAGATTTTGCTACGACGTGTGTCCCCAATGGTTTTCAAAGTGGAGCGAAGGTCAGCATCCACACGTTCAATCAGTTTGTTCTCATCTGATAGGACTGCTTGTTCGTTGATTTTCTCTATATCTAGTTTTGCTTTCTCTTCTTTGATGGCCAACGAATCTGCTTTGGTAAGCCGACGTAACTGCATGGAAAGAATGTATTCAGCCTGTTCTTTGCTGATTTTGAAGGTTTTCTGCAATTTGACACATGCGGTTTCTGAAGTGTCAGCTTTACGAATAATGGAAATAGCCTTATCAATGTCAACCAGTACAGCCAACATTGCGTCCAATTGTACTAATCGTTCCTCAATTTTACCCAGTCTGTGTTCAGCTTTTTGCATAGTGCAGGTTTTACGGAACTCAATGAAACCGCGAAGCATATCCAAAATGGGGGATTGTATTGGATGGTTGTCCAACAGAACCGTGTTGTTCACCGAGAATGGAATTTGCAGTGGTGTGGTTTTGAACAGTTCATTGATTACTTGTAAATGGTTTGACCCTTGAGTGGTTTCAAACACCAACCGTAATCCGTGTTTCATATCGGTTAAATCTTTTACTGATGAAATGCCTTTTGTCAGCTTTTCGTTGGCAGGAACACTGACTTTCTTTCCACGTACTGTTTTTTCTTGTGAGGTTCTCAATTCAGACACTTTGGTCATGACCTGTTCTGCTGACACTCCATAAGGAAGTTCATGGAAAATGATTTTTACACGCCCACGGGTCAAATGTTCAATTTTGTAACGTGCACGAATAATAAACCTGCCATTGCCAGTTTCATAATAGTTTTTGATTCCATCTATCTCCAGAATCTCCCCACCTGTTGGGAAATCAGGACCAGGCATTATTTTGAGCAATTCGTCAACAGTCAATTCTGGATTGTGCAGTAGAGCAATACAGGCTTCCATGACCTCTGCGGGATTATGGCTTGGTATTTTGGATGCAAAACCAACGGCGAGTCCTTGGGTGCCATTGATGATGTCATTTGGCCAACGAACGGGAAGCAGTACAGGTTCCACTTTGGTTCCATCAAAATTGGGAACCAACTCGACAGCTCCTTCTTTGCTTTCTTGAAGAAGCTCCATTGCCGCTTTAGTGAGTCTGGCTTCCCAGTACCGTGGAGCGGCTGGTTTGTCACCTGTCACGAAACCTACTGTCCCAGATGGCTCAATCAACGGAACACGGAGAGAGAAGTTCTGGGCCATTCGTGCCAAAGCGTCCGAGATTGAAGCATCACCATGAGGGTGGTAATTGTTGGCATCTGATGCAACAATCTGAGCTTTCTTGTGACTAGAGTTGGGACCCAAACCTGAATCATACATGCTCCACAAAATACGACGATTAACAGGCTTCAATCCATCCTCAGCCAATAATGCTCGGTCACGGATGGTGTAAAGAGCATAAACAATGTACTCATTAGGTAACCACTCATGTACTGGTTGACGAACAATTTCAGCAGCAATTTGATTTGTGGTCTTTTTCTCTTTAGCCATTCTTTCTCCATCGGATTATGCTCTGGTGTCAAACAACTCTAGTATTTTATCGAAAACAGCTTCCAACAGGACAAAACGACCAATACAGCCAGCAACGAAAAGCTCTCCTGTAACGCCCCTTGAATAGGTCAGATTCTACCAAACTTATTCAGGGGTGTTTTTCGTGTTTTCAAGACATTTTGGGAGAAATCCTGGTTTGTGATACTTGCATCAGGAAGCAACAAAATCTTGCTTAAAACAACTTCTGATGCGTTTGGACAAGAACGTGTCAAACGTATATTTCAAAAACATGGTAGATACACAGAAAACGGAATAACCACTAATGAAGAAAAATTAAAACAGCCATACAGTTTTGAGTATGTCATATGAATTGTGATTACACATTCATGAATACAAAACAAATCATGTCACAATCAAAAAATGGATGACGACTGGTTTGTTTGTTGGTTTGCAAGGTTTTATCCTGTTTATTGCCTTGAACCAATTCGATTGACTAGGATAATTCAAATAAGTTTGTAAAGAACAGTAAAACTTGTGTACACATTCAACAATCAATGATGTAATATACAAAGTATTAACAATTTGAAACGTCATGTGTATGGAAACAGAATGTTCATAAATTCCAAGCAATGAACAACAAACTGGTTGTATTGTCACGAATGGTTTCAGCGGAAGTCACGCATAGCGTCCAAATTCAAACCGCTGGATAAACATGGTTGCACATCTGGTTTGTCTTCAACCACTGTGCCCAACATTGAAACCATCAAACTAGGCGGCATGCCATTACTGCTTTCACGGAAAACTTCCATCAAATCGTTAGCACTCAAACGAAGGCCTTCTTGAGCTGCATTCTCCAAACCAGAGACCGCTTCTTTCAATTCGGTTTCATCCACATCCAATGAATCCAACAAAAACAAAACAACATGTAGTGGCTGAACATATGGTGACAATTTATTAACAAACTGAACAAGCCCACTGGGTATTAGTCCATCAATAATTCGCAAACTGTCACGTTGTTCCAAGAGCTGTGATTCCTGCCCACTGATAGGAGAAGCAGGTGTTCCTTGTTCAATCAATTTACGAAGAAAAACAGGTCGTAATTCTAGTTCGCTGAAATCATTCATGTTATTTGCCTTCTTGTTTTCTATCGGCAAATATCAATGCTGAAATCAGTCAAAGTTCTTAGAAACCCAATTCATGACATCACTCATGGAAAATCCACGTCCAACCAAATGCCGTACAGCTTTTTGTCGTGCTTTAACTGTATCCAATTTTTGAAATGATGATGAATGAAGAAGTTTGCTCCCCACCCTGTTCAAAGCATCCTGTTCCGCTCCCTCATCTTTCAACACTTCATCCAAAGCATGATTGACTTGCTCCATGCTGAACTTTTGCTCATAAAGTTTGGAACGTATGACTGTTACGCCTTTACCCTGTCTCAACAATGATTCCGCTCTATTGATTGCCAAAGAAAAATCATCCAGAATCAGCAGGTCTTTCAACTTTTGGATACACTCTTCCACCATGTCATGTGATGTTGTGGTCCCATCAGATTGAGCAACTGATACTGATTCTTTTGGATAACCTTTCATATAGAGTTTTTCCCGAATTTGGTTACTGTTGCGACCATAATTCATTGTGTAGTATAAAGCACTATTGTAAGCATGGCGACTCAATTCATCATATTCTTCCAATGCCAATGGCCGGTCAAATGGAACATGTACTTTCTTGGCTCTTTTCATGTTTTCATTTTCTCAAACATTCACGGCACTTTGGTCAGTTCATCCTGAAATGTAGTAGAAACATGTCCATGGCGTATTTTCTCAACTTGGTTACTGACAACTTGGGGGTCAAATGTTGGAGGGTTGGTATCAGACAAACCCATAATGAAACCAATAACAAACAACACCACAACATAAACCACGGGAACAACAATCCCTATAATCAAAACACGGCGCAGAAGCTTTTCTTTACGATAAATGATGTTATCATTGTCAACAGATGTGGATACAGTATCAACATCAACAGTAGAAGACGAATGCTGTATAGAAGAATCCATTACAGTGAACCTCCAATGATTGGTTACTGTTTAAACATATCCACCACATCATTTAACAGTCAGTCGTATTTGTGCCTAATACCAAAACATTACAGTAATTATTGGTTCTCAAGATGATTTGGAATAGTCAGCAACCAATTACAATCAAATGTTGACACACTCGATTGTTTCGTTGCATATTTATAGTAGTTCCACGCCTTTTAGCAGAACTTCAGTTTCAGGTTGAGCGGCAAACGCTTCCTGCATCTTTGCATACGGTTTGACCATCGCTTGAGGACAGGCACGAACCAAAGGACACCAACTGCAAAGAAAAGACGGACTGAACTCAAACCAATTTGTTTCAATCATGTTGTCAAGACGGGTGTCAGCTTCCTCAACATTTTTGATAACCCGTTGCATCAATGCTTCATCAGTACAGTCAACATTTACAATTGTTTGCGCTACAGGGTAAATGAGTCGTGCTCCACTCACCTGAATCCCGTGTTGTTCCAGCAGCATTTTGTACATCAACTGTTGGCGTTGCTCGGCCAAACCCTCCTCAGATTTGGTTGTAGGGTTCCATCGCTTTGCCTTGCTCCCAGTTTTCCAGTCTTCAATGAGAACTGAGCCATCATTCCTTCGAACATCCAACACCAAGCGGTCCACAAACCCTACAACAGGCCGTTTTGCAGTCCCAATAGTTCCTTTGACGAAGACTTCCAAACCTTTCTGTACTGTGTTGGTTTTGTCTCCAATGGAAATATTGGCGACAGTCACTTTTTGAGGGTCCCCACCCATTCTGTAATACCCATTCACAGCTTCACGGACCCAATTCAGTACATCTTTATTGTCACGCAAATCCCTGAAATCATCACTGTCCAATGTTGCAGTGACCAACTCTTTCACTTGAGCTTTGGTGCGCTGTTCAGGCTCCAACGCGAACAAATCCTCCATTATCTTGTGGAAAATGGAACCACGACGTGCAGCTGTATCTGACAATTCGTCAATAATCTCATCCTTGACAAAAGATTCAAACAACCAGCGAGCAGCACAACTTGTTTCACCCACCAAAGCTGTTACCAAAGAAGCGGAAAGATTCTTTTTCTCTAGTTTGTCAGACACTTTCTGTGACAAAACATGCAAACCATGCTCATCCATAGACACCAAGGGCAAAGGGTTAAGAACGTCTTTCATACCAACATTTTACCTGTTGCAAACACCAAAACCGGTAAAACTCGCCATTTAATGCGCATATTTACCGCCCAATGTTCTTTCTTCAAGATTGTAGACAGTCAATGCCGACCAAACCACATACTCGCTTCATATGTTGTTGGAAACAAATGCAAATTAGCAGTATTCACCAATCCAAGAATAAGTTGCTTCACGTCATCAGATTTATATTATGGATGATTAGGATAGTTGGTAACATATCATGAATAATGAATTCAGTTATTTACTATGCCAAAGCAATCAAAACAACTGTGAGCAAATTATAGGTCACATGTAACGCATATGATGGATAAATGGAATCAGTCCTCCACAGAAACAATCCTGTTACCAGACCCATGACAGTACTCCATGCAATGACGAAGAAATCGCTAACTGTTGAGAAACCTTGAGTGTGCGCCAAACCGAATGCCACTGAAGAAACAATCAAACCAACAATAGCGCCCTTTTTCTTATCACTGAAAGAATCCTGAACAAACCCCATTGTGTAGCCACGAAAGAAAACCTCTTCAACGAATGGTACAACAATTGGAGCTACCAGAAGCATGATGAAATAACGCCAGAAACCATCCAACTGACCAATAGAAGTGGATGTGTTACTGGATGCCAACGAAACACCCATACTCTTCAGCAGAATTGCAATACATTGAAGCAAAACTAGCATGAAAACACCAACAAAAGCTCCAAACATGACAGTTTTCCACTGAAACTTCTGAATTCGTAGCTTCTTTTTCCATTCAGATACAACAGCATCAACTGTATTCAAGCTAACATAAACAACCAATACTTCAGCTGCAACAGTGGCTATAACCGCTGTTCCTACATTGAGCATGTTTAAAATTGCAAACGGAACAACCATAACCGCGCTTGTCAATAAAAGCATTGGTAATGAAAAAAGCCCTAACAATCTGTTACGCATTGCATAATCTTTCACCACAACAACACGTGGTTCCTGAACAGGTTCGCTCATATCTCTCTCATACACCTTTCCTATGGATGAAACCGCCACACCCTGAACACACCGGTTTCATCGTCTACCGCTCTAGTTTATCAGGAACAACAATTCAGTCAACACAGAAACCATGAATGCAAACACAAACCCAAACAAGTATGAGAAAAGCAACAAGAGTCCATGCGCTGTCAATCAGCACCTAAAAAGAGAGTGTTGAATTATTAAATTGAGTAAACATAAATCAACAATATACGACTGAATAGCAAATTATATAAAAATTGACCAACACGGAAACAAAACAAATATGTAAATACGATTCGAGCTTGTGAAGGCATGAACCTGCTTTGAAAACAGCATTTGAGGACTGTGAGAATCAAGTAATGGTTAGTAGTGGATTAACAAGGGGTCAAAACAAGCAACAGCTACATTGACCAAAAAATGAAACTCTCCAGTCAGATTGCTTTTACTCCTATGGGAGGACACAATGACAAAAACAACCCAAATAAGACGCAACATCAAGTAATAAGTGTTGATTCATTCAGTTGTGTAGCATTCAATCAGTCATTGTTTTCAGCTATCAGGTCTTCTAGTTCCATGTCCCACGAATCCTCAGGACGGGAGAAGTCCTTCTTTTCCCCAAGACCCAATTCCGGTCTTCCCAGCTTGTCTTCAGAAGCGTCAGCTGTCACATCATCGTTGAGACCAAATTCCTCCAAATCCAACTCGTCATCATCCATGTTGTTGGATTCCTCTTGACGGATTTGTTCAATCACAGAAGAATTGTCAACACCTTCCCGTGAATCCAAATCACCTTCCTCAAATTGAGACATGTCAACAACAGTAGCAAGTTTGGAACGCTTCTTACTGATAGGAGTTCCATCCGGGTTAAGTCCTTTACGGGCCAAATATTCATCAATCCAAGATGGGTCAGCAAAAAGCCCTTGACCATGATTACCAACACCATAAATACTAAGATAAAGACGACCACGTGGATTCGCTCTTACACGCAACCCTTCGCCATTACCGAGAATCATGAGAGAAGCATTAGTGTCAGTTCGTCCACAGTTGATACGTACACCCAAGTTGGCTTTGGTTTCACCTTTGAGAATCGTGGCATCAGGACGCTGAGTGGCAACAACAAGATGAACCCCAGCAGCACGACCAAGACGGGCAATGGAACCAAGAATCATGGCTGCTTCGCCTTTCAACTCATCATTGGCTTTACCTTCTTCGGTTTTCACTCCTTCAGGCGAGAGGAGCTCCCCCATTTCATCAACCATGACCATAAGCGCTTGCCCCTTTTCTGGTAGGTCGAGGAAGTTCTTGATTCCAAGTTGTTCCATCTCAGAATAGCGTTTCATCATGGTCTGCTGTGCGAAACGCAATACCGTCAAAGCATCCTCCAGAGTAGTGGCAACACCTAAAACCACATTGCTGTAGGCACGAAAATCGCTTAGTTCCACTCGTTTGAGGTCAATTCCCAAGAACCGCCAATGTTCTGGACGAAGAATACACCCAAGAACAATGTTTCGTTGAACAACCGAATTGTGAGTTATCACTGAATGCCCATCATCACCACCCGCAGCGAACAACCGGTCTGGACTGTCCACAGAAATACAGCGTGATGGTACAGGGGTGATTTCTCGGGCTGATTTTATTCGCACAGAAAATCCTCGTTTCAGATTTTGTCAGGATTCCAATGCCTCAAATATCAACGAATTCTTCTAATTGTTTTGATTTGTGTTTCAACGAGTCCATATAAAAGTTCTGGTTCCAGCATCATGAACTGGTAGATATCCTTCGTTCAGAAGAATTTGAGCATTACTGATTGGGTTTCCTGAAGAATCCTCCAAACCATATCGTTCCCCAACCTTGAAACCAAGAATTCTGTCAGCTGATACACGTCTCGCTGTGCTGTCTCGGATGTATGCTGGTTTACTTGTATCATTGTTCATGCGCACCCAAGTAATGCTGGGTTTGTTGTGTTTCAATGCTGTCCATCCAGGGAATTTGGATTCCGTGTTTCCATGACTTGTGTTCATATCCACATAACTGATAACAGATGTGGGGTTTTTAGTTCTGAAAAAATGCGTGTCACAACGACTGAAAGCGCCTGGAATATGATGTCCTATCTTACTGCACGACCTGATGGCTTCCCATTCTGCTGAAGTGTTGAAACGACTTTCACCATAAGTTTGGACATGCACCAGAGTATTCTCATGAAACATTCCCAGACAGAAGGTTTGTTTGTTGGACGCTCCCAGCAAATGATTTTCTCTGAGAAAACGGTTTGCTTCTGATTGGGTTATTTTTTTTACAACACATGTACGTCCATGAATACGGATTGGTAGTTTTCGTAGTTTGGATTGGGTGATGTTTATGAAAATGTTCTCATCCATCCAATCAAACCATTGCAACAGTATTTTGCCTTCTCGTGCAGCGGCTATGGCTCTTTCACGGTGATAATTGGCAGGCCTGGGTTGATGTGAAGGTTTGTGACAGTCCACGGTTTTACAACGACCTGTCAAATGTACAAAGGAAACCGCAGAGTTGTGTGTGAATGATGGATTCAAGTCTATTAAAACATTCTCGTAGCCCAAATCAGCATGACGTTTTCCATTGTCAAAAGGAACTTCCAATTCCAAGGTTAATCCAGTTGCTTCTTCCAGTTTGTGCTTCCATTGCTTGTTCAGTTTCGAAATTCGTTTACCATTCGCATTGGCTGCACGTTTTTGGATTTCTGGTAGTTGAAAAACATTCTCTACGCCATAACGTTCTATTACAGACATTTTTGCTTTGGTTTGGAATTCAGCTAGTTCGAAAGGATTCTGCACTCCGTATCGAGCTTTCATAGTGGCCGCAATTTTTCGACGCACAGCAGGGGTTGTCAAAGGATGTGCTCCATATCGTTCTTGGAAGGTTTTTGTGCGTCTTGTTTGAATCTCTGGGTCCTGGGAAGGGTTTTCAACTCCACGTCTCCGCAGGTTGGTTGCGGTTTTCTTCGCTTTCACAACAGCGTTTTGCGATGGGTTCTCAACACCATACCGTTCCAGGTTCGTGGTTTTCCGTTTTTCCTTCATCATGTTTTCGGATGTAGCTTTCCACGCGCATGTTTTGGAACAAGTTTTTGCCAGTTTGAAAGGATTGGCAATTTTGAACCGCTTCCCGCATTCCGAGCAGTTGCGGTAATGGTCTTGTGAACAGAAACGAGAAGTTGAACGGTCAGCCAAGAATGTTTCCCCACATAGTTCACAAACGTTTTTCTGTGTTTTTGCTTTCATACGACTTAGAGCATGACTACAATCAGAGGAACAGGTTTTGGCGGGGCGTTTCATTTCTTTGATTTGAAAGGATTTTCCGCAATACTCATATTCCTTGTAATGCGGTTTAGAACACCAACGAGTTTTCCGATTACTACGAATTTCCGTGTGACACCATTCACATCGCTGTAAACTGTTCTGTTCTTCTGCCACCATAGTAATGATTATATCAATCAGCCAATCATGAATCATGGTCATTTTGTGATGGAAATTGGGTCCTTTTAATGATTATCGTTTTGCGTTGCTGCCGGACTTTGTTGGGAAACGAGTAGTTTCAGTCATGTTGGTGGGTTTGGTCTTCGTCAATTGTCATGTTTCCATCTAGACGTTTCTTGATGGTTCAGGCAGATTAGGGGGGGTGAGGTTGTTCCTTTGCGTTTAATCAACACGACCCAACCAGAGTGTTTCATGTCCAAATTTCTTGCTTCTTTTATTAACTGTTTTAATTAATTGTAAATGTGTACGAATAGTTCTTGTTGGTTGGTTGTGGTGTGTATCTCTCTACCCCACAAGTTTACTTTCCATGCGGTGTAAGATTTTTTCATACACTTGTTCGAATATTTGGGGCTATTTTCAAGGGAAGGGGAAGAAATTAGGCAAAGAAAAGAAAATATGATAGCATGAAAGTTATGAGTAATAGAATAGTTGTCAGTGATGTTGATGGTACTATTGTTCGGCGTTCACTGGTGTTAAACCATGCTGCCAAATTGCACGAGGAGGGCATAATCGATTTTGGGGAACTGCCTTCTCAGTGGCAAGCTGACCCCAAGAATGAGGGACTAATCACGCAGTTGGCAGAACTTTATCGAGACAGCTTGACTGGTCTGACACTTGATGGCCTTGGGGTTGATGCATATATCCAGGATGTGGTTATTGACCCCAAAAATTTCTACAGTACATTAGCTCGGTTACGAGAACTAAGGAAGTTTGGCGCGCAGGTGTTTTTAATCAGCGGGTCCCCAAGTTTTTTAGTGGAACGTTTTGCAGCTCATTTCGGGTTCCAAGGCATCGGTTCCGAGTATGTCATGGATGAGTTTGGACGTTTCACCGGAGCCTGTGTTGGAATGTTTTCCAGCAAGGCCAAGCAGGCGTTTCTGAAGTCACTTGGGCTGGAACAGTATGATGAGGTTCTGGCTTTTGGGGATACGGAATCTGACAGACCATTGTTCAACAGCGCTCATTATTCAGTGCTGGTGGAACCTAACAAGGCTACACATGAGGCTTTGGTAACAGTGGTTAATGAGGTGATTTATGATTGACCAGAAAAACTAAACCCCTCCTGAGTTATAATCCATTTAAGTGAGGCTTTTGCTGTTGGGCTATTATATTTGGCCATACAAAAACTATGCAAAAACAGGTTGCTAATTATTGATACACAACTTTGCTAGCTGTCAGCCCTCAGTATCATGCTAAAAACTATGATACATTAGAAGTAGTATTTGGAAGGTGAAGATGAGAAAAAATTGCAACAATGATATGGGCTTTGGTGCATTATTTACAATAATGATGGCTATTACTATTTCTTTATCATTTATTTTTGTTACAGGGATGTTTATTCGTCTCGTCGAGTTCAACGGAGCAACTAAAACTTCAATTCGCGGATTACAAGAATATCAGGTGTATAAACATAGCGGTGCCAGTTTAACGGAAGGCGATGCTTTCGCTGCCTATATTCGTGGTACTGGAATTGGGGTTACGGTAATTCCTCCAAATAAATTGGACCGCAGTATGAGCCTAAATGAATTGGCTCAAGAAATCTCGTCAGAAATGAGTGACAGCTATGACACTATTATAGTGGTGCAAGACGGTCCAGATTCGGACATTGTTACTTTTTACAGTAACAAACAAGAGGTAAGAGATGTATTTCTACATTTGAATATCTTTCAAAAAGAAGTGCTTGATGCAGGGGTCTTCTTGAATAACAATAAGACCTCTCTATTAGCATCATATATAGATGCTGGTGGTACAGCTGGAACCACCACAAAACAGCATGTAGAAGAACAGAAACAACAAACTCAATCTGATACACCCAGTACCGAATCTTCTGATGGTGAAGAAGAGCAAATTAAACGACAAACAATGTTAAAGACAATGCAAACGCAAGAATCTGCTATGAAGCGGAAACGGGCTTTTTTACTCTTCAGTGATGTCTCAGGTGCGGTATTGTTTGTTGGGGCTCTTATCTTGGGACGTAAGAAGTTACTGGCGATTTATCGCAAAGAGCAAGTGGAAAAAGAAACTACTAGGAACTCGCTTCAGAGCCAAATTAGAAGCCGTTTTGCCTTGTATTCAAAAGACTTTCAAGACGCGATTGTGGCGTTTGGGACAGTTGGCGAGAAACATGCTAATATTCTCAATACACATACTGAGAATAATTTGGCCCCTAAGATTAAAGAGGTCCGAGAGAATTTAGAATTGTTGGCAGACGCATTGGAGCGCAATCAATCTGATTTCAGTCAACGTGTCAAGCTGGAGGTTCAGTATGCTGACCAGCTGACTAAAATGTCTCGGATTCTAGGTCCAGATTATTACATGCATATGGTTAGGCATCCACAGACTTGGGCCAATGTGGATGAACGAATTCAACTTGTAAAAGATGCTCTGAAGGCTTTGAATGAACAAGTTCTTGAGAACATCCATCAAATTAATGAGAACCGAGAGTTTGAGTTTAAGGTGGCTTTACAGTCATTTTTAGGTTCAGACGAGATTGATGCTGTAACAATCTCGAATCGAAATTTGACGGATTCTTTAAGAGATTCTGTCAATAATATTGTTTCATCAATCAAGTGCAAAAATAGTAACAACCATTCCTGTTCTAAGTTGTAGAAGATATCAAATTAGCGCTGCTAAAAGAAGGGATTAACTGAAAAATTAGACGCCTCCTGAGATTATGACTTCAGGAGGCGTCTAATTTAGTGTGGTGTTTTATAGCTGTGGAATATTTTCTTGTAGAGCAATGATGAAAGACCCGTCAATGTCTAGAATGTCTTGAGCTTTAAACAGGTATCCATGATGCTCGTCATTGAAGTTCGGACCATATGAGGACCGTTTCAGTAAGACGCTGATGTCATCATTCTTGTTGAACATCTTCTCCCCTCTCAGGGAATCATGTTCTCCTTCATCGGTGATACGTGAGAAGAATCCACTTTCGTCCAGCACCAAAATAGCATCTGAATGAATATGGCCTTCCTGTACTGCATTGGAGATTTCTCGTTTCACTTTTGTGAGCAAATCCCATGGAGCCAATTTTTGAAGGATTTCGGACAAGACAACTTCTTCTTCAGAAATCAACACAAGTTTGTTTCCTTGCAGTTTCACATCTTTGTATGTGTTGATGATTTCCAGCATGGTTTCTTGGACTGACGGGTGACGACGGTTAATGTACTCAGCATTGTAGTAATTAACAAAATTGTCAACTGTTTGGATTATAGTTCCCTCTAGTTTTCCTTTTAGTGCTTGTGCTTGGTCCTCGTTTTTGGGGATGAAATGGCGAGTCATGCTGCTCCATTCGTGGTAGGGTAATCATTAAACTTGGTCAAAAACAATATCAACCTTTAAGCGAGTCTTTGGTGTCGAGTTTTTACATCAACAGTCTATACTTTTGGGAACAGTCATTGTTGACGTTTGTTGCATCCGACCATACAACAACCACACAAAATGATAGGGTGCTAATTGTTGATACACAACTTCGCTAGCTGTCTGCTGCTCATAGTAACATCATGTTAAAAACTATGATAGAATGGAGATAATTTGGTTGTTAGAAGGTAGAGATGTCAAACAGGAAAAATTACGACAATGACAATTACAGCACTATTAGTCTTATAGGTAGTTGGATGGTTATTCTTGTCACCATTCTTGTACCATTGATTTTTGTTATAGTGGGATTCCTCCGCTTCGCTGAAGTCTATGGAGTAACTAAAACTTCAGTTCGCGGATTACAAGAATATCAGGTATATAAACATAGCGGTGCCAGTTTAACGGAAGGAAAGGCTTTCGCTGCTTATATTCGTGGTACTGGAATTGGGGTTACGGTAATTCTTCCAAATCAATTAAAACATAACATGAGCCTAAATGGACTGGCTCAAGAAATCTTGTCAGAAATGGGCGACCGCTATGACACTATTATAGTGGTGCAAGACGGTCCAGATTCGGATATTGTTGCCTATTACAGCAACAAACAAAAGGTAAGAGATGCATTTCTACATTTGAATATCTTTCAAAAAGATGTACCTGATGCGGGTGTTTTCTTGAATAGGAATAAGGCCTCTCTTTTGACAGCATATGTAGATGCTGGTGGTGCGCCTGGAGCCACCACTATAAAACAGCATGTAGAAGAGCAGAAACAACAAACTCAATCTGCCACGCCCACTATCGAGCCAACTGCCGAATCCTCTGATGAAGCTACACGTAAAGAAAACGAGCGAATCAAACAAGAGGAAGAAGAAGCGAAACGTCAAGTAGCTGAAGAAGCCAAGAGAAAAGAAGAGGTAACTCAAAAGGCCAAGGACCCATCGTGGTTAATAGCAAATTCTATTTCTGGACTGGAAACTTCTCAGATTTATGAGCAGCTGGATGCACAGTTGTCCCACAAACAATTACTGGTTGATAAGATTGCAGGTACCAGCATTGGGATTACTGTGATTACAAGCGAGCAGTTGAATAATCGGAAGCTGGATGATGTTGCAAACGCCATTCAACAAAACACGCCCAAATATGACACCATTATTGTGGTGCTGGACGGTGCAGAAGATTCTATTGGTGTTTCAAGTTCTTTAAACGGTGTTGCAGCAAAAATCAGGGAGCTTTTGGGCGCAGAACCAGTTTCAGATGCAGGATGGGCACTTTTAAATGTCAGCAATGAATTAGTTGAAGCGCATCAAGAAGAACTCCGTATGATTCAGATGAACAAAGAACGAGAAGATGCTACGAAACGGAACCAGAGCCTTCTGTTCTTTGGCGGGGTTGCAGGAGCAGTATTGTTTGCTGGTGCTCTTGTATTGGGATGTAAAAAGTTATTAAGAGTTTACCGTAAAAAGAAGGCTGAGAAAGAAGCTGCTAAAAACACACTCCAGAATCGGATAAAAAACCGTTTCGCGTCGTATTCAAAAGAGTTCCAGGATGCAATTGTTGCTTTTGGAATGGTTGGAGAGGAACATGCCAACATTCTTGGTACATATGCTGGAAACAATTTGGCCTCTAGCATTAAGAAAGTTCGAGACAATCTGGAATTGTTGGCAGACGCATTGGAGCGCAATCACTCCGATTCCGGTCAACGAATCAAGTTGGAAGTCCAGTATGCTGACCAGTTGACTAAAATGGCTCGGATTCTAGGTCCCGATTATTACATGCATATGGTTCGACGCCCCCATGCTTGGTTTGATGTTGATGAACGAATTCAGCTGGTAAAGGATGCTCTGAAGGCTTTGAATGAGCAAGTTATCGAGAACACTCATCAACTAAACGAAAACCGAGAATTCGAATTCAAGGTAGCCTTGCACTCATTCTTGAATTCGGATGAGATTGATTCTGCAACCTCAAATCAAAAGAATTTGAAGGATTCATTGAAAACGTCTGTTGACAGCATTATCTCATCAATCAAGTGTGAAAAATGATTATATAGTTGACAGTTTCAATACATGTGATTTATACTAGTTGTGATTGGCCTAAATTGTAGCGTCTTGGAAACGACAGTTAAAGGCTATGCGGAAATAACAAAATTGAGTTTATTGAGTTTTCAGAAAGGCCCAAAATGGCAACAACTGCTCCTGTTCTAAATTGCACTGAGGAGATTAAGTCAACATCTTTGGAAGATATGATTGGTCAGAAGGATTTGATTCATGAGATTGGGTCGTCAGACGAAAACCAGATTATGGGTACTAATGAAGTAACCAGAAAATTCCGCAATCAACTTGAATCACAAGATTTGGAGCGGGTAAAAACTTTAGCTCCAGAACTTGAAAGAAAGTTCGTTAACGATTACAACGAAATTATTTCCTTTGGGCAAGAAGTGTTGGACGGGGTCAATGCAATCAATGCCCGTCTCCTAGAGGAGCAAGATGCAAAAATTCCCGAAGCAGACCATATTGTGAATGGTATCCTTCGAGAGATTGATGGATATTCTGCCAAGTATTCATCAACAAAGGCAAGAACTTTTTTCGATAATCTGGTTAAGCGCTTCAGAGGGAGTGCATACAATTTGAAAGCGATGTTACGCGACGCGAAACCAATTGCGGCAAAACTGCAAATGGCTGAAGCGGAACTACTCAAGATGGAACTTGAGCTAAAGACAAATGTCACCAGAGGTATGGAACTGCGAAAAGAGACTTTATACAGTATCTCCAGAATGGTGACGGTCATTGCTTTCTTCGAAGAAATCCTGGAGGTTTCTCGCAGTCGTGCAAAAAGTATGCAGGATAGGCTTAACCAGGTAAAAAGCGATGATGAGGTCATTAGATGGAATGACCGGAATTACACCATTGAAGAGTTCCGGGAATTGTTGCAAACGCAAACAATCGCTATGGGAGAAATTGAAAAGTCTTGGTTCTCATGGCGGCAGAAATTCTTCCTGTATGCGACGAATATCGTTGCCACCCGTAACATCATCAATGTCTCTATCGCGCTTCAGCGTACCTGTCATCGTGTTTACACTGATGCCATTCCAGCTGCCAGAAGCCAACTGGTGGTATGGCAGCAAGCAGAAAAAGCACGTGAATCTGCGCGTATGGCAAACGCTGCTAATGACGGAATTGACCGACTCATTGCTGGTGCCGCAGAAGGCGCCGCAGCAGGTGTTCGAGAGTCTGCTCATGCCAACCAACGCACTATGCTCTCCGACGAAACTATTCTGGCGCTCACAAAAGGTATTCAGGACCAGTTCAAGGCACTAGCAGAGGCAGAAGCGACTGGACGTAAAATGCGTCAACGAAATTTGGACGTCATTCGTCAAAGCGAGTTGGCTATTCGAACTGCGGCTGATGAATCTCAACAGACCATTATCGCAAACGCACTTGCTGTGGTGAATTCGGATTCAAAAGCCCTCACCACCGGACAATCTGATACTCAAGAATCCTTGTTTACAGTATCTCATCAGTAACACAAATAAATTCATTCTAATGCATCAATGCCTACAAAATGAGTTGTAATGTAGGCATTGATGCATTCTATTTATTTATTGTTTAAATATTCAAAGAGCATCAATAACCATACGTGGAGCATTTTATGGCTCATCGGAATTTGTTCAATGAATTCATATCAAACACTCTGCTATAAGGGTCAAAAGGTTTAATACAACAAACAGCTATTTGACTTACCAAGGTGCTGTTGATGTGAGGTTTGTTTATTTCATCCAATTGTTGGTAGCGGTAATTCAAATAGTCTGGTAGTTTATCCACAGTGTAGAGTCGATAAGACTGTTTTTTCCAGTTTGCATCCATTTTGACGAAAGTCTTGTCAGCATTGATGCAAATAATACTCGATACCTTGGCGCTTGGGTGCAAATACTTTTTCCATAATGCTCGGGCTTGTGCCGCACGAACTCTTCCTCCTGGGAAAATGCGGTCAGAGCGCAAAATCTGTCCTTTGTCATTGATGGAGTATTTGCGTCGTTCTTTCCAACGTTTCGTGTCAATAAGAAAGACGTGATTACCTATGATGAGAACATGGTCTGTGTCTCCACCTTCAATCATGCCGCTTTCAGGGTCGATTTCTTCTTTTCCCATTCCTCTGATGTGAACCGAATCAATCAACACAGCATTTGGTTTGTCTTGAATCCATTGTTGAAGAAGCGAACTGGTGCTTCGTTCGCCTTCTAAACCGATACGGACCACTTTGTGTTTGAATGCTGAATCGTAGTCTGGATTGTTTGCATGGTGAGTCAAGGATGCGCCAGGGGAGCCAAAATAGCGTATTCCATTGTTGAGCATTTGGACTATTTTCAAAGCTACAGTATTTTTGACACCATTGATGTTTGGATAGGGTGAATTTACCACAACTGTATTGGATTGAGACATTTAAACAACACCTTAACGAAACTTGGCGAGAGTCTTCATATCAAAGACCTTGGCATAAGTATCAAAAGGTTTAATACATGACACAACAACTTGACTCACTAATGTACTATTGATGTGCGTTTTGTCATAATCCTCAATCATTTTCCATTTTTCGTTCAATAATTCTTCAAACCGTTTCAATTCTACTAAGCGGTAATCCTGTGTGTACCAGTTACGGTTTCGAAGTACAGAGACATCTTCGGAGTTGATACATACAATACCTGTCACAAATGCGTCTTCATCCAAATAGTTCAACCATTTGTGTATGGATTCTTTCATTGTTACTTGTCCACCTGCAAAAGGTTTGTTTGTCATAAGTGCATCGCCATCATCATTGACTGAATAATTCTTCTTCTTTGGCCAACGCCTAGTGTCCATGATGATGACTTCAGTACCAACAAGAAGAATGTGGTCTGTGTCCCCGCCATCAATGATTCCGGTGTCCTCATTCACTACTTCGTCTTTATCCCAGTCAGGCACACGAATGGAATCAACCATGACAACACCAGGTTTGTCCTCAATCCATTGTTTCAAGAATGTTGTGGTGTCTCGTTCCCCGTCCAAGTATTCTTTGGCTTTGTTGGGTTGAACCCCTTTTTCTGCATATTCGGGATTGAAAGCTTGATGTGTCATGGCCGCACCTGACGAACCAAAATAACGCCTACCAGCTTTGAGCATTTTCTCAATACGAAGTGCTATGGAATGTTTGACCCCTTCAATATTTTTCAATGGTGGGTCAACTTGGATGTCTTCTGGTCGAACTGTTTTTTCTTGGATTTCCAGTTCTCCGGTCACTTCAATCCTCCGCTCACCCGAGGGAACAACCCTCCGGAAACTTGGCATGTAGCGTGCACTTCTTGACTGTCGTCAATATCAACGGAAACCGGGACTGCTTCGCATTTTCCGGCTTCTTTGTACATGAACCACGACAATGGATTCCACCCTGGTTGCAATGTGTAAACTGTGAACTCTGGAACCACATCAGCAATGGTCTCACCAGTGTTGTAAATCACACCCACTGCCTCATTTGTACTACTCTCATATTCAAACTGTTGAAATGAAGCAGCTCCTTTGTCTGGTAGGTCGGTTTTGAACGAACCAGGCACAGAGAAATAATTCACCAAAGACAGAAGAATTATTAGTGTTACCACTGGAAGAATCATGGCTACACGTTCCAAGGTTTTTGTGGCCTTCAATAATGGTTTCAAAAATTTACCGAAGAAAGGAATCTTGGTTAATACTCCCAAAACAGCTTTAACTATTTTGAAAACAAATCCTGTCAGGAAAATATATGGTTTCTTTAGTTTAGCGAGAATCTTCTTGAAAACGTTATTGGTTTTGTCAGAGTTAGATTTTTGTTTCTTCAATGGTTTTGGCAACTCAGACTTGTCATCATCATGCATGTCAGTTTTGGATTCTTCTGACTCATCATGTATGTTGTCATATGAAGAAGAGGTATCTGGAATTTCTTCACCTTTCATGTCAGCACGAATCTGAGTTTTTATCAAGGCAATACGGTTTTTGAGACGGTCCATCAAAGTAGGTTTTGTGTCTACAGGCTCAGAAGATGATGGGATTGCTGTATCGTCATTTTCCGTATTGGAATCTTCCTCCATGTTTTCTGGAGAGTTGTCACCATTTTCCGAGATGAAATCAGAAACGTCCTCTTCTGTTGTTTCTTCCACAAATTCGTTATCATCAAACTCGGAATCAACAGTTTCTTCATTCAAGAAGTCATCTGAATAACTGGGTTCCGTGTTTTCTGTGACAACATCATCCCAGCCAGAAGGATACTCGTTTGGAACAGATTGTAGACTTTCTTCTGTATCAGCTTGCCATGAATCAGCTTCACTCAAATCCTCTATATTCTCAGAATCCGCGACATCTCGATTGCTGGAAGTGTCAGTATTGTCATCAATTAGGCTCAAAATGGCTTGAAGTTCATCTGACTCGTCTTGGTATGCATCATCCAAGACCTCTACAGTGGACCCCAGAGCCTCTGTGGCGTGATTTGAGGGATTTTCAGGTTCAACCCCAAGGAAATCTCCATCCAGACCTTCTGATGGCGTAGAAGCCGTCTCAGCGTCAATCTCAGATGGTGTCTCTGTCACATCATCCAATCCCAACAACCGGTCTAGTTCATCTTCTTCCAAAGCAGATACAGATACCGCTGTCATGGATTCAGTCAGAGGCGGTAATGCTTCCTCTTCCTCAAACTCATTAGAAGACGAATATGATGACGAAGGTTTAATTTGTCCCTCATCATCCTCCATCAACAACTCCTCCAATTGGTCCTGTGGGGTTGTCTTGGCATAATTGTGCGGGATGGCCATAACAGTCCTTACATTGTGTCAGATAGGATGGAAGGGTCAAAAATACCAAAATCATAATTCTCAACCCCAACATACCGTTCAATAATCTCTTCCACCTTCTGTGTTTTTCCAGTTCGATATCCAGAATCCACATAGTTCAAGGTTTCAACCGCATCAGTGACCTCATCAGGTGAAGCGGCTATTTCGGCATTGTTGTATGACAGAGCAGGTGGCCATGTTCTTATCGATTCAGTGTTTTTCTTGGGAGTTCTCTGTTTTCCAACAATATGATTGCTTTCTCCTGCCAGAGTATGTTGTTGTTGAGACGTTTTTAATGCGTTTTCAGCATCGACTCTAGGGTGACGACCTGCTTTAGCATCTTCATCCATGATGTTCAACGCCGTTTCATACAAAGCAGTGTTGCGTTCAGACACTTTCCGTAAAGCTCCATACAATGCCACATGAATTGGGAAACGACCTGGAATCTTCTCACCCAAATTTTTTGGAAGTATTTGAGCAAGTTTCTTCTTCTGTGTTAAATTCTCTTTGGATGTCTTAAAGCGAATCCGAATAGGCATTGTTCCATCATCAGCCAACCGTAACGGACGAAGACTTGTGATTCTGGCGGAATAGGGATTGTCTCCTTTCCCTGGTCTGAAAGTTATTTCCATGACATAGACTGCGTTGAGTTCCAGTTCATCCAACGGTTTCACAGTATTGTCCAAAACCATGGCGCGTGCTTCCTTGGATACATCATTGTCACCAGCTTCATATACTTTACGAATAGTGTCTTGTGCCACTGTCTTGTCCAATCCTTTTACAACATCAGGAGACAATCTGGCTGTCATGTAATCCGTTCCATCGTCAATTGACAGTATGAGAGATTTTCCATTACGGTTGCTTTTTTTGACGATTTCAATAATAGATGCCGTCAATCTGATACGACTGGTTTTACTGGTTTTCAACAGTTTGGCAATGGTTATTCCTTGGTTGAGTTGTCCGGCATGCTCCAAAGGATGTCCTGTAAGATACAGACCAACCATGTCCGCCTCTTTTTGAAGTTTGACTGTATGAGGATAATCAGGCCCATCCAAAGGTATCTCTGTTGGGTCATCTTCCTCCAACATGTCAAACAATGAAGTACCTTTGGAGTTCTTCACTCTGACATCACCCATGAGATTCGTGATTTGCTCCACCACGGCTTTACGACTGACTCCCATACGGTCAAATGCTCCTGCCATGGCCAAAGACTCATATACTTTACGATTGGTGAGACCCAATGGCATACAACGGTCCACAAAATTTTGAACAGATGTATATATTCCGTTTTTCTCACGTTCATCAACAATAATGCCAGCAACCTCATCAGACACATTGCTGACACCGCCGATACCAAACAAAATGTCTTTCCCACTATGATGTGCAAAATCGGGAGCAACTTTGATACCGGACAGGTTGATGTCAATAGTACCAACACTGATACCCATACGATTTGCTTCACGGAGAAAGGAAAGCGTCTTTTTCTTGTCACCAACATTTTGTGCAATCAGAGCAGCCATGAACTCAATGGGATAGTTGGCTTTCAAATAAGCACTCTGATAAGCATTCATTGCATAAGCCACGGAATGGGACTTGTTGAATCCATATTTGGCGAATTCTACAATAGTGTCCCATAGTACGGAAATAGCCTCTTCTGGATAACCATTTGCCAAAGCCCCTTCAAAGAATTTGGGTTTCATGGACATCATCACAGCCATTTTCTTCTTACCCATGGCTTTACGCAGGTCATCACCTTCCTGCAAAGTCATACCTGCAATGTCAGAAGCAATACGCATAATCTGCTCCTGATAAACACACAAACCAAAAGTATCACCCAGAATTGTTTCCAGAGGAGAATTCTTGAATGCCGGGTGAATGTAATCAATGTCTTCCCGCCCATTTTTACGGTCAGCATATTTAATGTGTGACAGCATGTGCATGGGTCCAGGTCGTGCCACTGCGGTACATGCAGACAAGTCATTGAAATTGGTTGGTTTCATCAGTTTCAGAAGATTCCGGACCATTTCAGAACCAAACTGAAAAACCCCAATAGTGTTGGCATCTTGAAACAATTTATAGGTTTTCGGGTCATCCATTTTGCCATGAATGATGTCCAACATATTAGGCGCGGTTTTCCCGGATTTGATGATGTACTCAACACTATGTTGAATAAGGTCTACAGTATCCAAACCCAGAAAATCCATTTTGATGAGACCCATGTCTTCAAGTTCCGGGTATGTCCATTGTGTGATTACTCGACCATCATCTTGACGCACTTGAAGTGGAATGACGTCATGTAAGGGTTCTGATGAAATAATGATTCCACAAGCATGCACTCCAGTGGATTTGTTGCGACCTTCAATGTTTCGTGCACCTTCAATGATAGGCTGCCATTCAGGGGTTGATGTTGCTGCACGGAATTCAGCTGCTTCTACATAACGGTCACTATCCGGATTGTAGATGTCCTCCAAGCTGCATTCCACACCTTCAATGGGCGGGGGAACCAATGCAGCAATTTTACCGGCCTGAACAAATGGAATGTTGTAAATGTTGCACATGGCTTTGATAGCGCCCTTTGCAGCCAATGTGCCAAACGTAATGATGTTGCAAACGTTGTCTTTACCATACAGATTCGTGACATACTCAACAGCTTTTTCACGAACAGTAGTGTTAAAATCACTGTCCACATCGGGGTTGGACCCTGCTTTGATGATTTCAATAGACTTGATTTTCTTCGTTGCCACCATGTAAAAACTCCGATTTGACCGTATTTTATCTACACATTATTTTAACAAAGGAGATACAACCTGCTATGTTGAACTCAACCAAACACTAGACTATAATCAGTATTTAATATACGTCTTATTATAATCAAACTCTCCCAAACGAATTTGATACGAAACCATTCATCGTATAAAACAACGAAACACTTCCTTCAATGCCGTTTATATTGATTTATGAACTGTAAAATGTTTTTAGATTGTGCAGAAGGTTTTCGTATTTATGGTAAATATATTTTTCTAATGCTTGGGTAACTATATGATTTTAGGTGTTTATTAAATTAATAAAATGTATCCACATTGAAGTATAATTGTTACTCGTTGTTGCGTGATTCCATTATTTTTTGAAGTTTGGACAATTTATCCAAACCTTTCACAATTGCAATTTCCAAATGAATACGTGAATCTGCTCCGAGAGTCATGTGTCGTAATGACTCACCGATTTCTTGAGCCATGATTTCAACACCTTTACGACCAAGAAGTCCTTTTGCAACATTCTTGAGATTTTTCACAGGAGGAACGGCAACAAGTGTTTTGTCAGCTCCACAAATGAGAAGCAACAAATCACGCAAATCCGAGAACAGTTGCTCGGCCAAATCCTGTCCTTCATATCCTTGTGAATGTGCTTCAGTTATCACCTCTAAACAACGACTCAGGTTTCGGGTTCCAAGCGCTTCCAACAGTTCAGCTTCCACAGGTGTTGCAATGTCTCCAGTGGATAGAATCCCTTCCAAAGCGCTGAGAGCGTCACGTACCGAACCTCGTCCCTGTCGTACTGCTTCGTCGATTTGCGCTTGCTCTACAGCAATGTGTTCCTTCTCAAGAATGCTGACTAGAAAATCCGACATCACATTAGGTGTTACCAGACCAAAACGACGTGCTTGAATGCGAGAATGAATGGTGTCCGGGACTTTTTCCACTTCTGTTGAACACAAGATAAACAAAGCAGGCATGTCTTTGTCTTCCAGTGGAATCAGTAAAGCGTCAAAAGCGGCTTTCGACAGATTGTGCACTTCATCCAAAATCCACACTTGTCTTTTTACTGGCGCACTTAACCGAGCGCGTTGAACCAGTGTACGTACATCATCCACAGAACCGTTATTGGCCATGGAGATGTAGTTCACCCCCAATTGACCTCCCGAATCAATGGCATTGCAAACATCACACTGGTTACATGGGTTCCCTTCAGGTGTTTGAATATTCAAACAGTTGATTGCTTTGGCCAGCAGAAGAGCGCTGGAAGTTTTACCAGTGCCTCTAGGTCCAAAAAACCCATAAGCAGTTGGTAGAGCGTTCTTCATCACTGCGGCCTGTAAACTGCGTGCTACTTTTTCTTGCCCCACCAAATCGCTCCATACAGCAGGACGGTATTTTTTGTACAACTCAACATGTGTGGACGAATCTTGATTAGTCATGGTTAAATTCTACCTCTCAGAATTCTTCAACTGGAACATCAAAAACTTCATCACCAACAGACAATTGATGAATATAACGTTTCACAGCTTTGGGTTTCCCTTCATCTGTTCGTTTGACCACACCTTTTTGTCCAGACACGATAATTTGTTCACTGGAGCCGTCCTCATATGTCAGCTGATAAGTTGCTCCACGTCCAGCCGATAAGAAGCGTTCAAAAATGAGGTCATGTTCAATGGGGTCAATTTCGGAAATTCCCAACTCATATGCGTGAATGGACCCACCAATGGACCCACGACCCACACCAATGGAGGATGCCAAGATTTCATCTCCTTTGCCTTTGGTGGAGTATAGGTCACGGGTATGCACCAAATAGTCTCTCACTACCAACATGTATCCAATGAAATCTGATGAGTGGATAACTTCAAACTCATGCTTATTGCGACGCATGGCTTCTTCCTGAATTTCTCGTGGTTTTCCGCCATAACGTTGCTTGAAGCCCTCCTTCAACAGATGACGGTAATATTCTACTTCATCATGGAATTCAGGGGGAATAACTGGTCGCGGTTTCAGATGCGGATTGAAGTTCAAGCTGATATCTGAAGCCATTTCAGTAATTGCCAACGAATTGGTCAAAGCGTCAGGAAACTCATCAGGTGGAAACAATGCTGCCATTTCTTGAGCTGATTTCAGATAGTATTCATCCCCACTGAATGCGAATCGTCGTCCACCTTCATCATAAGTCGCATCAGACATTCGTGAACCAGATTGAACACACAACATTTCTTCATGTGCTTTGAAGTCTTTCTTGTGCGCATAATGGCAATCATTTGTCGCCAACAGAGGCAATTGAAGTTTTCGAGCCATTTCCAATTGTTTTGGCAATAATGCTCGTTCCAAATCAATTGGCATGTTGTGGTCCATTATCTCCATGAAAAGTTTGTCTTGAAAAACTTCTTTCAACTGATTGGCATGGTTGTATGCTTGTTGGTCTTGTCCCAACAGGAATCTGGTGCTGATTTCTGATGATGGACAGCCTGTTGCCACCACCAATCCTTCAGCATGGTCTGCTAACATGCCAAAATCAATTCGTGGTCTCTGGAAAAAATGTGCCGGGTCGTTTGAAAGAGTGGACAGTTTGAACAGATTCGTCAATCCTACATTGTTGTAAGCCCATACTGTAATGTGAAGATAGGCTCCACCTGCTGACACATCATTGGCCGCTCCTCGTTTACCATTATTGCCATAGAATACAGGTTCCAACAATTTGGCTCCTTCCGGGTTCACAGGCGCCATGTAAAATTCGCAGCCAGGAACAGGAATCATGCCAGCGTCACGTACTTTCTTGATGAATCCATAAAGACCGAACAGATTTCCGTGGTCTGATTGTCCCAACCCACGCATACCAAAATCTGATGCCACTTGAATGTATTCAGAATCCTTGGAATAACCATCCAACATGGAATTATGAGTATGTGTATGAAGTGAAACATATTCTGGTTCAGTCATCAGTCAAGGACCCTTCTTCTGTCATGTTGGAATCATTCTCAGATGAATCATTATAATCTGAATTGTCTGATTCATCCAATTCGTCATCACTCTTATTTGTCTTGCCAATACGAGCCAACGCCAAGTATTGTTTATCACTGATGGAATGAACAAACGGAGATAGCTCACCATCGATGATAGACAACAAATCCTCAGTTTTTTCATCATTCCCTGACAGCAATACTTTTGCTTTAATCAAACCAACTGGTAGTTTTTTCTTGGTGTCAGGTAACCCGGCGCCGATGATTCGTATTTTGTCTCGTGCCCCTGATTTGTTTCTCATATCTAGTAGTACTGGAGTAATTTGTGCCCCACGTGCTCGCCAGAGAGGGGCTTTCTTCAACGCAAGATGCAACAGCCACGGATTGATGTTTTTCCCTTTATACCCAAGTGAATCATTTTTACGGCCAATGGTTCCAAAGGCTTCATCCATGCGAACAGGGTGAAGCAAATAAGCCCTGTCGCGCCATACCAGGACTGAACCGGATTCTTCATCATCACGTAATACCGTGGATTCCCAACCGGCTAGTTCAGCCCCACGAATAATGGTTTCCACCAAAGTGTCATCCAATACATTTGTTGGCATGTCAATTGTTTTGAATCTTGTTTTACGGGTCAATTTGTAGAAAAACAAAAAGACCATCAAGGCCACTGGAATCCCCAGCAATGCACTCCATATGACCGGAACTCTAAAAGCAATCATGATGTATGCACTGGTGAAACCCAAGGTAGTAGCTATTCCAATGGTTCCCCAACGACTGACACCACTAGCCATGAGATAGCTGAGAGACATCAGGAAGAAAAAACAGAACAAAGTAGCGGTCATCCAAACCAGACCACCACCTGTACGAGGTTCCACGATACTGCCAATCTGGAATCCCCATGTTGATAGAAACAATGTAAGAATACCAACAAACAATACTTTGATAATCACTCGTGCATTCATGAAAATGAACACAATGGCGCAAAAAGCCAACACGGATAAAACAGATACCCACCAATTACCTGGATTGTCAACAAGAGTGATACCAGAAACAAGAATGAGCGCAATGGCAAACACAGTCAACAAGCTCCCATTGGTTTTTATTGTGTCCAAAACCGTGTCCACCCAAATGGGGCGCTGAACATGTGATGATGATGCAGTAATCGGTCTTTTTGTCATATTTTCTCCGTTATTCTTCATAATGGCATTTTAACTCTTGGTTCCAGGGAAGAAACATCTGGTCCACTGAAATCAAACCCAGTTATAGCATGTCTTGATGGAAACGTGTATAAACATGTTTGACTTTACCCGAATCCCAAACTTTGCTCAAACCGTTCAATTCCGCTAATTCAGATTCGGTCAAATCATCCTGCCACAACAATTCCGGGTCCTTCATGAAACGCTGTTTACGGAAATTGAACTTGTGATATCGCGTGTTGCCATAAATGTAGCAATAGTCTGGTGGCAATTCTTTCTCAACCACAAACCCAGTCATGGTGTAAAGTTTTCCATCACTGATTTCATTGTCACTGAAAGTTTCCACAATGGATACATCAGGGTTCAATTCAAGAAAAGCGTGCAACAGTTTACTGAACCCACCAGGAATAATTCGTGATGTACAAAAACGGTGAAGAACAACAGTACCTTGTTTGCCTTGTCGTGGGGAGAATAGCATAACTGCGACCAATTCTTCATCCGCGAACAAACCAAGATTGTGTTTGGCTCCCACCCCTCCCTGTATGTGATGAGAGATGCAAAATTCTTTAGCCATAGAACTCTTGATTGTTTTCACATGACATTTTCGAGCACCCGTTTTAGGTAGTGAAGACAATCCCAGTTTCATCAGTATCATTTGTTTAACAATTTCAGGATGCTGCTGCCAGTCATCTTCCCAGATTTGTAACAACTGAATTCCTTCTTTTCTACATTCTCTCCATTTGTTGTAATGGTACCATTTGGTTTTCCCAGCGGTCTCAGAATGCCAATATAATCCATTGTATTCAATAGCAACATTGAAATCAGGCAAAAATATGTCCAGCTCTTTTCCGGACAGTAATTTACGGTCATGACGAACCACAACACTACCAGATGGAAGATGGGTTTGAATGAAATCCGCTATCTCGTCTTCGCCTTGGGAGCTTTGAGGATAACATTGAGGACATCGGGACTGATTTATGGTTCGATGAAAAATCAATGATTCCCACTCATGTCCTTGTTCGCACACCCAGCTACCACGCACACAGGAAGAAGGTAGATAATTACTCAAAGGGTGGGAATTTTTAGTAGACCATTCAGCTGCTAAATGAGGAAACAATGAAGCTGCATCCGTTTTTCCGGGGTCTGCTTTGATTCCTCGACAGTACGGACAAGCATCAATCATTTTGGTAGCAATACGTTGGTGAAGGCTGTATTGCCAACGATGATTACTATTTTTACGACAAACCCATTCGACTTGTGTACGATACTCTGGTAAAGGTGACGCCCAAATTGTTTCAACAGGCCAAGGGTTTTCTGGTGCATATTCTTCAGCTATTTCAGGATATACGCTTTTCAGGTCATTGATACCAGCAACTTTCTTGTGTTTACTGCATAAAGGGCATCGACGACCCAACAGTATCAAAGCTTTAGGGGTTTGAGAATATTCATGACCTTGAGCACATTGTAGTAAAAACCTCCGTGAACGATTTCCACGTGATACTTTACTAGGGTCCAACATATTATTTGGGTGAAGCAACGGAAGAATGTCAGGGTCAGTGGTGGCAACATCATTGAATCCTGTCAAAACGCGTCGTCCAGAACAATACGGGCACCCCAACCCTCTGTTGATTCTTAATCCCACAATCATGTCATATGAGTGGCCTCGCGGACATATCCATGCACATGTCTTACTGCTCCCAACCGATTCAGGGTCAATTGATTGTTCAGGGTCCCATTCTGACCAAACTTCTGGGTAGTCTTTGGGAAGATTGACAGGTTTGCTAGGCATGAAAAAACCTCCGATACAACGCTTAAACATTATACCGGAGGGTTCGTGGAGCTGACGGGATTCGAACCCGTGTCTTGACAGTCATACACTTGAAATCTACAAACATAGTGACGGTTAAAAATTTTATGATAAACCTTCCTATAACCGTCACCAAAGTGTTGGAAGGGTGTTATCACAGTCCAAATAAGCTGGTTTCTTCACAGACTGATAGAAGAGCAGCGATTCCCTGAACGACACTGGATTCACAGGAACGGGAATCAGTTTCCTGTGCCAGTGGATTACACAGCTAGGGTGTAATCATCTTGGATAGCATTGGCAGCTATTTTTGCGAGCCTGTTTTACACCTCTTACTCAAAGGTGGTTTGCCTTCATAATGTATTTAACTTTCAATCGATACCATTCAGCCCCAAGACTGAGAATACATCCATTATATCAACATTGGCGCAGAAGTCAAATGCTTGCAAGACCAACCACACTTGCAAACAACATGATTCATTCTTGTGAAAACATGTCATTCATTTGTGGAAGAAGCGGATGGTGAACTGCTTGGGGCGTTAGCAGCTGCATTCTTCAAATTACGCAACATCTCTTCACCGTTAATCTTCCATTTGCCGTCAACATATGTCAATACCACAGCAGTCATTCCAGTGTTGTCAGTTCCAGTTGGCTGCTGTTGTCCATTCAACTTGAAAACTACATCCTGAAAATCAATACTGGCATGATTACCATTCATTCGTACTTTGTTTTCAGGAACGGAAACCTCTACTTTGTAGTTTTTCCCAGTTCCCGAAAGCATGGAAGATGATGCCATGGAGATAAGGTTCAAGTATGCACGGTCAGCATCGGAGGAAATATTGCTGTAATCATAATGGTATGCCAATGGATTGAGTTCCTGAATACCATCTGCCAGCGTTTTTTGTTGTTCTTCAGTCAGACTGGCCAAAGCTTCATGAGGGTTCTTCGTTTTCCCTAGTTTTTCATAGCCTTCTTTCCCCAATGTATCCACCATTACTTTTTCCACTTTGGTGGTTGCTGCTTTTGCTTCATCGCTTTTCTCAACTAGTGTATTGTAGTATTCGTTGAGAAAATGTGATGCTCCAGCCGCGTTTTGCGTTCCGGCATCTGCTTGACTTGCACTGTTGATTGGAGCATTGGAAGTGGTGCAACCCGCAACTGTTAAAATGCCAGCAAGAAACGCTGTAGCAATCATTGTTCTGGGGTTTCTCTTTCGGATAATTCGTTTCATGAAGGTTTTCTCCCGTACCGTATTTTTCTTTCAAACAGTTTATCAAATCGAATATATTGAAACTGTATTGTTTGAATTTGGTATATTGTTGTTTTTGTTGAAAATTAGACGTTTTTGAGTGATTAAAAACCTGCCCAAATAATCCGAATAATGTTTCTGGATATTCAGACAGGTTTTGTTGTTTTCAAAAGTGTTGGCAATAGGACTTATTGTCAGGGTAGGCCACGAGGAGCGTCACCATTCAAAACCCCTTCAATGTTTGGTTCGAAAAAGTTGGGTCCTTTCAGGATTTTTCCTAATGGTTTGGTAGTTCCGTCTGAAACGATTGGTTTTCCATTTTCGTCCAGTTTGCTGAGATTAGATGCATGAACTTCTTGGAGAACTTTCTGAGACGGGATACCAGATTCAATGTCAAAACCTTCAATAACGTATCGGAGGTCAGCTGTGGCATCAGCAGCAGCTACTACATCACGAGTTCCGTCATCAAGGTTTTTGGCTATACACCATGCTGCTTCCAACACATTACTTGCGGTAGGACCATACACGGCTGCAACAAGTTCTCTAAACTCTTCTGCAATCAGTTCCATCTTCAAGTGCAGGCGTTCAGGGGGAATTACATCTGGGCGAAGTGAGGCTTTGGTGTCAGACGGGGGAACATGTTCTTTGGGATGGAAAATATCATAGAATTCCCGCACTAATTCATGTGAAGTACGATATCTTGGTGTATCAGTCATAGATGAGTTTGTCCTTCCATATGAGTCAAAAATATTGTAACGAAAACCCCACCTCGTATTTGGAAGGTGGGGTTGTGTTAATAGCAAAATGGGGAATATGGCCACGAAAATTGAGGAAGACCTTATTTGAGCAGACTTGCTATATCCATTAGAACTCGGTGGTCCGTGTTTGCATTCGCTGAAGTACAACGAATAATATAATCCAAAGCCTGATTGATGGTCATGGCAGGAATATTACCCGGCCAGTAGACATTGTTGATAATAGCTGAACCTGAATCCGTAGGCATGAAAACCACAATAGCTTCAACATTCATCTTGGGGAAGAACTTTTGGAATCGTTCTTTGGCCATTTGCATGTTTTTGGTCATGGTTCTAGGTTTGTCCACCAGATTCTTGGTAGCATTATCCACACAATAGAGTTTGGACCCATTATTGGTGTAAGTCACATCCCCAGACTTGTAAAACTTGGTATCCACAAGAATAATGGTGTTTCCATTGACTAGAATGCAGTCAATGTCCGTTTTGAATTTAGGGTCAGGTTTACGGATTGCAATTTCTGACGGCATAGCAACAGACCAGAAACTATGAACCGTTTGAATGATACCATATCGAAAATCGGAATAATCAATCTTCTTAATACGTGAAGTAATCGCCAATGCCTTTGCAAAATTGGTTTCACCCATTTGCCCCATTTGGACACTGGAGTGAGCAAAATTGGATTCATTAAGTCCACAACCAGGAACACCACGCATGTTCCTTACAGTATGGGTACTTGGCAGAACAACGGTTTCCAGACAATGCGGTTCATAACCTGTTGAAATACCAGGATTAGTCGCTTTGTGAATGATGTTCTGACTCTGCGACTCACTAGAAACCGTAGTGTTGGTTTTTGAAGAAAGGTCAATTAGGGGCTTTCTTCCTCTGAAAAGATTAAACAGAGGGAAAATGCGTATGGTACTGTGAAGCACATATCGTACAAATACCGCCAGAAGCACAGCCAGAATCAATCCAGTATTAACGGAATGTCCAAATATGGCAAAGAGCAATGCAAATCTCCATGCTAGCATCCAAACCATTTTCAACAACTGCATATGTTCCCCCTTAGGTATGGTTTTATTATAGCAGGTTATGTTAACAATGGTCAAAATAACAATCAAAACATTCGCCAAACCACGAAACTTCTGTTATATGGTATATAAACCTAATATACTGTTCGGGTATTGCCAAATGGGATGATAAAGTACGAATCTACAGTGGTCACATGGAGTGTCTGAAATCATCATTGAACCTTGGGTAGTGAATGCCTGTGGTTGAAATTGTTGGCCCAATGTTTGTAAGGACACCAAAAGAAATGATTGTTTGATGCAAATGGATACGTGATGACAGCTGATACCCCATGGAGAAACGCGCAAAGTTTGATGCGACACAACGCTAATTGAAAAGCTTGGTTCTGTGCATGACGCCATTGTGCCAATTTCTCGAACTCTTCATTCAATGCGGTCACGAGCTGTTCATGAGGCAGGTTTGGATTAGGCCATGATAACTTAGGTGGCGGAACAGGTTGAATAGGTGCATTCCTTGCAAAACTGTATAACCATGTCATAATACTCATATAACCATTTTACGACATGACATGGTTGAGAAATAATAATGGGACCCAAGAGTATTCTCATTAGGTCCCGTATAGTTGCGGAGGCAGGATTTGAACCTGCGACCTCCAGATTATGAGCCTGGCGAGCTACCGAACTGCTCCACTCCGCTATGTTTTGTTAACAATATCAATATACTGAATACAAAAGACATTGTATCAAAAGTACACAAATCCGTGTTCATGTTGAAGTTAGTGAGGAGTGATGGGTTTGCACCATCATCTCTCAACAGTCCACTTTCTAGTGCGTTGAGCGGATTGTCTTTTCCGGAACTGGGTTAATTACTCCCAATTCGACCCGGAAACACCTGTCCTAACTCCTGCATGTCTTATGCGCACTCAACACGCAGCGATTGGACCAGCTTATCCCAACCCCTCGCGGAAGCGACACGATTCGAACGTGTGGCCTCTAAGAAAGAGACTCTGGTTTTCGAAACCAGCGCAATAGACCTCTCTGCCACGCTTCCAAAATGTCAGGTTATCCCCAACAAATAAATTGTACCATATTATTCCAGTTCTACAACAGATGTTACTATAAAACTCAAAAATGTGTTTCAAGTTGTCGCACTTTGATACCCACAGTCTTGAACATACGCTGTGCTGCAATAAATTCCCACCTGTTCCAATCAGGTTCAACAGCGTACACTACTTCTCGAATACCAACTTGGATGATTTCCTTGGCACATTCATTACACGGATACAAAGTCACATAAATGGTGGCATCTGTGAACTCGCGTAACGAACCCCGAAAATTCAAAATAGCATTACGTTCTGCATGCACCACATATGGATACTTGTTCTCCAACGGGTCAGTCTCAGTTTTACACCACGGAAAGTCATGGTCATCAAACCCGTTAGGAGCGCCATTGTAGCCAATTGTGAGAATACGACGGTCCTGAGTCACCACACAGGCTCCTACTTGGGTTACAGGGTCTTTGGAGCGCTTCCCAGCTACCTCAGCCATCGCCATGAAAGTTTCATCCCATGTAGGAACTGTTTTACGAGCTTTACTCATCATTCATTCCATCCAACCATAATTTTCAGAATCAGTGGATTTATGTACTAATGAAAATAAAGCACCAGTATATTCCAAAGCATTGTCACGTTTGCTTCCGTCAAAATGGAAGAATTTGTGCACCAATGCAGCTAGAGTGATGTATGCCTCTTCCACAGTTTTACCATATGCGTTCAACTGTGGATTGTAGTAATGATTGGTGTATTCAGGAGCTATGTGTTCGCCAGTTTCCACTTCCCACATATGGGGTTGATTGTTATGAGATGGGACGGGGAACAATTCCACCTGACGAGCATAGCCATTTTGATTCCAGCGCCAAGTAGATTGATTCTTGTCTCTAGTCCAAAAAGCTGGATGTTGGTCAATGAAACCATATGCTTTGAGAAAATCAGTAGGGTCTTTCTCCCACTCAGACGCCAACTCTAAAAACATCTGATACCGATAACGTAATATTTGTTCTCTCTGCTGGTCAGTTACGGTAAAGCATAAACTCGTTTCATCAGTTTTCGTGGCTGGAGCATAGACACGTTGTTGGTCATGTTCAACTTCTGGGAGAGTCTCTGCAAATGCAAAGTTTAGGTCTTTGGATACCGCCCAAGCATAGGCTTCAATAAATGTGTCAAAGTGTTTCCCAGAAATTGTATACTGTCCGTCCACGTATTCTAGATGTTGAATGGGGCGTGGAGTCGGAACCAAAGACCTCATCCACTCAGGAAGTTCAGGCAAAATCTCTTTGTTATCAGTCATATTTCCTACTTAGACATGTTCTGGCACACAATCAGTTTAACCAATTTTTAATGTTGAAATTTGTGGAACAATCAACACCAATCAAACACAGTAACAGGATGGAACAGTTGATGGTTCGTTTAACATCAAGCCATATGTCTATATGATTTATATGGCTAAAAAACGACAAAAACTCCCATTATGTCTCAATTAATACATAATGGGAGTCATAAATATTGCCACAACAGTTAAACCTACCCACCATGTTTCATAAGGTAGGTAGTAATTGTTGTTTGTTGTATTTGCTAAACAACAGAGAACACGTAAGATTGGTGTTTAACGTGCTACCATTACACCAAGGTCCCATGTAGTGGAACCTGTAGGAATTGAACCTACACCTTTCCGGTTCAAGAGGGAAGTAACCAATCTCTCACATCTGTTGATAGCATCAGTCCAGGAATCAATCCTTACCATTATAGGAGTTAGACTGAACTATTCAATTGTATAAATTATATCAACATATACTTTTAGAGTATGAGTTCCATAGAGTATCTATCTATTGATGATGATTTTAGTAGCTGAGGAGGGATTCGAACCCTCGACCTTACGATTATGATTCGCATGCTCTAACCAACTGAGCTACTCAGCCAAGCGTGAGTTGAATTCTATATTATGTTATTGCGCCCTTGGCAGGATTTGAACCTGCGACCTTTTGCGTCGGAAGCAAATGCTCTATCCAACTGAGCTACAAGGGCCAACTATATACTGTATACTAATTGGAGATGTGAAATTTCCATCTGTAACCTTAACTCTACTTAAGGTTGCTACACGAATTCTATAAGAAGAGGATTAGGGAACTACATCATTTTTCCGAAAAACATTAATCCAATTTTCGCGAGAACCTGTGATGATGCCCTCGGAAAGCAATCTATCTACTTCTTCACTAATCCTTGCATCTCGTACTTGTGCTTTATGAATTGTCTCATAAGAACGGATATCATCAATGGTTGGGGCTACATCTGATGCATAATCCCCGCCTCGCATGAATGAATCTGACTGGATGGTTTCTACATTGAAAATTTGCCTGATTTTTTCATCAATCAGGTAGTGGTCACTCACAAGGGCTAATTTTCCATTTACATATAACGCTGACCAGTCCTCAGACCCTTCATATACAACATAACTAGTCATTTTTCCTCCGCATCTGTGTAGAGCGCATGGATGTTGTAGCAATATAGTATTAGTTAGACTTTATTCTTCCAGAAAATTCGTTCCAAAGAGCTTCGACTTGAGCAAGATTTTTGGGACGAATATACTGACTTAGTTCGAAGCTGGGAAATGGTGTATTCATGGATAAAAATTCAACCCCAATAGCTTGACCATCAGGGTTAGCATCCAATAAAACCTTGTCCGTTACCTGAACGCAATGCTCAGGCAATCCCGGTTTGAGAGTGACGTATAAACCATTATTACGTCTTTCTGCTTTAAAACGAGCCATTATACACCTCCTGGATTTTTAGTATTCTAGACCCATAATCGACAAAAACCACATAGAGTTCAATCCATGTGGCTGTTTGTACTATAGCTGGGGTAGCAGGAATCGAACCTACATTTCCGCATCCAAAGTGCGGCGTGATGCCGTTACACCATACCCCAATAATAATGGAGCCCCCTGTGAGATTCGAACTCACGACCTTTCGCTTACAAGGCGAATGCTCTAACCAGCTGAGCCAAGGAGGCATTGAAGACAGAGAACAATTCGTTGATAGTAATTAATATTGTTAATTGTGAAGTAACCATCAACTTCACTTCTGTCTTGGAGCGGATAACGGGATTCGAACCCGTACTAACAGTTTGGAAGACTGGTGTGCTGCCTTTGACACTACATCCGCAAGCGTACTGGTTGTTTCCTGGAGCCAGTACATAAAAACCGTATCACTTTGCGACAGTGACAGGAAACACGGTCGAACCCAACACTCAGATGCGGTTGAGTTGATGATTACATCTGTTGGTTCTTTTTTAAATCAGGTCGCAACTGACCGCACCCAATGTGGACCAGAAGGGAATCGAACCCTCAGCCTCTTGTCTGCCAGACAAATGCTCTACCAATTGAGCTACCAGCCCTTATCGAGCGGACAACGGGACTCGAACCCGTAACCTTTACCTTGGCAAGGTAAAGCTCTACCAATTGAGCTATGTCCGCATAACAACATTGATTGCGAGAGTTTCTAAGAGCCAATGGGGGCCTTAGCGTTGACGACGCCCATTCCCGACGTACCCTGCAATCAATGCGTTACCCAACCTACGTTGGAGATGAAAGATTAACACCTTATGCCACTATTGGGAATCGAACCCAAGCCGCTCCTTTTCCGAGGAGCATTCTTCCATTAAAATATGGGACACAAAGGCTAATCCTTCATGATGTTTGGCAGTACCTATTCTGCCATTGAACTAAAACACTAAGTGAAGGTAACTGTCCGAAACCTGCCGATAACAGTTACCTTCCGAGCCGCCATCGGGAGTCGAACCCGAGACCTCTTTCCTACCAAGAAAGTGCTCTACCAACTGAGCTATAACGGCAGATAATTATTATTCCGAGCCATCTATGGGATTTGAACCCATGACTTCCCCATTACGAGTGGGACGCTCTGCCAACTGAGCTAAGATGGCAATATTTGGCGCTCCTAGTAGGACTCGAACCTACACTCAATGGTTTAGGAAACCATGACTCTATCCTATTGAGCTATAGGAGCCCATAGATTGTTGTCTGGGAGGTAGGATTTGAACCTACGACTTCTCGCGTCCGAGGCGAGCGACCTGCCAAACTGGCCTACACCCAGATATTTGGTAATTTGCTGTTTACTAAGTGGCCCCGGTGGGACTCGAACCCACACTATACAGGTTTTGAAGCTGTCCCCTCTACCAATTGGGGTACGGGGCCATTGATTATGATAGGTAGTAAGTTTTTATGATGAGTACCCCGAACGGGATTTGAACCCGTGTTACCGCCTTGAAAGAGCGGTGTCCTAGGCCACTAGACGACCGGGATATGTAGGAGAGTTAGAATTGCTCTCCTAATGACAACCTTTTGCTGGATTATGGTTTCCCAGCGTTTCCACGATGTCCCCACCGTAGTTGCCGCGCCTGGTTGCTATGGACCAACCACTCCTTATGTCGTACACTACTCCACAGATTTGGTTTCGACAAGCGGTTGCAAGCCGCTCATCTGCACTACTTTCTTATGAACACAGTTTGACCTTGCGAGTCGCACCATGGCTGAGTTCCAAATTGGCTCAGCATTAAGACGCTTTCATGTATGACAGGAAAAGGCTTTTGCTCTCTGCTAATCTCTCATTCCACGAATGAATATGGGGTATGACTAGAGATGTGCTTTTCCATGAAGTTCCGTAACCTTTTGGGCCACAGAATGCTTCACACCTCTACTGCTTTCGTTGTCACACTACTTACAGTCTCATTTTCATCTTGAACTCGCCAATCCAAGACTTAAACTCATGGTATCCGCTCTTGCTTGACAGGCTCGAACTAAATACCTCGCATCACAAGTCATTTATCCTTGTTGTTTGTCTTCTCTATCCACTTTGCGTAAGTGGCTGTGCTACACCGATTGGCTCTCGCACAGATGAGGTAACTCGGACAAATGGCATCCTACTCCTTTTGTAGAATGCGCCTTGGTGCAGTGCATGAAGTGCCTCTTACGAGGTGGCAGGCTGTCAAACCCACCTTTCGCCATCTTGCGATGGTTTATGCGTCATGCCGCGTTGTCAGGGAAGAAGTTTTGACACTTCATGATACAGAAATCATTCATCTACATGATTCCCCGTTATGTAATGTGCCCTTGAGAGGACTCGAACCTCCAACCTTCTGATTCTAAGTCAGACGCCTCTGCCGAGATTGGGCTACAAGGGCATTAATATTCCTTGGTATTCACTGATTACTCTCGCTATAAGAACAAGAATAATCAGTGAACCAAGTAGCTAGACTTATAGGGGCTACCCCGGCTAGCACCATGCGTTAGGGAGACCAACCAAGTTGACCTCCCCCTCAATGAGGACCTGAATCCTCAGCGGAGACGGCAGGATTCGAACCTGCGGAAGGGATTGACCTTCACCCGCTTTCCAAGCGAGCGCTTTAGGCCTCTCAGCCACGCCTCCATTTAAAGACTCTCTGTGAAGTTATCATTTTCATGGTAGTAGTTGTTGCTACTACCTTACCAGCTTAACCCATGGATTCCAATTTGTCAAATCGAGGTATCCCCCAAAACTTGGTCCATTCTTCAGTTGGTTTTACCAGTTTAACACACCTTGAAAGCTATGTCAACTAGTGGCGGAGGACAAGGGAATCGAACCCTTACCGGAGTTGAATCCGGCCCTGTTTTCAAGACAGGTGCAGCAACCCAATATCTGCCTGTCCTCCATGAAGTTGTTGAATCAGTATATCATATATTACATTGATTCAACAACCACTATTGTTTTACTTTTCCCAAGGCCAACCAGTGTTAAATCCTCTTTCAATGAGAGGAATCATCTGGAACCCCTTATCAGACAATCCACCAAACGTGAATCGTCCAGGTTTATTGACCATTTGTGCAGCTTCGTATCCAGCAAGATTCCAAGTAAAGGTTGGAACATTGGTCGGAATGACGCCTTCGAATACATCCACTGTACCACTATTGTAGTAGCGATTGTATCCAAAATAACCGTTCTGCTCATCGGTCAATAGAATTACTCTATCGTGACCATTGTAGGCAGTTTCCAACGCAATACGTGTGTCAGTTCCTCCAAAAGGCGCTGGCATGGCTTCGGCTACTCGCAGTAGGTCGTTTGAACGAATTTCCTGTTTCGTCGCCGAATCGTTGTACGTCCATACTTCTGCATTTTCTGCTCGCAGTGCCAGAGCAGCTGCAAACGTATTGGCAACATCCGAACGCAGTAATGTACCACGTCTTGACATATACGTATACATGGAACCGGAATTGTCAACCAGAATAAGTGTACGTCCTGCCAATTGAGGAATATTGGATAGAGCGCCATTCGCCCCTTGTTGAAGCGCACCTGCAAAATCAAGCGGAGCTGACCGGTAAGCAGCCAAAAATTCTATAGGCATGGTGCGAGAATTTGCTACCAGTTTTTCATCTGCCAAAATGCTGTTGATTTTAGCAATAGTAGCAGGGCCAATACCTGAATCTGCAATACGACGTAAGTTCATACGCAACGCTTGATACCCCATGAAGGGAACGAGATTGTCCCACACTTCAGCAGGAATCTTCCCCAAAGCTCCTGCCACAACTTCATGAGTCAACCGCGCTTTTCGGATGATGCGTTCAGCTTCATTCCCCGTTAGAAGTTCAATCTGTGCAGTCTTACTCAATGCCAAGAATTCACGTCGTGCTTTGATGATGGGAAGGTTGCTGTCATCAAAATCGCGATTGTATGCATCAGCAATAACTGCATTGAATAGAGCTTCTTGGTGGATATCCTTTGGTGTGGGATGTGTCAGGTTTAACACATCTCGAAGTGATACAGCACCGTTGGAAGCACGTCCACGCCATTTCAAGAAGGAGTTTTCAGTAAGTAATGTGTTCAGCGCATCTCCAACCCCACGTTTGACACATGAGGGGATACGGCGTCCATGTCGAGACATCCAATACGCCAATACATCTGACGCTTCATCAATACGGCCAATAGCAGCTCGTATGATGCTACGGTTTTTCCCAGCCAATCCAGCATCCAAACGTGCTTTTACGGTTTCCACTGCGATAATGGTAGGAACCGAACGTAGTCCCACCACATTTCTCAGCCAATCAACTAAACCATGAACCCAATCAGCATCCATGGCAACATTGGATACTAATTTACTAATACGGTCTTGTCGTTCTTCTGCGGTTTCATAAAATGTGTCCTCATTGAGTGAAGTTACTGCGGTCAAGAACAGCTCGGAACGAGGGTCACGCTTATACCCAAATCCCCCTTCAGGATTTTGAATAACTTGACCAGTTGTTGATAATGGTCCTACACCATTCCGAACCTTCGTATTAGCATTGTTTAAACGAGCCATGATAACCTCTCTTCACGGTTTATACAGGGGATATCGCTGGTGTTTTGAATCCACTGAGAACCAGCAAAACAAATACTGTTTGCCATAATTCTGGTCAGTATTTGTTTATTACATCAGGGATTGATTTTGCGACCCGTACCGGACTCGAACCGGCGACCTCTGCCGTGACAGGGCAGCGCTCTAACCAACTGAGCTAACGGGCCATATTTTGTATTACAAGATAGAGAATAATTTGTTGATGGTGTTTAATGTTGCGAATTAAAGTAACCATCAACTTCGCTTCTATCTTGTGTAGTTCTATAGTCAATTATTCAACACAAATCAACATGTGTAGAAATATGTTGTTGTGTCCATGATGGGAGTCGAACCCACACGCCCTTACGGACACTGCGCCCTCAACACAGCCTGTCTACCAAATTTCCAGCACATGGACAAAATAATATTTGATTAATATTAATAATTTCTATGTTATTATAACAATACCTTATTTGTTTTCAATAAAGCTCGTACATTGAAAATTGGCTTTATTGACCATTGTTCTTTTTGCACTAGTTTGGGTACGGATGACTGGATTCGAACCAGTGGCCTTTTCCGCGTCATGGAAATGCTCTACCAACTGAGCTACACCCGCAGAATACTAGTTTCTGTTACTATATTTGATTGCAATGTAAAAACAGTTATGACTATATGCAATAAATTATAGTCAATTTGTAATGAGTGGCACCAAAGGGAATCGAACCCTTGACCTTTCGCTTTTCAGGCGAACGCTCTACCAACTGAGCTACAGTGCCAAAACTTAGTGATTCTGCTTCCACATTATGTTGTGCGTTGCCTGGGACTTGAACCCAGAACCCACTGATTAAGAGTCAGTTGCTCTACCAATTGAGCTAGCAACGCATGTTCCATTGTAACTTATTGCAACAGATTTTAGTTTACGTCTTTGTCCCATCCTTCATGTTCCGGGTGTTGCTCCCAAAACATTTTATTATGAGAATGTGAGTGAAAAGGTTGGATTAATTTATCAATCCAAGGGACTTGCTCACAAAGTTTATGTGCACAGTCGTGACATATGACTGCTTCATAATCTGTTTCCCCTAACACACCATTGTGTCCTAGGTTATCTACGAACATGCCATATCCGCCATGGAACCCTATCCATAACGCATTGTTGAATTGATAGGTGGTAGTGTTTTCGTCATTAGGAAACTCTGGGGTTAATTCGACCCCACAAGATGTACATTGGGTCATTGTTCTCTTCCTCCCCAGTTTAATCCTTATCACTCCAGTGCCCTTGGTGGGAGTCGAACCCACACTAAACAGATTTTAAGTCTGCCGCCTCTACCATTGGGCTACAAGGGCATAATTGGTACGGCAGGGGGGATTTGAACCCACCTATCTCCACTTTATAAGAGTGGTGCGGATACCAGAATTCGCGTCTGCCGCATGTTTAGTTTTGTTGTGAATCCATTATAACTGATTCATCCAACATTTGCAACTAGAAGTATTGTTGTTTGGTTACTAGCACCCTCGGTGGGACTCGAACCCACATCAATCCAATTATGCGCTGCCCGCTTAGAAGGCGGTGCCAGTACGAGGGCATGTTTTCATATGTTGGCGACTTGTCGGGTCTCTCACCCGAAGCTCTGGAGTACAAGTCCAGTGTGTTCTTCCCAGAATAGATGACACAAACCACTTTTTCTGGTAGTTCTAGTCCTTGAGGAAGAATTTTGTGCTTCTTCCTCATTCTGCTAGACCTTACACCATCGCGTCGTCGGGAAGACAGGATTTGAACCTGCGACTTCTGGTACCCAAAACCAGCGCTCTACCAAACTGAGCTACATCCCGGTATTTAAGAATATTTTATTGTAAATTATCAGACTAAATTCAGCACGACAGGAGGGATTCGAACCCCCATCTAACACTTTTGGAGAGTGTCGCTCTACCAATTGAGCTACTGTCGTATGGATAAATGGCATCCTAATGTTTAAAGTGTGCATAAAGATACTAAATGCTACAACACCCATTTTTTGTTCAAGATAGATGCTGCATTCTGGATATCCGTAATGGATAGCACACCTTCAACATATGAGAAACTATTGTTATCACAGATGCAAAAATCATAAATTGTTCCATCTTCAGCTAAGCCATAACAAAGATGAAACATGTCATCTATCTCAAAAGTAATGGATGCAATACGTCCATTACGATATGCGTCATGAAATTCAATGGATGTTGGAGTTTTTCCTCGGCTTATCAAATCACCAACATATGAAAACATGACATCACATCCTTCAATCACTTGGTGGAAGCTAGGGGATTCGAACCCCTGACCCTCTGCTTGCAAAACAGATGCTCTACCACTGAGCTAAGCCCCCAATAATAAATATGATTGAAAATTATATACATGCGTTGGGACATTGGGATTTGAACCCAAGACCTCATCTGTATCAGAGATGCGCTCTAACCACTGAGCTATGCCCCATTAATGTCTCTCATCAAGAGAGACAATTGCTGCCCCACCTGGATTCGAACCAAGATTAACTGAGTCAGAGTCAGTTGTGCTGCCATTACACTATAGGGCAAGGAGAGTATTATTGATTACTTTGTATTAGGCCCAGTGGCGCTGTTGTTGTGGGCTGGTATTTTTTTTGAGGTTACCACTGGGCCAATAACATGGTTGGTATAACATAGGTTTTTCTTATGAAATCACTATACCATAACTACCATGTGGTGGACACAGAGATAATCGAAATCCCGACCTCCTGGGTGTAAACCAGGTGCTCTAACCAACTGAGCTATGCGTCCGTTGTGAAACTAAGCAACATTGTGTGCTCTGAACGGGATTTGAACCCGTGTTGCCGCCTTGAGAGAGCGGCGTCCTAGGCCACTAGACGACCAGAGCATAAAATGTTGTTTTTTATTTTGGAGCGGGTAAGGATTCGAACCTTACATATACCGGTAAAAGGCCGGCCGATTTGCCATTAATCTATCATTCCATGGGCAATTTCTTACCCATTTTCTCATCCCCATCCAAGACTCGAACTTGGATGCCCTTCCGGTGCATTATCTTTATGCTAATGGGGTAACCATAGGTTCATTCCATATTGTAGGACAAACTATTCGAATTCATCTATCCCGACAAAAATGAATTGTTCCCGTAGGTTGGATTATATCCGCTCCTCCACCTGGACTCGAACCAGGAACCGTTCGGTTAACAGCCGAATGCTCTGCCAATTGAGCTACAGAGGAATATAGTATTACATTACAATAATACTTCAACATTTAGTTGGTACGCCCTGTGGGACTCGAACCCACGACCTACGGATTAAAAGTCCGCAGCTCTAAACCAACTGAGCTAAGGGCGCATGATAACTTCCCAATTTTTCCTTTGGATACTCGAAAACGCTCCATAATGGAAAAATTATCTCTGGGATGCGTGGATAGGGAGGGATTCGAACCCCCAGCGTTTCTTATGTCACGGTTTTACAGACCGCTTACTTCACCATTTGTATACCTATCCAGGTAATGTTTGTTTATATTCAATTGTTTTCTCAGCGGAGACGACAGGATTCGAACCTGCGGAGGGTGTAACCCCTCGACAGTTTAGCAAACTGTTGCTTTAGGCCTCTCAGCCACATCTCCAAGTATAACATATGCATGCTATTGATGCAAAAGAGGTGCCTATGGGATTCGAACCCATGTACACGGTTTTGCAGACCGCTGCCTCGCCACTCAGCCAAGGCACCGCACTCCGGGTGAGAGTCGAACTCACATGTGTCCATTAACCTTTCTACTGGTTCGTAGCCAGAGGGTATACCGGAGTAATACAATCCAAATATTAGGATGATTCATAGATTCTACATTTGTTGGTAACAGTAGAATCTATTTTGGGGTGACTGACCGGATTCGAACCGGCGAAATCCTGAGTCACAGTCAGGCGTGTTAACCTCTCCACCACAGTCACCATTCTGCTCCCCCGCCTGGATTCGAACCAGAAACCCTTCGGTTAACAGCCGAATGCTCTGCCAATTGAGCTACAGAGGAATAGGTCTGATACAGGTATGTTATATCAGACATGATTGCATTGAGGACGGACATACCCCACAAATCAATGCAATAAAGTCTTTTGTATTCCGCATGAGCGGCAGTCAACACCTAAGTTTCCGAACACGTTTCACAACGTTTCCATTACTGTTCAACAGTGTCAACTCCCAGATTTCCCTTTCACCGGTATGTTCTGGTCAACACAGGGTCTGCTTCCCCAGCATGCCTAGCTGGACCTCTCTACTAACCACTACTAGCAGCTAGCTCTATATTGTGTTTTCACCTTGTGTGCTTCCATTCTAACAGATAATCAACCTCGTCGCAACCTATGCAAGTCCTCAGTTGTTTATTTGTTTATGTTTACACACTGAACCCAACATGGTGTTAGGTTTTCTGGCGATAATTCTACGATACACAATGCTCTGCCACTTGTCAAGTGTGGATATGAGCTGATTTATGAAGGTGTTGTGTGCACCTTTTGTATTCATTGTGATTTAGACTGTCGCTGCCACCCCAAATAATGGGGGAGCTTTTCATACAACACGGAAACTGGTGTGTTAAAACACCTAGGGACGGTAATCAACATCGTCGCCATAACAGTCTCCTTCCTTGTTGTATAGCCTACTGTTGAAACAACTACTAATATCATTTCAACTACTTGTGAAACCATCATACCAAGAAAATTAGCTCATTGCAACCCTCAAACCAAAAATTTTCCTAATCTCGGTTTAGAAGGATAATAAAATGATTAATTTATACAAATATGATAGCGGTTCTCATTGCTGGTCGCGCTTTTCGTCACGAGCCGTAGCAATTTCATTAACGATAACGGACATCCAAATTGCCTCCATGGATGATACTGAAGGATTCTCCTGTTTTCTCTCCAATGTCAGCTCTGCCCCAAAAGAGAAGAGTGCTTTGTTAAAAGTCCATACATCATTGTTTGATGCGTCTTTGATACTACCACTGAGTGTCAATGCAAAATCTTGTCGTAACGTCCCTTTGGTGTGTCCTTGAACATCTTTGATGTTGAACGTGTAAAGCCACGAGAAAATCTGCTCATCAATATAGCCAGACAAATGGTTGTACTCATCATAAACTTTTGCTTGATGGTTGATGATACGAAACTCTTCCCCCTCACGTCCCATCAAATTCCCAGATGCGGTGTACATGCTATAAGTGTCGCCAATGAGATGGATTGCTTCACCACGGATTATAGCTATTGTCTTCCCATCAACCACTACATCCCAATGGTCCCCAAATGAGAAAACCGCCTTTTTGAGGATAATACGGTCAGCTTGGGACAAGACATCTAAAGCTGACTGCGAATCAACAGAGTCTCCCGTACTTATCTGTTTCTCAGGCCCACTGTTGAATGCAGATAACCCCAGAATAGTTGCTACAGTTAGAAATGCAATACTAAACATGAGGTAAATTGGCCGTTTGAAAGTCGTACTTATGATTTTAATATACAAATACTTTATTATCCTGTCAAACCATAAATGTTAATTTAGCTATTTTCTATTTATGGACGAGCCTATTCCTCTGCGAACTGCTAGATTCAAGATAGTGAGTAATATGCATTTAGGGTGATGTTATATTTCATGCATTTCAATCAATGATAGCAATATTGTTAAATAATTACTAGTTCAGATAATGCAAACTGCTGTATACAAAATTAAAACATTGTGTACAGCAGTTTGAGGGCAATCTAAATCTAATTGTCTAGCGTCTTTCTGTAGTAGTCTTATATGGTCTATTTCTTTCTGCCATAAAGATTACTGACCAGATGGCGTTAATGCTAGATATGGAATCAGAATTTTGTTTCTCTATCTTTATCGTTCCGTTGTCAGAATATAGCTCTTTGTCAATTTTCCACAAGTCCTTTCCGTCAGTGCTTTTAATACTGACAACAAGAGCGGAGCTAAACTCCAATGGCAGATTGCTGAGAATGTTGGAGTCTGCGTCCCTCAACTCATATCCATATGCTTGATAGAGTGGATACGGTTTGTCGTTGGACTTTTCTGCTATCCCCGCGACCCGATTATCGTATTGGTCATAAATCCAAGTTTCTTCAGGTGCTCTACCATTGGTTGCAAGATAACGAGGTTCCTGATGGCCGATTGGATTACCAGATGGAGTATATATTATATTTACACGGTTTTCTCCATGTTGGGAGGAAGGATGTATTGTAGCGATTACTTCATCATCCACAATAATCTTCCAATGTGATGAATTTGTCCGTTTCAGTAGTATATTGTTAGCAGAGGAAATTCTATCAACCACTGTCTGTGAATCAGTATAATCATTACTGATTATTGAAACATGCGAATATGGTATTGATGGCACTATTCTCCAAGACCATACTGATAACGCTATAGTGCCTATTAGCGCGCCGAGAACAAATATTACTACACTTTTATCCAAAAGACGATAATCTTCCATGGTTATAGTATACATCATCGTAACCGTAAGGTCAATTCGTACCAATCAGAACAAACGGTCGATTCAAGTAATGTTCAGGCACCCATTACGTTTTTCCAAGGTTCCATACACGTGAAAGATAATTCAACTAGACTAATTCAGTTTTAAACAATTTGAAGTAACTGTATGCAATGTTTTGTTACACACAGTTACTTCAAACTAGGAAATCTTGGTGGCAAGAGACTTGTGCGGATACGATATTTTAGGAACTATGCCCAAATAAATGCTAGCACCAATACAATTGGCAACACTATAATTAGGGCAAATGCTATAGAGGGATTTATCTTAGAATTATATGCGCTCAGAGCCTTCCTTATCTCAGAATCACATTCGCTCATAGCATTCCTTGTCTCAGAATCATATTCTCTCATGGTTATAGGATACATCATCGTAACGGGAAAGTCAAATCATACCAGTTAGAATAAACGTTCGATTTAAGTAATGTTCAATACCCATCGTGTTTTTCCAGAGTCCCATACACGCGGAAGACGATTCAACCGAGCCAATTCACTCTCAGACAAGGAATCATTCCACAGCAAGTTTGCATCTTCACGAAACTGTTCTCTTCTGAATCGAAACTTGTGCACCCGGCGACCTTGCACTACATAAGAATAATCAGAGCTGAGTTCTTTATCTGTCACAAAACCCAATGATTTATACATGCTACCATTGCTGACATCATGAGCAGAGAAAGTGACGATTTGGTGGATTCCTTCAATTACGCGCCATTTTTTGACGTATTCAAGCATCTTTCCTAATCCGCCCATCACAATACAAGACGTGGCATATCGGTCCAACACCAAACTCTGATTCCTGCGACTCCAAACGGAAACCGCCACTAAACCATCTTGTTCAGTTTTCAACCCCAAATATAATGAGCCAGTGGCAGTTCCCTGAATATGATAAACATTCAAAAAATCAGGTACATCAGTATATTGCAAAACTACAACTTTGGTTTTTCTCGCAGCTATCCTTTTGCTCTCATTCAGTCCCAGTTTGTGTCGTATCATGGATTTGATGATAGAAGAACGATAACACCAATCATCCTCCCAAACCTGCAATAATTGAATGTCTTTTTCTTTACACAATCGCCATTTCATCCAATGATAGTTTTTGTCTTTACCATTGGTGTCAGAATGCCAATACAAACCATTGTATTCAATAGCAAAATTCTTTGATGGTATATAAACATCCAATTCATATGGTGGAATAACAGCACGAGTATTGCTAACAACAGAATCCTCATCGCCCAACAATTGTTTCACAAACTCTTGAAGTTCTTTCTCAGCTCTGGACGTGAATGAACCAGCCACACAATCAGGACATTGACTATTGTAAAAATTACGTGCATTGACTCTGGCATACCACACATGACCTTTACTGCATTTCCACCAGATTTTGTGATTGGAACCAGCAGTTACTTCCTGAGGGGTCAAGGAATTGAATTGATTGTCCCATTCCTGCGCCAACTGAGGATTAATAGTCGCCAAATCATTGAAACCAGTAACAACAACACGATTATTACAAACAGGACACAACTGCGTTGATGAGTGAACAGCTTTTTTGATGGATTGTGTCCATTGGTGACCAAGCGAACATTTCCAGTGAACTATTTCCCGTGAATTGGGATACACAGCATAAGGATTCAATGACTGATTGAGTTCCATATCCCAAAAACTAATCAAATCAGGACAACAAACACCCAAGCTTTTCTCTCTTGGTGCTATCGTGGATTTTTGTACAACACAATATGGACATTTGGTTCTTTTGTTGACACGTTGTTTAACAGTAGCCACCCATGAATGCCCATCAGAACATTTCCAATGAACACGGATTTGCTGTGAAGGTTTAATCATGGATGGGTCGATGTCGGTATTGAGAGCATAATCCCATTCATCCAACAGTTGTGGATACAAAGTAGCAAAATCATTCACACCCGCCACTAATTTATGATTACTGCATACTGGACATTTGGTGTTTCGTTTAGTACGTTGCGAAACCGGTGCCATCCATGTGTGTCCATTCTTGCACAACCAGTAAACTTTGACGCTGGAATTAGCAGTCACATCATTAGGCAATAAGGAATGATTCTGTTCATAATCCCACTCAGATGCAATCACTGGATGAGTAATGTTCAAAGTGTTGACATTTTGTTCTGGAAGCTTACCTTGACATATTGGGCATGAACCGCTTTTAATCCGGTGTTTCACTCCCATGACATATTCATGACCTGATGAACAAATCCAATGGAAACGTTTTGAGTTGGTTCTAGCAACTTGTCCAAAAGGGATTCCATTCATGTTCGCATCCCATTCTGACAACAAATGGGGGTATCGAACATCCAATCTTTCTGATGGTGGTCCCAATCTTGCGCACAATGGACAACTACTACCATTGACTCGGTTACGGACAGAAGCCATCCACTTGTGTTGACAATGACGACAGACCCAACCCACTTTTTCAATCGTCCCAGCTGAATAATCTGATGGAGTGTGCTTGTTGATAGTCGTGTCCCATTCCATCAACAAATGAGGAGCCACATCAGCCAGTGAACGCTTGGAGCGAGGTTTACGCATATTTAGCTCAAACGATTGGGTGGAGTGGTTTTGGCCGCAGCGGCACGAAAAATGTTTTCCAAAACATTAGCATCCTCCACTGTGGAACCAGTCATGGAACGCATATTTGCTGTTTTGTTGGTGTATGCATCAATAATGTTTTCATCCACAGTGCCTTCCAAATAGGGAAAATAGGCATTGGCATTTTGGCCGTCTCGATGTGCCCGACCCAATGCTTGCTCAGTATCCAAATTATTCTGTCGGATATCATGAATTATGCTGACACGTGGGTTACTACTTGCTTTGTTCCCATCTGGTAATGTTTCTCCAGCATGTAAAGAAATACCAGCAACCACTGTGCACAAAACAACATCTGCTTGCCCTGTTTGAAACTTGATACGTTCTGTTTCTCTCATGGAAACATTACGTCCGCTGATTTCCGTTACTCTGAGTTTACGTGCTTCCAAGAGTTCTTTATATCGGTCTATTGTTTCCATGAATTCACATGAAATATATACTTGGTTCCCTGAATCCACAAGGTCTGCAATCATGTCAGCCATGGAATCAACTTTTAGCAATGAGGATTTTTGTCTATATCGTAAGGTTTCTACTAACGCACCTTTGGGGTCTCGTTTTGCTGGGGTGAGTCTCAACCAGTTACGAAAACGTGTCCAAGCTTCCTCATAAATTGGCCGTTGTTGATTGGTTAGTGCGATTGGGAAAGGAATGGTCAACTGTTCTGGCCATCCTGCTATGTCTTTGGGTGAACGCATGATGAAAGGGGCATCAGGTTTTAGTAATCCACGACCTATACGTTGAGCATCTTTTCGTTGGATTTCTTTTGCATGTTTGATGGCGATTTCATATTTTCTGCGTTCCATGGGGTCTTTGGAGTTCTTGCTGAAACTGGGAACTGAAGCCCATGAATATCCTGTTTTACCTTTGGTCACAGCGAAATTGTGTTTTTCCAAGAATGGCCCCCAAGTTGCTGGTGTTACCGTTTTCGATGCTGGCACATTTGTTAGCAATGGAGCAATGATTCCAGCCATACTAGCAAAATTCAGTGGGGACGCTCCAGGTGTGGCAGTTGAATAGACCACAAAAGGAGAAACGTCTTTCTGGTAAGGTTTTTCCAATTGAGCAATATTTACCGCAGCAACAGACATCGTGGAGCTGGGATAGTTTTTCAAATAATGAGCTTCATCAAAAATAATGAAGTCCCATTGTATTATGGGGGTTCCTTTCTGTGAAGTTTGTCTGTTCTTGGTTCGTTGCTTCTTAGCGGTTTTGGCTGTTTCAGGAGCTTCCAGCAGTTTGTTCAATTGTTGATAGTTGATGACCATTGGACGCATGAGTGCTGTGGAGACAGGGTAATTGTGAAGTGTTTGTCTCCATTGTGGAATAACGCTTTTAGGGCACACTATCAACAGTTTGGCTTTGTGTTTGACCCCGAATCCACGCTGCTTTGCCAATGCAGTAATCCCTGAAAGTGTTGACAGTGTATTGTGAGTGGGAATATGCTCTTGCCCAGCCAGATACAAATGATTAGGACTGTCAACACTAATGCAATAATAGGGCTCAGTTTTCTCAATTTCCTGCACTGAAACAATGTATCTGAACTGGTATTGTGCATTGGTAGCGAAATTGTTCAAATATTCATTCAGCAATGAGGCGTTGTCTTCAATACGGAAAACTTGACGAGTTGGACAATAACGTAAAGATTCTTTTGTGGCGGTTTGATTCCGTGTGATGTTTGGGTTTGTGTAGTCCATGACTTGCCAGCCAAAACTGCTAATTAGTGTTTTCACGTCAGCTTGTAGAGGGTTTGGTAAATCAAATCGGACACCATGAGAATCCACAGAACCAGCCACATCCATGATTCCTCGCAACAGTTCCAGTCGTTGTTCCCAATGTGATGTGAGATAACTTACAGGAATTGTTTTGGATGGTGCAGAGTCATACAGTTCATTCAATTCTTGATTCAGTTTTTCAAAACCATAATCATTCAATATGTTCATGTTTGCAACTGAATCCATTGAACCCAACCATGCACCCAATATGTATGGATTGATTGGGAGTTCCTGGTGTGTACCTTCCACCATGGATGTGTTGTGAATACAGTGATTGGGCGTTCCAGTTGTAGTGTAGAGAGAATCCACAATTTCTCTAGTGGTTTTGACAGAATCTTGATGCTGCTTGTCATGTGGTGCAGTTGCTCGGTCCAATGCTTCTAGAACTTCTTGTGGATGGTATAGATGATGTTGGTCTTGCGGATTCAGAGGATTCACTGTTTCCAGCAGTTTTTGAATGAAAACTAAGTTTTCACATTCACTGGAAAGAGAATTGTAGTCCACAGCATTGTGTTGATGTTGTGCATCCAGCAAGTGATTTTTTAATGCTTCGTGGTCTGAACGATTGATTAATGGGAACTGTTCATGTATTTTAGGGTTGTTTCGTTCAGTTGAATCACTGGTTAGCCAACGATGGTCTTCATCTGCATCCAATGTGCTTCCATCCGAGAAAGTTATACGATAGAATCTATTGGCTTTTGATTCATATTTGGCTGTTACCATAGTGGGTAAGCCATCAGAACTTAGCACGTATTGTCCCACTGTGATGTCTTTCATGTGGACTAAGCCTTGTGGAGTTGGTAGTAGAGTGCTGGATGCAAGACCTTTACCCAAACCGGTTTTGTCCGCTTCCAGGAAGCCTCTCCACCCTTGCTGGTAGGCTTTGATGATTTTCTTGGCCGCTTCCAGTTGATGTTCTCGCGGGGTGAAACTGACTGAACTTTTCTCAGGGGGCATTACCATTTTGTTCAGTTCATCTTCCTGCCAGCGAGCATAGGAAAAATCCTCACTACGGTATGGTCTCAACTCGGGGGGAAGAATAGTTCCACGGTATACATGAATTTTATGGTTTTTCCAGTATTGCACATCTGGGTGTTTGAATCCCCATGGAAGTTCCAATGTATGAATCATGTACCACTCACGCAATCACAGGAGTAACATTTATTGGACTAGGCGCAGGTAATGGTTCAGGCGTTATCATATTCGGTTTCGACGTATTCATCCACGTGTAAATACCAAACAAGACCAGAACAATCAGAACAGCAATCAAAACCAATAGCCCCCGTTTGTTCATGATGTCTCCAATACAGTAATTGTCTCGTTTGGAAAAAACCAGCGTGTATGATTTAGTTTCTCATCTGACAGCGAATACAGCAAATCGTCAATGATGCGAATAGCCTCTTGCTGCTTGTTCAGATTCACGATGTTATTACGATGCAGATGTAGAGAAAATTGGCTGAGTGTCCGATTAAGTTGTTTCAGTTTACCAACTTTAATAGCTTCACGTATTCTGTCCAATAGAGCTTGACGCATTTCTCCACCTGACAACCCCATTTCTACTGCTTCGCCAAGGTTATGAGACTGAGGGGGAGCGCTAAGAAGGTCGAATTCCATGACTTCTCTCCTCAAAAACGGTCCATACTACCTTAAAAAATATCTGCACCCATTTTACCGAAAGAGGAAAATCTCAATTTTACCCACTAAAATCATGTTCAATCCACCAAAAATCAGAAACGAACCAATATGTATTATTTATAATGTTAATAACATGAGATTGAAGAACCATAATAGGAACTAAATTGATAAAAACTATTGAATCATGTAGTCATCAGTTCTAGCATTCAATACTTATCTCACATTGTTGGTATTGTGGTTTGTGCGAATTAGTGGGCGTTGTATCAATTATTGAGAATATAATCCTGGAATGCTGGGCTATCATTGAGGTTCACTTTATCAGGATTGACGCTAGTATTGTTCAAGTATGCAATAGGTGGATAATACCCAGTTTTGAGGTGTGTATCATCCCCAACAGCTAGAATCCAACTGGCAAATGTTCCATTGCTGATAGATTTCTCATCCACATCCTGTACGTTTACACTCTGTGCTGTTTCCACCACTGCTTTAATAACTTCATCGGATTTTGTAGTGTTCAAAGTAGCAGATTTCTTCAACAATGCCAACATCAAATCCCAAGTGGTGTTTGGGGATGTAACAACTGATTCTGCCAAAGTTTCAGCAGCATACATTGACATGGCATTACCAGTTGGCACAGGATGTACTCGTAGTTCAATCACCCCATTTTCTACCATGCGCTTGAAAGCTGTTTGATTCAACAAAACAAAATCTCGTGATTTGGGTGAATCAAAATCAATGTAAATGTCCAAAATCTTCTTGTCATCGGTTTGTTTGTCATTGGTGAAAATGAAAACAGCAGAATCTTTGCCATCATTCCCGCGAACAAGAGATTTTTGCTCTGTGTTGGTTGATTCAATGATTTGCCCATGGAATGTTTCCAACTTATTATTGGCAACAATCATGTTTCCTTTCCGGTCAGCAACTCGGGACAATTCATCTGAGTTTTTCATTTGCTGAATCCAAGGAATACCGAATTTAGCCACTCCAATACCCAACAATGGCATAACAACAATCAAAACTGCTAAAACAACGATTATAGTTTTGGGAGTAAAAAACGGTTTGGAAACAGGCGAGTTTGAATCAGCCGTAGTTTCTGTGACGTCAGGTGTATCAATCGTTGACTGGGCGGAATCAACTTTTTCATCAGTTGGTTCAATCAAATCATTCTGATTCAAGGGTTTCCTCCTGTCCCAGTTTCACAAAATTACGGGCTTGTTCAACCACTTGCTCCTTGGTCGTGGTTTCTACGCCCTGCAATGACGGAGCAGTATTCACCCATTCATCGTAACCTTTCACCACATCACTGTTATCAAACCCTTGAAGATGTTCAGGTAATTCCCTGTTTTGCTGTTTCAAAGATAAAGGTTGCAATGTGGCATGTTTCACACTCCAAGACATTGCATGTTTCGTATTTTTGTCAATAGTCCCCCAATCCAGGGCTTGATACTTTGCTGGAGAAATATTGATGATGGTTTGACGCAGAATTGGGGCTATACGAGCATCAAACGAGGTACCATTCACTTGTGTTTCTTGTAAATTGTTAAGAATTCGCTCAGTAATGTCTGATGCATTCAAATTTTTGGCATCAATAGTAGCAAAATCATATTGTGGACGTTGTGCTATGGTACGAACATCAGCTGTGAAAATCCCTGATTCATCTATCATCCACAATGTCCATCCACGACCTAATTTTGCTTCCTTGTCACTGAAACCACGTCGAATGGTAGAACCATTGTAATAGATTTTGCTTTTTGCTGTATCCGTCATCCCGTCAGTTGAACCCACCCAGCCTCTTTCGTGAATATGACCAAACAGGGAATAGCTCCAATTGTGGTCATCCAAGAGTGTGGGGGGTATCACAATTTCTCGGGGAGATTGCTCCGCATGCAGGGTTTCATGAAGATACTTGTCAAATATGCTACCATGTGTGGACAAAATGTTGATTTCTCCATCAACCGGTTTCACCAGCTTCATGGTATCAGCTTGTTCCCCGTACATGTGATGCGAAACCATGTGTAAATGAATGCCATCAGCGATTTCATGGGTTACATAAGGTTCAGCATGTGAAAACACTTTACGCCACGGGTCATGCAGCACTCTGGATGCAGCAATATCAGCTCGGATGTCATTGGTGTCATGATTCCCCGCTAACAAATAAGCTGAAATCCCTGCACTCCATAAGCGCCTCAACTGGTTTTGAACGAATATGATGGTTCGTATATCTGGGGAAGGTTGATGAAAAGTGTCTCCAGCCCAAACAGTGGCATCAACACCTTCCTCAATGATTTCTGTGATGATACGCGACAAAGCAAGGTACCCATCAGCTTCACGCAAATTAATTCCTTGTGCATTGACCAAACTGGTAGCTTTGTATCCCGCATGGGGGTCGCTGATGTGCGCCAATTTGAACATGCTGTCTCCATGAATTCACCAATTAATACCAAGTCATTTTACCAACTAAGATTAATCAGTGAATTCAGTAATAGACATCAACAAATACGATGACGGCGAGCATATTCACTCATGATGACAGCTGCACTTTGAGCCACATTCAATGACCGTACCACGCCATACTGTGGAATATAAATCATGGCATCACACTGTTCAATAACTTCTTTACTGAGGCCTTTCTGTTCCTCACCGTAAATGAAAGCCGATTTTTCGGGAAGTTCGACATCATAAACTGGTCGAGGAGTAAATCCTTCACTATTGTCCACAGCAAAAAATGTGTAGCCTTTAGGGAGTAGCAAATTGAAGACATCATCCAACTCGTCAGCATGTAGCACATTTTCATAATGATGCATGCCAACAGTGCCGCGACGGTCGAAACGCCGTTTGCCCACCATGAACACACTATTGCCGAGAAATGCATTGGAAGCACGCACAACGGACGCTTTGTTGAAGTCGTGTGTCAGGTTCATACAAATACTGACCATTGCAGAACGGCCAGTCTCCACAGCGTTTCTAATCTGTTCAGTAGTCATGTTGAAAAATTCGTCTTGGACATTCTTAGGTCCAACATGATGGCTGTTAAAGTTATAGTTGCTAATCATAATGCAACAATATGACACAATATGGTTGAAAAGGCAAATCCTGACTATCGTGATGGAGCGATATTTTGACAAGCCCAACCAAGGAATATTGATGAACGAAAAACCCATATTAGACAACGACTATGCTGATGATTTGGTCACTGTACGCGAAATGTTGATTACTGAAGTGGAACAAATCCGTAAAGCGCTATCCAATGAGGTAACTCCAACACTTGGTGGTGTGAGTGTTGTGGGAATAATGATGGCTGGAGTACTTCTAGGTAGTGGATTGCTCATTCTAGAGATTGTGGCTGTATTGTTGTTTGTTGCAATAATTGTGATGTTTATTGTTGGTCGTTACTATTTGTTTGCTAGGTCATGTTCCAGTGTTTTGAATCATTTGCAACAAGGTGACCCATTGTTGGCTCCTTCCAATGTCGAGTTTCCGTTTCGTCGTACACTCATTCCCACACCTGAGAACGTTTACAATGCCGCTTGGAACGGTCTGGATGAAGAATGGCAGGAATTACGTCCATTATTGGAATCTGAACTAAACTATTGATGTATGTAAAAACATATGGAAAAGCCCCTTGTGTCATATTCATCACAAGGGGCTTTCATTGTTGATGGAATCAGAGACGTCCGATTTTGAAGCCTGATTTTAGGAACCAGTTGAGGTCAGTGATAACTACACCACGTCTTGGATTAGCGGCATGAACCACTTTGCCATTGCCAACATAAATTCCGATGTGCACACTGGTCCATAAAATGTCTCCAGGTTGAATCTCGTCTTTACTGACAGGAGTGGATGCCAAACCTTGAGCATGGGCGATACGTGGAATGTTTTTACCATTGTGTGTATGATAAGCCCAATACACCAGTCCAGAACAGTCAAATGCATTAGGGCCAGAAGCACCCCAAACATATGGTTTCCCAACTTGGTCAATAATCATTTGAATAGTGGCATTGTCCACATTTGATGCTTTCAATGAACGTTTCTCATCATCTGTATTACGACCCCACTTATCACCTGAAGATGAATTAGTGTTTGATGAATGAGCAGCAGTACGACCAGGGGTGTTGGCCACTTCATTAACAGTAGGCTCATTTGATGTCACAGCAGGTTCGGTTGTTGTGGTCTCTTTTGGACGCTCTTTGGTGCCAACCAGTACAACCTTGGGTATTGGCGCAGTTAAAACAGTCAACTTTTCTTCACTGGCGGTTTCAGTTCCCGCTTTAGCACGACTTTGCGTTGAAATCACTGTTTTAAGGGCTTCACCTGCTGCTCCCTCATTTTCTACTTTAGTTTCACCCACATACAAATCATCACTGTTTTGGGTAATTTCTGGTGCAGGTAATGTCACAGTAGATGATGTTCCAGCTATCTCATGTTTGTAGAGCACTAGATTTTCGTTGTTTTCAAGTGTTCGAGATGCAACAAGAGGATGGTCGCCTTCAATACGGTACTCATAGCTTTTGAGTCCTCGTGCTGACAATAACTCATCAATGGTGGCTTTGGCGTCAGTTACATCAATCACTTGTGTGTTTTCGTCAGAATTGACAACAATACGTGCTTTGAATGAGGAATCAGTACTCCCGGTCCCTTCAGCATTCAAAACAGCAGTATTGTCAATTGGGGATGGAGGTACAGCCATAGCCACGGTAGGACTCAACGAAATCATGGCTGTAATAAGTCCTGTTGTCAGTTTTGTTGTTGTTCTTTTTTTCATCATAAGCTTTCGATTCACCAGTACATACCGGTTTTGTGTTATTTGATTTTCGGATTAACAGAAACTCATTAAAAGAGATAGGATAAATGCAAAAACCCGCAATAATGAGCACGAACGTTTGATAATATCAATACCCCAGTGGTTTGGTAATTATAGTATTTCAGCAATATTGAGCATTTTGTTTAATGAGCAAAAGAATGGCCGCAGACATTTAGGAATCTGCGGCCATTCAATAATGTGTCAAGATTGGGGTTTTGAAACAATAATAACAATGTTTTCTTCACTCTTGCCAGTTTGTCCCACACCAGGAACCACATGGGTTACTTGAGGGGAAGTAACTGTTGAACTTACCACTTCCACAGTCTTGATATGACGGAATCCTGCAACCGCTAAATCGGTTTGTGCTTGTTCCGCAGTTTTACCAATCACATCAGGAACAGTAATTTCCTTGGACTCGAATGCTTTGGAAACAACAACCTGCACATCGCTTCCACTCTCCACCTCACCCGCTTTAGGAGTCTGTCCAATGACAATACCTGAAGGTTTTTCTGACTCTTCCTCGCTGAAAATAACGTTCAATCCAAGTTGTTCTGCTTCAGCAGTGACAAGTTCCTTGCTCTTACCTTCCCAGTCAGGCAGTGTAACCTTACCGTTGGAAACATTCAAAGTGACGGATGTTCCATTAGCTACTTCAGTACCCGGTTCGATGCTTGCGCTGACGACATTTCCGGCTGGAAGCCCTTTACCATCCACCTCATTCACAGCCTCAACAGAAACATTCATCTCATACAATTTTGCTTTTGCTTCTTCCAACGGTACATTCACTAAATTCGGGAACTCTGATTTGGCAGGACCATTGGAATATTTCATAGTCACTGTTTCCCAAATTTTTGTTTTTGTACTTGGTTCTATATTCTGCTCAACCAATGTTCCACGTGGTTTTTCATCATTAACCACCCATGTTACCTGACATTCCAGTTTGGCCTCTTTGAAAGGAGCACAGGCATCATCGTTGGAAGTAACTTTACTGATTGCTTGTGGGACATGCGTATAATTAGCATTATCATAAGCAAGATAGACGAAATAACCACCAATAAGCAACAGAAAAGCAACAATAGTGCTAACAACAATGACCCATTTACGTTTCTTGGATACAGCAGCTTGAGAGTCAGTGGTTGATTCTTCAGAATTATTGTCCTGATTCACTGAACAATCTTCTTTAGTTTCATTCAAATCATCATCAGTATCAAAAACTGATGTTTCAGAATCATCAGCTATTGTTTCCGAATTCTTCTCAACAACTGTATCCTTATTGTCTTCAGTTGTGTCATTAGTGTTATCATTCATATTTTACTTGACCTTCCTTGTGTTTTCGTTTGTCATTGTAACAAGTTGACACAATGGCCCTATTTCATGTGTTGTCTTTCTTCCTATCCCGTTCGCGACGGACATTCCCGGCTTCCTCTTCATCCCAATAACAAACTGCCAGCAAGGGATTTGTAAGAATTTGGCTATTGTCTTCTGGATTCTCTGCAAACTTTAATCGTGCTGCATATGCTCGACGTTTGACGTATCGTGAAATACGTTGAGAACGTGAAGACACCTGCAAAGCTTTCTCGTCATAACCTTCCAGCAGAATGTCATCAACACTGCGGGCTCGTGAAAGCGCCACATACCCCAAACCAGGAGTGAAACAATTAGAAAGGTCCACTTTAATGGCATCAAATGTTTGCCCTTGGGACTTGTGAACCGTGATTGCATACCCCAGTTTCAGTGGGAATTGATTAATCTGTGCTTCCAATTCATCCACTTCCACTATCTTGTTCTCTGGCGAAGTGGTAATTGTTTTCTTGCGATAAGCCTCATACACTAAACGCGTAATTCCAACAATGTTCCCATTGTTCAACTGCACCTGTACCGAATCGTCAGATATGGAAATAATTTTTCCCACACTACCATTCGCGGCTACCATTTGTTCCATGGCCGCATCATAGTAGTTAGCGGTAACAATAACAGTGGCATCAATTTTCAATTCCAAAACTTCTGGAATATTGCGTGTTTTAATCAGTTTGTCAACGGCGTCAGTATTGCCGAAAATCTTCTGAGCATAAAACACTTTCAATGGGTTTGGGTTTGATGCCAGCTGTTCTTCATTGTATTTGTTCACATTTTTGTTGGTGGTGAACAGAGTAGTATACGTTTTGTTTGTATCAGGTGTATTTGTTCGACAGTTTTCCAGAATATGGTAACTCTGGTCATCCATTTCGCCACGTTCAATGGTGCGAAGTAAATGCAGCAAGCGTTTATCTGCTGTACGTCGCACCTTGTCCATGTATGCATATTGGATGTTTCCGTTCTTCCAAGCATTTGAACAAATCGCTGGTTGATAATTCGCAGTATTTGTTCTATTTCGTGGAGCAACTGGAGGAAGTTGAAGAAAATCCCCCAAAAGAACTACTTGAATCCCACCAAAAGGTTCATCATTTTTACGAATTGTTTTACACACTCGGTCGATGTTGTCTAAGTAATAAGCCGGCAGCATCGAAATTTCATCAATAATTAATACATCCGTATATTTTATACGAGTTCTCGCGGCATAACTGATACGGTCCTTTGTGGTGAATTCTTTGTCAAGAATTCCTAACCCAGACCATGAATGAACAGTACGTCCATCAATCAATGCAGCTGCCAATCCTGTGGAAGCAGTAACAGCAACAGAAAAACGACCCTCAAATTTTGCATCCAACAGTTTGATGAATTGTTGGACAATGTGTGTTTTCCCAGAACCAGCTGGACCTGAGATGAATAAATTCTCACGTTGCAGTAATCGAGCCAATACCTCAACTTGACTGGAACACATACAATCATTCATAGCAGCAGTTGGGGTCTCGTAGCCAATGAACGGGTCGGCCTCGAAAGCCTCCAATGTTTCCCGTCTTTGTTTCTGAGCACGTTCAACAGCTGACATCCGTGCCATACGATTCTCACTTCCTTACCTGTTTGGCAATCTGCACAAGCAGAAGTTCCATTGTAACAGAATCATCCGCCTGAGACCCACCCTTCAAATCAGTTTCAGCTTGTGCTATTAATTCTGTTAACTTTTGACAAATGCTTAATCCTAATTGTCGTGACATGTTCTGTGCTAATTTGAGTGCATAACTGTTGGAAACAGATAGGACAGCAGACAATTGTGCTCTATCAGTGATGCCGTGAAAGTGCTCCAAAGCAGCTATTCGCCACATCAATTGTATCTTATTGCGTAAAACAGATAACACCACCAACGGATGACTGTGTAAAATGATTCTGCGATAAACACTTATTGTTTCAGGTACATCACCTTGCATCAAAGGTTTCTCGATTTCCCAAGGTAGAATGGACCCTGGAGGTTGCGGCAGACGAATCATCAAATCTGCTACCGTAATCATGGATTGCTGTTTAGGAGTCAATGTTTCCAGTGACCGTAACAAAGAAAGCAAACTGTCATAATCGTCTGCAACATAATCTTCCAAGAAGCGTTTTTCACTACGTCCAAGAGATAGATTTGACAGCAATTTAGTGGTTACACTTGATTTGTCTTTGGATGATTCTTTGGCCAGTATGACACAACCGCCCAAATGATTGACGATTTGTTCCAATTTCTTTGTTGAGTTACGATTGGCCCCCGAAACCAGAACCAACCCATACTGTAATTTATGATTCAATTCATTCTTTGAAGATGATTCCAAATCTTTGACCAGTTTTTTAACTGTACTGATGTCATCCAATTCCATAACAGCTGTGGGTGGGTTTCCGAAAATGGTTTCTTGTCCCACTTCATCCAATGAATTCACTCGCTGAACATCAGTATCAGATTGCCATTGTTTCAAAATGCTCGCACGCTGAAAATCTCGGAAAGCAGACGATTTGTCCAAGATTAACGCCAATTTCATTCCGCACCTCAAAATCGAAAAACGATGGTACCGTGGTCAACAACATCATACTTGGGAATAAAAATTTTATCCATGTTTCCGTCACAGAAAATGCGACGTGAATCCAAACTGTGACTTGCATTGTCTCCCATGACGAACAATTCCTCCCCAGTCAATGTGTGCTCATATCCTGTTTGTCCTTTAGCGCATTCGTAATTGTCTTGCTCCAGTTCATATACTGTTTCCCCATTTACCATGAATACTTTCCCATCAAATGCGAGTGTGTCTCCAGGTATTGCCGTGATGCGTTTTATCAAATTGGTGTCACGCTCCACATATGAATCCCACAAATTTGGTTTCTTGAATACAACAATTTGCCCACGAGAAACATAATCCGATTGCTTCAATACAATACTGTCCCCATGATGCAAAGTTGGTTCCATTGACCGTCCAGAGATGGCAAAAACAGAAATCCTAGCTATCATCAACACAACAAAAAACAAAACCGCAAGTATGGTTACTGAAACAACAAGACCTATACCAATTTTTATGATTCGTTTACCCAAATCTCTACTTGCCAAGTCCATTGTTGTTACTCCATTTTCATTTGTTGACGGAGATTGTTTCCCAATGTTTGAAGGGTCTGCAATTCCAATCGTAAAGTGTTGCTCAATCGTGTCAGTTCCAGCCGCGCTTGTTCATAAATGAAAGCATCATTTTCCAGATTTTCACAGCGCAAATCTGCTTGAGCTTTACGCAATGCTTCGGTTTTACCGCTGGCCGACATGTATTCTCGACGATGTTGACGTGCATATTTGGCTTTTGCTCGTTTTTCATGACGTTCGAAAGTATTGATATCATCCATCACCCGAAACAATGCCAGACGTGCCTGCTGAATGGACGAATTGAGTTCTTCCAACGATTCATAATCAGTTACTTGATTATCGTAGTCATAGTATCGAGATGTCTTCCAAACACGAAAATTTGGAAGATTCATTTTAACAGCTTCATCAACTGTCTTGGTGCCTTGCTCCTCGAAAAGGTCATTGTCATCATTCAAAGCCGAATCGTCCATTTTATGACCTTAACTCCTACGCTATAATCGCTTTCTGTAACGCCCCCGAATAAGCTCGGTAAAACCTAGCTAATTTAAGGCATTTATTTCAACTTACCATAAGATTTTACCAAATCCGATGTTTACGATACATGCATCAGGAAACACAAAAACCAGACTCAAAAGGCTTCCTGTAACGTCAAGTATTCCTACACAGTATTTCTGGACACAACATGAGGTCATGAATCCAGCATCTTCACCCAACGAGTCTTACCCGAATCCCAAACTTTGCTCAAACCGTTCAATTCTGCTAACTCGGATTCAGTCAAACCATCCTGCCACAATAATTCCGAGTCTTTCATGAAACGTTGTTTACGAAACAAAAACTTGTGGTATCTACAATTCTTCCAAACATACTTGTAATCTGGTGGCAATTCTCTGTCCAGTGTGAACCCATTGGAAACATACACAGTACCATCACTGACTTCATGGTCTGAGAAAGAAACAATCCGATGAACACCTGATAATTGAGCAACAGCATATTTCAACAATTTACTGAACCCACCAGGAACAGACACAGAAGTAGCGAAACGGTCTAGTACAGCAGTCCCATTTTGCAGAGAAAATGACATAACCGCCACCAACGAACCAGTTTCATCCACTAAACCAAAGGACCTGGTAAAATTCTTGAAACCCTGAATATGGTACGAATTCAAAAATTCACGAACCACATTTTTGTCAGGAATCATACCAACCGTTTTACGCGCCATGACACGACTGATGCTCAAGCCCAATTTGTGTTGTATCATAGATTTGATGATAGAAGAATGATAACACCAATCATCCTCCCAAACCTGCAATAATTGAACCTGTTTATCACGGCACTGTTTCCACTTGTTGTAATGATACTGACGAGGATTGGGACGTCCAGCTTCACGCATCACATTTTCTTGATGCCAATACACCCCATTCACTTCAATGGCCAAATGCTTGGATGGTATATAAACATCCAACTCATATGGCGCAATAAGCGAACGGTCATGTCGCACCACGGATTCAGACCCCACTAAACCTTCAACGAACTTGGCAATCTCCAACTCGCTCGCTGATGCATTAGACCCGCATTGTGGACAACCACTGTGACGACGTGAATAAACTGCCGCTTTCCAAGAATGTCCTTTTTGACAACGCCACCAAACTTTTTGAGATGATTGAACTGTAACCATTTCTGGTCCATTACCATTCAAAACCTCATCCCACTCACATGCAAGGATAGGAGAAACCGTTTTCAAATCATTGAATCCCGCCAAAACCCTAGTGTTGGAATTTGAACAATAAGGACAACCTGTGGATTGACGATGAGCCACTGATGCTTCCCAAGAATGTCCTCGGAAACACTGCCACCAATATTTGTTAGCTGTTCCATAAAGAACTTCAGATGGCGTCACCAACCCATTCTTTGATGGATGCCATTCCTGTGTCAGCTGTGGATTGACAGTAGCCAAATCATTGAACCCAGACCATACTTTACGATTAGCGCAATACGGACACCCTTGTCGTCTTTGACTTCGTTTGATTACGGATGCTCCCCACTCATGGTTGTTCACACACTTCCACCACACCTTTTTGGAACTGGTGTACAAAACCTCACATGGTGATTCAAGATTTTTCACACTCCATTCCGGAACCAACTCTGGATTACGGCTGGCCAAATCATTGAAACCAGATAAAACCTTCCTGTTGGCACAATAAGGACAACCTTGATTCCGTGTTGTACGATACTTGACTTTCGCTTCCCAAACATGACCCAAAACACATCGCCACGTGAATACTTGTGAACTGGTAGCAAGAATAGAACTTGTATCAGGTGTGTCCATGTCCATGATTAACTCGGCTGCTATTTGTGGGAACTGTGACTTCAAATCATTGAACCCAGCAAGCACTTTCCGATTCACACAATAAGGGCAACCACTGTGTCGATTGGATTTGTTGTTGACAGATGATTCATAAGAATGCCCTAATGAACACAACCAATATGCTTTGATGGAGGAACCTTGTGGAAGATGGTCAGGATTCAAATGAGAATTACATTTCCAGTCCCATTCACTCATAAGTAACGGAGAATCTGATACATTCCGCATTCATCCACCTTTCATTTGTGTTCAGTGTATCCAAAAACCCAGAAGTCGTAATGAAAAATGACTTCTGGGTTTCAGGAATGTTTAGTGTGTCATTGTTTTACAGTTGACATGATTCACAGTATTCAGCAGCAGTTCCCTCGATTTGAGTACCTGCTAAAGCTCGTTGTTTGATACGAGTGTAATATAGGGTTTTGCATCCAGCTCTCCACGCTTTGATGTAGGCGCGATTCAGGTCTCTTGTGGTGGCTGTGTCAGGGAAAAACAGTGTTAGGGACAATCCTTGGTCTACATGTTGGGTAGCAGCTGCATATACGGCAATAATCGCGTCCGGACCTATCCTGTACGCATCCCTATAGTATGGAATGGTGTCATCACTGAGATAAGGCGCAGGATAATACACGCGACCAAGTTTGCCTTCTTTTCTAATCTCGACAGGTGCGGAAACAGGGTGGATTGAACTGGTGCTGTTATTGATGTATGAGATGCTTCCAGTTGGTGGCACTGCTTGCAAATTCTGGTGGTATAGTCCATGTGTTTTCACGTCTTCCGCCAGCTGTGCCCAATCCTGTGGTTTTGGAATATAAATACTGGACCGATGGAACAGGTTACGTACCTTTTCTGTTTCAGGTTGTGACCAATCTTTTTCAATGTATTTCTGGAAGAACTCACCAGAAGCGTATTTCGAGTCCTCAAACCCATCAAAAGTTTCACCACGTTCTTTAGCAATTTTGTTGGATGCTCGCAATGCTTGATACAGAACTGCGTAAAAGTAGATGTTGGTGAAATCTACTGCTTCTGGGGAGTCATAATGAATGTGTTCTCTGGCCAGAAATCCGTGAAGATTCATTTGCCCCAACCCAATGGCATGTGAACGTTTGTTTCCTGATTCAATTGAAGGCACAGATGCAATATTGGACAAATCTGACACTGAGGTCAATGCACGTACAGCTGTTTCCACTGTTCTGGCAAAATCGGGAGAATCGAAAGACAACGCAATATTCATGGAACCGAGATTACATGAGATGTCTTTTCCAACATGTTTGTAATTCATGTTTTCATGATATGTGGACGCTTCAGAGACCTGTAGAATCTCTGAACACAAATTGGACATGTTGATGCGCCCTTTAATCGGATTTGTACGATTGGCGGTATCTTCAAACAATATGTATGGGTAACCAGATTCAAATTGGATTTCTGCAATGGTTTGGAAGAACTGGCGTGCTTTTACTTTGCTTTTTCGGATTCTGTTGTCATTTACCATCTCATGATACTTTTCAGTAATGGAAATGTCTGATAGAGGGATTCCGTATACTCGTTCCACATCATATGGAGAAAACAGATACATGTCATCATTCTGTTTAGCGAGTTCGAAAGTAATGTCTGGAATCACCACGCCCAAAGAAAGTGTTTTGATGCGAATTTTTTCGTCGGCATTTTCGCGTTTGGTGTCAAGGAAACGCATGATGTCTGGATGATGAGCGTTGAGATATACCGCTCCAGCTCCTTGACGTGCACCCAACTGATTGGCGTAAAAGAAAGCATCTTCCAAAAGTTTCATCACAGGTATGACTCCACTGGACTGATTCTCGATTTGTTTGATAGGTGCTCCCTGTTCACGCAGGTTTGTCAAGTTGAGAGCTACGCCACCACCGCGTTTCGATAATTGCAGAGATGAGCTGATACCACGTGCAATTGATTCCATGTTGTCCTCAAGCCGAATCAGGAAACAACTGACCAATTCACCTCGTTGTGCACGTCCAGCATTGAGGAAAGTTGGTGTTGCTGGTTGGAAACGTCCAGTCATTATTTCATCCAGGATTGTTTCAGCCAGTTTTTCGTCACCATGAGCCAAGTAGAGTGATACCATGGTCACACGGTCCTCAAAACGCTCCAAGTAACGTTTTCCGTTGAAGGTTTTCAGGGTGTATGCTGAATAATATTTGAAAGCGCCAAGGAAACTCTGGAAGCGGAATTTGAACGCATATGCTCTCTTGTACAGGGATTTCACAAAATCAAAAGCGTATTGTTCTATTACATCTTCTTCGTAGTATCCATTGTCAACCAAATACTCCAGTTTTTCTTCCAAATCGTGAAAATACACAGTGTTTTGGTTGACGTGTTGTAAAAAGAATTGACGGGCGGCTTGACGGTCAGCATCCACTTGTAGACGACCATCACTCCCAACCAGGTTGAGTTTGGCGTTCAATGCATGATAGTCCATTTCGGGGGTGCTGGTTTCGTCATAGTCAATGGCATTATTGGGTGCTGACATTGGTGAGTGCTCCTTAAATGTTTAATGTGGTTCCGGTTTTTCTAACACAACATTTGATAGCCAGAAAAACCCGAAAATGGCAGATTCTACTTGGTTTATTTCAAAAGTTGAATATTACGAAATTGGTTGTTTCGTTAAAAATCTACACAATGAGAACAGTAGATGTATTTATCACTGTATCAACTTTGGTGAGAGTGATTCATGTCATAAAACAGGTAACATTGAAGTTTGTCCAATGTCTCAATCTTCACTGTCATCATCAATGGGGTCAAGTCCTAAACGCTCCCGACGACGATTTTCTCGATTACATTCTTTTGCTCTTTGAGCGGCTTGGCGTGCTTCTTCACGTAGTCTGAGTTCTCGCTCAAATCGGGTGTCTCTTACATCTGGAATATTCAATTCTTCACGTGCTGCTTCGTCTTTGGTGGTGCGCATGAAAGCGAACAATGCTATTACAATAACCACAAAAATGGATGAAATAATGGTGTATCCAATACGGTATCCATTAGCGTACAAGACAACAACCATGATAGCTGCTACAACAGCTGAAACGCGTCTACGCCAAGTTGGGGAGAGACGTAAGCGGTATGGTATCCAGTTTGGGTCACCGGATGTTTTCGCGTAATGCAAAAACAGGCTCACAGCATATCCAAGAATGAACATTGTGACAGAATATGGAAGCAGGAATCCACTTCGAACCAGATTTCCCCAACCCCCAAATGGTAGGAAAGCGTCCAATAGAATTGCTATCACAGTACCCAGAACAGTACCTATACCAGACCACAGGAAAAGACGACGTGGCTGTTGATTGTACTCACGGCGAATACGAACCAAGAATTTGCGGAACAACATTAAATCATCCTCTCCTCTGCCTCAAATTTGTCTCTACTGTCGCGTAACGCTTGTTCTCGGAATGGTGATTTGAGAATTGCTTTCGCGGTTTCTTTAGCTTCGTTGATTCGGTCAGCATGTTTCGCTAAACTGGCAAAAATCATTTCCGACCTTCCTGATTGTTCAACACTGAATAATTTACCTTCTCCACGTGTTGACAAATCAGCTTTGGCAATAGCAAATCCGTCCTCATTGTCCACCAACGCCTGAAGACGTGATTGTGCTGCTTCCGTTGAGCCCAAAGAAACCAAATAGCAAATGGATGGTTTGTTGCTTCGTCCGACTCTTCCACGAATTTGGTGTAATGATGCACTTCCCAGCCGCTCAGCCGATAAAACTACTACTCGTGTTGCATCTGGAATGTCAACACCAACTTCCACCACCAATGAAGAGACCAGAACATCATAATCGTGGTCTCGGAATGCGGCCATTACTGCTTGTTGTTGTTCAGATTTCATTTGCCCGTGAACCAGACCAATACGTAAACCTGACAAAGACAAACTGGAAAGGTTCTTGAATGTACGTTCCACTGATGCTGCATCAATTTTATCGGATTCAGACACTAGTGGAGCAATGATGAAAGTTTGGTTTCCGTTATGAGCTTCATTGATGACATCAGTCCAAATCTCATTGGTGGCCTGTTCCAACACGCTCAAAGAATCCTCTTGAACCCATTTGGTCACAATAGGTAAACGACCAGGAGGTTTTTCACGTAACTCAATCATATCCACATCACCATAGAACACTTGTGCTGTGCTTCGTGGAATAGGGGTTGCTGTTTGCATCATTATGTGAGGTATGGAACCATCTACCCGAGCTGAAAGCATTCGACTTCTTTGTTGCGCCCCGAATTTCTGCTGCTCATCAATGGCGACAAAACCCAAATTATAGTATTCAATACTTGTCATGGCGGTTGGTGTGCCCACGATGATGTTGGTTTCACCACTAGCAATACGAGCCATCATTGCCCGTTTGTCCTTGGTTTTCATTTTTGACTTCACAAAATCCAGTGTGATGTTTCTGGCCTCCCGACCCATGGCATTCAGCAGTTTCTCAAACCCGTGATGAAGCTGGGTGGCCAAAACCTCAGTTGGTGCCACAATAACCGCTTGATAACCTGCATCCACAGCTCGTAATGCGGCCAGCTGAGCAATAACGGATTTACCCGCTCCAACATCAGCATTCAGTAATGTCATGGATGCATGTGAAGACGCCAAAAAACGATTCATGGTGACCGTAGCGCGTTTCTGGTCTTTTGTAAGTTGGAAAGGAAGCGCTTTAATTCCTCGTGCCTGTAGTTTTTGTTCACCTTCCAACATTGATAAACCAGGACGACCGGCGTTTTTGGTTTTGGCGTCCTGAATCAAAATCTGCATATGCACCAATTCATAAAATGCCAAAGTGTCCAATGCTTCCCTGTGACGTTGCATACTGGAAGGAAAATGAAGTTCGGTCAACGCTTCACAGTAATTCATGCGCCCTTCCTGCCGAAGATAAGCCGGCAGTTTGATGTTACCCAATCGTGAAAGAAGCTCCCGGTTTGCTGACATGATGAAATAGGTTGTAACACCTTTGGACGGTGATTGTTTGTACACCGGAACAATTGGAAGAACTGTGGCTTCATCAGCGTGCTCAATAGAACTCCCACTGATTTGTGGGGTGTGATTCCACCAAGAGAATTTACCTGTAACCAACACATTGTTACCAATTTTGAATTTGTTGGTTAACCATTTTTGATTGAAAAAAGTACTTCTAATTGTATGACCTGTATTGGTTTTAACTTTGAAAACCGCTCCACCACAACCAGAAGTAATTTCCCCAACTTCTTCCAACGTGCCTACAACAACTGCGGTTTCACCTTCAATCAAATCTTTGAAATCTTGAGGTTGGGATTTATCAATGTAGCGTTTAGGCAATGAAAAAAGTAAATCATACAAACTGTCAATTCCCAGACTACTAAGTTTCTCTCCCAAAGTCTGTTTTGATGTTTTCAAAGCTTTCCAGGATTGATGATTTGCAGACACAATATTGAGTGCACTGACAGGAATAGTTTTCAATGATTGTAATGTTCCATCAAACCCAACAATAGGTTCCCGGTTCAACTGTAATACTTGACGGTCGAATTGGATTTTGGGGAATGGTGATTCCATGGTTTCAGACATTGCTTCCAAATCCAAAACTCGTGCAATGTCAATTCGATAACCATTTTTTACAGGATAGCCATGGACTTTCCTTACCAAATCACGATACACCTTAATATTGGGTATTGTGATGTTTACATGTTTCCCATCCTCGGACAATTCAGCACGTGGGACAGGAATCGTGTCAGCAGCAGAAGCCAGAATTTTGGCATCAGTGGAGTCAATGATGGTTTTATAATTTCTCAAAGCTTGCCGCAAAACATAAGCATTCAGTGGTCCCATACGCATTGCATAATGATTGGTACCATCTGATGATTCAACCAGTCGTGAACCCAAAAGATTGACGAACAACTCACCGCTTAAATCTTGCTGTGAAAACAGATGAATGTCTTGTTCGTCCAATGTCAACACAACTTGTTTTCCATACACTTCAGGCAAAAGAGTATTGGTTTGTGTATAGGAGGATGTTTCAGGGGATGGTAGAGATGATTCAGTGGTTAGCTCCTCATCTGCCCACAAATCTATTTCTGTCATGTTTTGCTTTCATTGAATCTTATTCGCCTTGCGCAGCTTTCAGCACATTCTGGGTTGCCACAATGTATTCAATAATCTGTTTGTCCAACCCATTGATGCTTTCTTCCAGCTCTTTTGCATATGTCAGCTGGTCAGCATTATCTGTGAAGTTCTTACCCGTCAAAGCTGTAACCAGATTACCAAGACTGTGAAGTACATCATTTGATAGACGAAGAATGTAGAAGACTCGTTCCACTCGCTCTCTTTCACTTGCGGAATCGCGTAATGCTTCCATGGTTTTACCAAGCATGGGGTCAGCATTCAATGCACGTACTACCACTTTGGCTTCATCATCAACATTCTCAACATCTATGAACTGGATGACCATACTGCGTACGGTCTGACTTAAACCACGATAAGTGTCCAAAACATTGATAATGCGTTGAGTCTCGTTGATGAAATGTGTTTCGGTTTTCATGGTCAGTTTACGCTCAACAGGGGATTCATGTGAAGTAGTATGAGGTTTTTCACTTACCATGTTAGGTTCGGAATTGTCATAAGTGTTTTGATTATGTGCAACTGGCTCATTGGTAGTGTTCACTGTTTCAACACTTGTAGACATGACCGTGGTGGTTGTAGTATCTGTAACTTGAGAATCTGATGTGTAGGTAGTATTGTCATCAAAGAAATGTGCTGTATCTTCTTCCCCATCAGTGTCCGCTCCCATATTGGCCGCTGTCAGCAATTCATCCAAACTGTTGCCATCGTCAATTGCGAAACCTGAGCCTTCATTCTCAATGCCAAAATCGTCATTGTCAGTCATAGAAGCTATTCTCCGTTCAGTAATCATCAACCGAAATCGTTTTAGTGCTCTTGTCAAAACTTAAAACGATTTCTTTGTTTTTGTTGTCAGAATGGTTACGTTTGACCATACTGTGAGCAACAGGATTGGACACATGTTTTAACACCACTCGCTGAATCTCGCGGGCTCCATATTTGGATACATCAGATTTAGCTAGCAGTTCTTGAAGAATATCATCGCTAATAGTTGCAAGAGAGTATCCATTTGTCGCCATTCTTTCCGCAAGTATTCCAATTTCTTTCATTACAATTTTACGGGCGGTATCTGTAGAAAGTTCATTGAAAACGACAATCTCATCCAAACGGTTAATCAGTTCAGGACGGAATTCAGCTTCTACAGCTTTCATGACAATATTTTTTGCGTTTTTCTGTCGCTGAGTGTAAGCCTCATTATCAGTTGAGAAATTAAAACCTGTAGATGGTTTCATCAAATCTGTGGCGCCTAGATTACTGGTCATGATAATGATGCATTGTGTGAAATCAACTGTTTGTCCCATACCATCAGTCATACGTCCAGCATCAAGAATTTGTAGGAAACTGTCCCAAATTTTTGGATGTGCTTTTTCGATTTCATCGAGCAATACAACAGATTTGGGGTTTTCACGTACAGCATTTGTTAGTACCCCACCTTGTTCGAATCCTGTGTATCCAGGAGGTGCACCCAGAAGTTTCGCCGCCTCATGAGGTTGACTGTATTCCGACATATCAATACGGACAACATGGAAAGGTTCTTCAGCAATGTTTTCAGCAAGTGTCAATGCCATCTTTGTTTTCCCCACACCTGTTGGTCCCAAAAACAGTAATGACCTCAGAGGTTTTTGAGAATCATTCAACCCGGCTGCTGGTACTACCAAGCCATTAATCAAGGATTGTACAGCAGAGTCCTGACCCATAACTTCATTTGTCAATATTTGTTGAAGTTTGGACATGTCATTGAAAACAATTGGCGTTTTTTCGTGATTATCGTTTTTGTCACTACCAGCATTCACACTCTGTCCTAAAGCGGCCAACAGATTTGAAGGAAGTGCGATACCAATACTCTCACCTTCTGGTCCACGCAACATGACTGCCGATAAGCTTTCATCTTCTGCAACACCTGGAATATAAGAGACCAACTCATCTTGAAGTTCATTGAATACATTGCCAATAATACGACTAACAATAACTTCATTGTTGCGATTACGGTATTCTGGTGATTCTGACAATGCCAATATACCGCCCAAACGACGAATAGCCATCATCCATGCCCCAATAGGAGGATAAATAAGCCCTTTTTGGCCTTCTTCACGGCTAACCAATTCCGGGGTTTGTCTGATAGCATAAGAAACAAACCTTGTAATCAATTTTTTGGTGACATCAATGTTGAATGTTTCTTGTATTTGTTTGTTGAGTGCAAGGTGTAAAAGATTTACGAGTTCTGTACGTTTCAAAGACAATTCTACAGTGTCGGTAAAACTCCAACTTGACCAAATCTTTGTAATACCTTGTTGTTCCAGTTGGTGGATTCCCATGAAATTGGTGTGATTCGTTTCCATGATGATATGTGATTTGTGAGGGAAACCAAACAGTTTTGCTGCTACTATTGGTTCTTCTGTAATGAAGCAAATGTCGCGTTCTTGGCATTGTAAAGTTTCTGTAACCGCATTGATGTAGGTGGAGTAGCGACGCGGGAAACTCATGATTTGTTCAAGCGTATCCGAATTGAGACGTACAAAATGCATCTTATTGCGATTCAGCTTTTTCAAGTATCTGTCAATGTTGCTAATCAGAAGATTGATGAGAAACGTTTTGCCACTCTGAGGGGTTCCAACCACAGCAATATGTCCTTGACTGGGGTCCAACAACTCACTCACTAGGTTGTCCAGTTCATTTTTGTAAACCTGTGGAAGCTGCTCGTACACAACAGATTGACGTGAAGTATCGTTATTGACCAAATCAATTTCGAGTACTGTTGTGGGATTCAAAATGTTATGTTGTAGATTTGTGGTTAGCATGAGCCTCTTCCTAAGATACCAGTAAGGGACAGGATTATTCTACCAATCCTGTCCCCAGCCAAAATATTACTATTGTTGTTTACAATTATCTTATTCTGCACGCAATTCCAATAGTGTGCTGAAACGATTTAGGAAAGCTAGTGCCTCATTAGTTTGGTCCAACATTTCTTTGACACGAGAATCTGGAATAACATTTACGAAATCATCAGGTTCAGGAAGTGAATTAAGACCGACCAGCGCATTGACCAGATTGTAAATATTCATGGAGTCGGTTGGGCTCATTCCGCCGTCCCCATCAACTTGTACTTCAAGGAATTCATCATCCGCAGAAGATGTCATCTTGTCTGGCATATCAGCTTCCAGAAGAGCATCAGCGGCAGCTTCAAGCCCTTTCTGGTACCCTTCTTGTTCAGCTTCAGCAAGTTTCTTCTCTTTTTCAGCAACAACCTTGTCATCTGCCTTTTTCTGGGCACGTTGTTCCTCAATGATGCGTTCAATAGCATCAGAAGCTTCATCTGGTGGCAAATCTTTTGTTTCCTCACGAATCTGCTCAGTGATACGTGGAAGTTCGCGTTTGATGTCTCTTGCCTGAGCTTCTGTCAATTTAACAGTGGTGCCTTCAGGTGACACTTCTTCAATCATGGTTATTGCTTTTGACAAATCCAACAATTGATAGCTACGAGCAGGAGAAATCTCGAACTCTTCAGTGACATAGGAAGCCCATGTATCATACCCCAGCGCTTTGTATGCTTTACCTTCATGTGCTTGTGCCAGAAGAATGTATGTGGCTGTGGCAGCAGACCGAATTGCCTCAGTTAACTCCCGAGCCTCGGTTTCAGACATGGCACTTTCAGTCTCAAGAATTTCATCCAACTCCATTGAATAGTCCAAACCATCTGAACCATTATCCTCATCTTCAAATAATTGCTCATCCCCATCAATGAGGTCATCAATACTATCAAGAATGTCAGACATAAAACGCCTTCCTACAAGTTTTAAGCACGAATATCAATCAAATTGTAAACATTAATAAAGAATTGTGTTGAAAAGCAAAACAGCCAAGAGAAAAGGAGCAATAATAATTGGTACCAAAGGTTGTGAAATCTTCTCAGTGAACAGTTTTTTTATCGACCGTTTCCGAACTGCTAAACCAATCCCCCAAAGTAGTAATAATACGATTAAGAAAATCAGTCCCCATCTGAAACCTGAAAAGCCAAGAATTGGGAAACTAGCTGCTACCACCAGTTGTATTGCTCGACCATCAGATGCGCCAATGTCTGGTAAAAATATGGCAACTGTAGCGCAAGCGAACCACAACAGGTAAACAGTTAGTGTTATTTGATTCGTATGCAATTGAAGAAAGACCAAGCCCGCGACAAAAGCTAACACAGTGGCCAATCGAAGAATCCGTCTATCCGCTTTACGGTGAATGAAATCAGTGAAAATGGTTTGACCCAATACGGTAGTCATCAAACCAGTCCCCAGAATGCATACAAAAACATACATTGGGGATTCATGAAGAACCACTAATCCCACTAAGGTCGACAACAACCATGACATTCCCCAAGACGTCAGATTGATAGCTCTCCAGTGCGGTTTTAACGGACTATCAGACAACCAGACAGGCGGAGAGAGCAATGAGAGCATTACAAGACACAGAGGGGCAAATAAAGCCAACCACGGCCAATAATCGAGTAGGTCAATCATCACACATCAATTCATTTGACTCAGAGCAACCATAATGAACACATTGCTCACATTGTCACCATTTTCCGTCACTGGCTCAAAAATGAAAGCAGTGGAATCGGTTCCCCATTTGAGACGAACATCAGAAGTTGCTACTGGATGGAAAGCTGAATTGATTACTGTACGGGAGAATTTGGCTGTATAAGGTTCATCCGATTCGTAGTTCAAACCTTCAAGCTCAACAGCTAATGTGTTTGAACCATTGGCATCGCTGACGCTCAACCCGTCCTTGTCCACTGTCAAGTAAACCGCATATTCAGCTGGAGACAAGTCCGAAATGACTTTAATGGCATTTTTGAGAGCCGTTGTGTTTACTGTAATGTCATATTCCACACCTGATTCCACTGCTTTCCTCATTTTGTCAGCATGTGTAAAAGCTGTGGTATTTGTCAAAGCAAACAATGCCAAACGCCCGTCAGGGAATGAATAACCAAAACGTAAAGCTCCACGGTGTGTTTTCTCCCCCACCAAAGTAATAGAAGTGTTCAGTCCTTTAGTAGGTGGAACAACAGTAGCACTGGCACTTGGTAACAAGATGTGTTCAGTTGTGAAAGATTCCACCAATGTATCATCATCATCAACATTCGCTGGACTGAAATCAAGAGAAATCTGGGCCAAAGCGTAACGGTCAGTAGCGAACAATGTTATTTTGTTGTTTGCAGAATCAAGCCCTAAATCAACTGACCCTAAGAATGATGTGGCACCAGAATTTTTCGCATCACATAGTTTCGCGATACGTCCCAATGAATCAAAAAATTCTGTATCATCAACTTCACCCAACTCAACCAATTCAGGCACTTTGGAAACACGAAAATCCAGTAATGGAACAGTAAATTTTCCCAAATTGGTTTTCATAATTAAAACAGTGTCAGATGTTTTAGTAACAGTTACATCACCATCAGATTTGACCAGCGCATTGGCGAGACTTTTGAGATAAGTCCCTTCCAACGCCAAATCCACTTGTGTCACTCCATCAGTAGATAAATCAATTGTTGAAACATTGAATTCTGCTTTCATATAAGAATTGCTATTCTCATGAGCGAAATACCCACTGCCCTGTTCATTCACTGACAACACAACATGTGAACGACTGTTTTTCGTATCGTAATTCTTGGTAGCCCACAAGATGGCTGTTACCAGGTTTTTGACATTGGCCACAAACTTCATCAACATATCCTTTACACATATTTTTAAAACTGGATGAATTCAACTGATGTGGAATCCACAAGACCATCAGTGAACTCATCAACGCTGGAATCTGAGCTACATGAAGAATTACAATCTGAACCAACCAACTCTATGTCTTCATCAATGGAAATAGTCTCAGTCGCTTTATTGTCAATTGATTCCACAGAACCCGTTTTAGACGAATTGGTTTTGCGTTTACGAGCTACAGACGACTTTTTCGTATCTGATTTCTGGTCATGATTATCTTCATCTGAAACTGTATTGGTTTTATCCAAAGCTGCCAACATTTCAGATTCCAAAGTACTTAATTGATGGATTTCATCTCGGATGTCCTGCAATGCTTGTTCCAACGCCTTTCGACGTAAAATCATCTGTTGCTGAGCCTGATGATATGCTTCCAGTGCTTCACCACCAGATTCTATTTTATCATTCTTTGTAAAAGCCATATGCGAAAAACCCTCCAAGAAACTAAGGTATTCCACATTCTACCGAAATAGGGGCCAAGTTTCGCTCAGCCCCTATCACGGATTATACGGATTGTCAGGAGGATGTATACAGAACAATCTCCTTTTTGGTTCCCACTGGTAATTGCAATCCAGGGGTCAAAGACTGTTCCACAACCACCCCGGATGGATACCCTTCTGGTGCAGGTTTTGTTTCTTTACTGACATGCACCACAATACCCAATGATTCCATGGTACTGACAGCTTCAGCCGGTTGCATTCCAACAACAGACGGGATGGTGAAAAAATCACGTTTCTCAACTGGTACAGGTTGCAATGAGCGGTCAGCATTATCGTAATCCAATGGCTGATTTGACTCACCTGAACCTGCCACAATTGCTCTTAAAACATCTGATGCGGCTTGTGATGCTGGGTTGATACTTTGACGCTGCCCACGATACACCATTCCGTCTACACCTCTGGTTACTGTATCCATGTCGTAAATGCCCATGTAGATGGAGTGTGTTTTGGATACTTGAGCCCATGCATAATTGTAATTCTGGTTGGTTCCGGATTTACCCACAGCATCATATCCCTGAATTTGCGCTTTGGTTCCGAAAGCCCCCTCAACTTCACCAGGATATGTGTTCGCACGCATGGCCTGAAGTACTGTTGATGCAGTGTGTGGACTCATGACTCGACGACAAGAATCTTTGGATGGGTCATACGTATCTGGAATCGCTGGTGAGGTTCCATCAGCGTATTCATAACTGGCAACAGGTGTGGCAGGACAGAAAACACCCCCATTCGCAAATGTTGCATAAGCAGCTGCCATATTGATGGGGCTGTTTTCGACAGAACCCAACACAAATGACAAACTACGCTCAGTAACACCTTTCGGAACATTGAGATTCAAGTTTCTGCTCATGTCAAAAATCTTGTTCATCCCAATTTTGGTGGCTAATGTCAAAAACCAAGTGTTGGAGGACCATGCAGTAGCTTGTTTGTAGTTGATGTTGCCAGCTTGATATGTACACCCATTCGAGTTGTGGAAACCGCCTCGGGGATGGTCATAGCCAGAAGGGGAATATGGACATTGTGATGAGAACTGCATATCTGCTGGGTCCATACCTGATTCCAATGCTGCGGCTAATGCAACCATTTTGAAAGTTGAACCCGTTGCTGCTGGATTGGCTGGAACATTGAGTGTTGTTTCCCCTTCACCAACACCATAATTGCGATTCACCCCGATACCTGATACTCCACCATTACCAGGATTTACCACTGCGACAGGGGCAACCACTCGATTGCCGTTACCAAAATCTTTTTCCAGCTGTTCATCAATTAACTGCATTTGTTGAGGATTCATATATGTTTTGATGTGCAAACCGCCTTTGGCCAGAATCGCATCTCGTTCATCTTGAGTTTCCCCCAGTTTTGGACTCTTGGACAAATATTGGAAAACATAGTTGCAGTAGAATGGGTACTTGGATGACACACAATTTCCGGCAGAACGTTTTTTACGTACAAGAGTCAGCTCCTCAGCTAATGCATTTGATGCTTCTTCTTGTGTGATGTAACCTTCTGCCACCATGCGGTTGAGGACAGTTTTTTGACGAGTTTTCCACTGATTTTTACGGTCATCATTGTCCAAGTTATATGCAGCCGGGTTTTGCACTGACCCCACCAGCACAGCAGATTCCGCCAAAGTCAAATCCTTGGCAGATTTCCCAAAAAAGTAATTGGAAGCTGATTCAATGGAGTAAATATTAGGTCCACCAAAAGCAACCGTATTGAAATAAGCCAACAGAATCTCATCTTTACTGTGAGTCTTTTCATACTCAATAGCGAGTTTCAACTCTTTCAGTTTTCGTGTGTATGTGCTTTCAACTGCCTCTTTTTTCTTTTCCTTACCTGCCATATTGTAAAATTGCAGATTTTTCACCAATTGCTGAGTGATACCAGACCCACCCCCGGAACTCAACAATGCTCTAAAAGTTCCTTTGGGGTCGAATCCTTTGTGTTCATAGAACCTTTTGTCTTCAGTTGCCAAAAGACCTTTCTTGGCATAATCACTGATTTCATCCAATGATTTCAGAGCAATACGGTCCTCTGACCAGACTTCAGCGAAAACGTCCCCATTTGCATCATAGAGCGTGTTTCGTTGGGCGATTTGAATGTCTCCCAGCTCGGATGGCATCTGTTTCCACACACTTACCATGGGGTCAGCAACCATAGCGGCACTACTCAGCATTGCAAGGGGCAACATGGACACCAAAAGACCTGCAACAACAGATATCCCAATAATACTGAAAATGGCTCCAACAGTTTTCTTAGCACTTCTTTTTTCAACAACATGCTCTTCCACAGAAGCTACGCCATCGAAAAGTTCATCAATACTTACTGTGGTAGCGTTTTTGTCATTCCACTGACCAAACATATAATTCCTCCAAGAAACTGTGACCGCCATATTTTAACAATCTCAGGCATAATCTAAAATATTTGTATACTATTCAGTCAGCAAAATGTTCATTTATCAATTCTTCTGACAACTTGGACGCTGATTGTTTAGATGCAGAAATGGACTGACCTTGTAATTCAACAGATGTTTTTTCAATCAGTTCCATCAGTTTTGCATTACCCGAATCGTTGAGAACTGCACCAAATGATTCCGGCTTGTCATTACTGGTGAAAATGGCAGTGAGTGAATTGCTGTAAACATGGTCGATGAATCTCTCCAACAATGGAAGTTCTCTACGTTCATCATAAAAATCTCGTGCTCCCACATTATCCAAGACGAATACTTTTGTTTTATCGGACAGCAAGTTCTCAAATTTTGCACGTCCTTCAAAACCTGTATATGCCAAACTCAGCATAGCTTCTTCAGAAATGATTTTGACCTGTGAGAATGTAGTCCATCCAGCACCAATGAATTTCCGAACAATTGCATACGCCAAGTACTTCCCTAATTCAGTTGCACCGTGAATGAAGAAATTTTGTTGACCATATGTGTTGATGAGTTCAAGAATTTCATGAGCGGCTGGGTGGTTCATTCGTGATAATGACGCTTTCTGCCAGCGTTTTGGGAGATTGTTGTCCCATCGTTGAAGGTTGAGACGTCGCTCATGTATAATGCGTTCCCGTTCCACTTTGGCGTATCGTTCATCCATGGAATCCTGAAACTGTTTGAAAGCATCAAAATCTGTTTCGTTGTGTCGGGCATAAGTGAAACGCCCACTTGAGCTGGCAGTGTGCAAATCATCTATCTCAGTCATCTGCGGCTCCTACGTGAACGTTTGGTACTGTTTTCACGGTCATGAATCAATCCACCCCGGTCCAACGTTGCAACTGTCAATGGAAGCTTTTTCTCAAAAATCTGATTGATTACTTTGACGTATTTTTTCTCAGACCATTTATTGGTAAGTACTAGTTTTCGATAATAGAGTTTTACGTCACGAAGGATATGGTCCACGCTTTTGGCCGATGATTTAAAATATGTCTCATATGTTTTTATGGGATTGATAACATCCATGTATTTTGACATAAAGGAATCAGCTTTTTGTTCATCAGTTAAACTTTGTACATCTAATTCATCCCCAAAATCCAATGTGTTCTCACCTTGAAACAACGGGTGGCGTTTCACAGAGGTATGATTGTCCATTTTATAAGTCCTGAATGCTTAAATCGTCGTCCAAATTATCTGGGTCAAACTCAGAAAAATCCATGTCATCAACCATTTCTTCCATCTCTTCTTCTGTCAAACGTTCATCAATTTCTTTTTCGCGTTTGATTTCGCGAAAAATGGAACACTCCAGATTTGTGTGACATCGAATAATTTTGTTTGCTTCACCATCCCGGTTTTTTGCCAAAACAACTAGTGTATGCGGAGTGGTGTCGTCTTGTGGTAAATCACGGTGAAGCAGAACAACCACATCAGAGTCCATGGCAATGGAACGCGATTCACGAATGTTGTCCAGAGTCGGGAGTTTTCCTTCCTCCTCGTCATCTTTATTGTTCAGTTGCACCAGAATCATGATTGGTACCCCAAGCGTTTTCGCAGTCAATTTCATACTACGAGACAAATCAGCCACCGCTTCTTGTCGAGTGCCAAATCTTCCTACTGGTGTAACCAATTGCAGGTAATCCAAAATCACCATGTCGAGACCATCTGGACTTTGTGCACGGTTGAAAGCTTTGGAGCGAATGGAATCAACAGTTGCTTTGGGGTCTGTGTCAATCATTATTTTCATGCGGCAAAGCTCGTTGTAAGCTTCCTCCACCAACACTCGGTCCTCAGGAGTGAGTTTGCCACGTTTTAGTCTGTTTTGTGACACTCCGGACATGCACGCGACAATACGGTCAATGATAGAGTCATGAGACATCTCAAGCGAAAAAAATAGGACTGATTTTCCTGCTCGTGCTGCTGCTACCAAAGCCATAACCGCAAAAACTGATTTACCAATACCGGTTCTAGCGCCTACAGTAATCAGCTGTTGTGGCGACCAACCCAAAGTATATTTATTCAATGTAGGTAATAGGGTTGGAATCCCCTGTAAACCATCTGATTTTTCGTCATTTTCTTGAGTTATTCGTTTACGATTATTCAATAATTCAAAATAATCGTCTTTATATGAAGCAACATTGATTATAGTCGAGTCATCAGATAGCCGAAAAAGCACATCATTGAATTCAGATGTAAGATTAGAAATTGCTTCTACAGCTGGAATACCAGAATTATCCTTAAAAGTTGGTTGAGCGCTTTCAATTAAAATACTGGCACGGTTTTTTGCCGCAGATTCTCTCACCACTTGCGCATAAAGTTCAGGGGTACCTTGCAGCAGATACCTTTCCCCATCATGGTGCAATTGATATAATCCTGCCACACCACCCAATTGTTCCAAAGCGCCCCGCTGCTCCAAAAGATGAGCCACAGAGATAACTGAAATCAACTCATCTCGACGGGCCAGTTCCATAATACAGCTGAAAACGGTTTCCCACATCGGCTCAGAAAAATCATCAGGGCGCACCAACTCCAAAACACGATTGGTCGCAGTACCATCGTAAATCAATGATGCTATTAATCGCCGCTGAACTTGCTGATAAAGTTCGCGCCCCGTGCCCGCCAAAGTAAACCCCAATCATAGTCATTCTGTTTTTCATTGTAACATTTGGCCCCAGAACCATCTAATAAAGTTCTGGGGCCAAATTGCAGTTGTTTGTCTTACTTATCCCCTCTTTCTGATAGCGCAGGGGCGTATCGCTTTGCAACTTGAATTAAAGCAGTTTTGACTTCAGATTTTTCAGCTGTTGTCAGACCTTTCAACTTGTTAGTTGCAGCAACTAGAGGTTTAAGGTGTGCCACAACATATGCACACTTATCTAGGTCGGCAAAGATATGGAGAATCTTGATAACTGCTTTAGCACGCTGCATGGGCTCGTCTGTATCCTCAGTCAAAGATTCACGCAACGAACGCAGCACCATATTGGCGTCATCAAGAGTCATCTCTTCCCATTCCTCAAAATCATCAGGATTTTTGAGGATGGTTTTGATGTCCAAGGAGCCATTTTTACGAAGCCAGTCTCGGAATCGCAGTGTAGTACTGTAACCAATAATACCCTGCATCAGTACATCCTCCAGCTCGATGTCGGGCGAGGACATGGCACCAAGTACACGTGATAGATTGTCCCAGCTTCGCCTAGAGGGCCAAGCGCATTGGAGCACGGTGAGAGCTGATGCGTCATTGACATTTACCCCGTAAGCATCAGGGCTATTTGTCATACCACCTTCTTGGTGCAGGCAACCGGGATTTTCTTTGATGAAGCGTACAATCAAGCTACGCCACTCTTTTTCACGAGGTTGCGAAAACCCGCGTCCCCAGTTGTCTTTCATGCCATCCAACCATGATTTGGTGTCCGGCTTCCATGCCAGCCAGACAATTCTGTTGGCGGTAGCAGCATCGATGTCGTAGCCGTCGGCTGCCGATTCTGTGGGATTCATGGCGCCAACTAGCGCCGTCTCTTCAGGGAATTTCTGCCCATTGGGGAATTCTCGGTTTTGGATAACGGTTAGCAATGAAGCTCGAACACTCGGATGAGCGTTCGAAAATTCGTCAAAGAAGAGGATTACTTTCTTCTTCTTCATGACTTCCAGTTGCCACTTTTGTGGCGCATACTCTGTCACTGGAACCGTTCCCTCAGCAGTTTCTACTTCCCCTCGGGTTGGGAAGCCTGAAACGTCCTGAGGGTCCATACGTGAAGCAATGACGGATATCACTTCATACCCCATTTCCCGAGCAATTGCTTCAACGGTGGCCGTTTTGGCCGTTCCGGGGTCCCCCACCAGCATAACAGCCTGTCGTGCTTTAATTGCATATATAAGCGCTTTTGCGCTAACGTGTTGCGGAATAACTGAAGCGCGTTTTGGGCTCATTGAAATCTCCTACTGGGCGAATTTTACTGATACCATTATAGCTTGTTCCAGTCAGAAGTCAAATATGAGCCTGATACCTTTTTGATGCAATAATTAAAGGTAGACTAGAAACACTAATCTACCCTTAATGAACTATTTTTCTACTATTCAGGACTCCACCTCAACTGCTGTTTCATCATCCTCAATTCCATATAGGTTTTTGGCTAAATGCCTTTTAACCGCTTCCGTCAAACGTTTTGTCAATGCCTCATCCTGTTTCAGCGCATCTAAAGCTTCTGCTTTGCTCTTTCCAATAACTTCCCCTGTTTCCGCTTCAATATATGTACGATTATTAGGTTTAGTGATTACTCCATATTCGACACCAACCTCCATCATTTCAGCTGGGATATTTATACCTTGATTGAAGGTCAAAACAGAAACACCAGTTCCATATGGTGGCGCAATTTTATTTTTCACAATTTTGAATTTGATTTCATTCCCAATAACATCTCTTTTGTCATTGGGACTGTCTCCTTTAACCGGAGCCCCTTTTTTGATTTCAATACGTTGTGATGTATAAAAGCGTAATGCTTTGCCACCTGGAGTTGTTTGTGGAATGCCAACAGGTGAAAAACCTCCAATTTTATCACGAGTTTGGTTTAGGAAAATAACAGTTGTATTGGTTCTGTTAGCCGCTCCAACTAATTTTCGTAATGCTTTGGACATGAGTCTTGCCGCTAATGCCACTGTAACGTCACTAGCATCTCCATCCAGTTCGGCTTGAGGAACTAGCGCTGCGACAGAATCCACAACAATGATGTCTACAACCCCAGATTCCGTGAAGTCTTGGAGTAAATCTAAGGTTTGTTCCGCAGAGTTGGGTTGAGATACTGCTAATTCTTTGACTTGTACCCCTAATTTGGCAGCATAACGAGGGTCCAAAGCATGTTCAACATCAAGGAAGAGAGCAGTCCCTCCTGCTTGCTGTACATTGCCTACAGCGGTTAACGCGATGGATGTTTTACCGGATGATTCTGGGCCATAAATTTCAATTACACGCCCTTTGGCTAATCCTCCTCCAAGAATTTGGTCCAGTACCATGGAGCCACTGGAGATAGTCTCTACTTCTAATGGTTTTTCGTCTAATAGGCTTACTACCTTATCACCAGTTTTGGATTTTCTTTCACCATTTACATTGTCAATGGTGGCTCGAAATTGCTTAAATCGTTCAGGATTAATAATAGCCATGTATATATATTCTCGCTTCCTAAGCTCTGGTGAGGTTCCGTGTCCTCCTAATTTTACCAATCCATATCCATTAGCTTCTTGTTCTCTTAGTACTGCTATCAAGATGCCAGGAAGCGTTTTAAGTGTGATTTTGTTGCTTCCTGAGCAAGTATCACAAACAAGCATTTCTCCCAAAATGTCTTGAAAACACAAAAAACGCCCCTAAATAAATCTGGTTTTATCTAGCTTATTTAGGAGCGTTTATAGATGGCTTTTAAGTTAGTCGGCTGTCATCAGAAATGTTAATGACATTAGAGATTTTGTGCAACGATTCTGGTACTGATGAAAACCCGCCTTCCGTCGTCACGAGGATGACAGAATAATAGGTGCTATACAGTAGCTCTTGTTCCACCCTCTGCCAATCTGTGTACCCATCAGTCCCAAGTACCACAATATTGGGCCGCTTCTTTCGAGGAATTGAGTTAGCGTACTTAAACGCTACACTCATATCAGTTCCCCCACCCCCATACAAATCAATTTCACGGACTGATTTCAGAGGGGCAATATCCTTGATTTCAGTGTCGACGGAAAAAACCGTCAACCCGCCTTTTTGCCGTGAACTATTTGAGACAATTGATTCTGCCTCAATTAGTACGCTTTCATAATCAGATTTGGTCATGGACCCTGACGTATCAATACCAATGTAAACCACCGGCGCATAAGACACTTGTCCAGGGAAAATTACCTTTCCGCTGTACCGGCGATTAACTTTCCGGTATGAAGTTTCTGTCTTTCCAATAATGATGTTGGAGTAAGCATTGGAAACTGCTCGTCTAAGCAACTCCTGCCACCGAACTTTGGGCGGTTCCATCAAGTTCAGCATAGCTTTTAGCAGCTCATGGGCCGTACCATACCCTTGCCCACCAGAGTTCAGTTCGTCCTTGATACGCGAGGTAGTGTTCCGCTGCGCCAGTGAACGTTCCGTGTCAGTAATACGTTCGATGCCAGCTTCATCAGCAGCGTCCGAACGCGAAGGAGTACTTTCATCACAGTGTCGTGCATTTTTGGATGATTTGTTATTTTGAGACATTCCTTTTTTGAAGTCATCCAGTACATCAGAATCGGATGAACTGCCATTGCCCGAGTTTGATTCATTAGACGGATTCTGCGAACCGGAACCATTTTGGGAAGATGACTGGTCAGAATCGTTTTCAGAACCTTCTCCTGAAGAACCCTGACCCTGACCATCATTGGTATCTGAATTGTTTTCCCCAGTTCCTTGTTGGCCTTGGTTCTGACCTGATTGTGACTGACCAGATGGACCAGAGCCGTTTCCAGAATCATCCTCATTCATGGACAAAGCATCTGCATAGAACTCCATAGTCTTAAATGGTGGCAGATTAAATTTTTTGGGAGTCAACAGCATCGAAAAATCGCCGCGTTTTAGCTCCTCAAGCACTGTATTGATTTCTAGGTCCCCCGCAACATTCATGCGGTCAGGTCCAATGCCCAAACTTTCGGCGCGAACGAAATGATTATTTAGCACATGCATACATTCATGCAACAGTACTATAGCTTGCATTTCTTTGTCGCACTGGTAAAGAAACCAGTACGAAAGTCCCACACGAGCATGAACGTCTGTGTATGCAGTTTTAGCGGTTGCATCCAAAAATGGGCGTAACACGGACAACGCATCACGAAACGATGGGAGAATGTCTTGAGCTTTCCAGAGCGCCCGAGAAAATATATTGCGCTCATCCGTTGTAAGCGCGCGAATTGGATGATTCTTCAAATCGTATTCCAACCGCTTCAGAATCTCCTTTTGTTCCGGGGTGAAGTTCTCAACCGTGTTATTGTTATTGTTCACCACGACATCCTTACTGTTAATCTTCCAATCCCGCCAATTCTATCATGGAATCATCTCATACACCAAATTGAACGCATCGAGTTCACATGCGGAGTGAGGAAAATATAACACTCTCCTCACTCCAGCACTCACAATCCATGCTTTAGTAAATATTTGTTGTTGATGATTTTAAAATTCCTATTAACATCAAGCCATTCTGGTAGTGTTGCTGTGGAATCATCTACCAAATGGAACACAATGCCTTCATCGAGCAGGCCATTGGTAATCTGTCCACGAAGCGTTGAGACTTTTTCAATCATCTCATCCAAATCCCCGGTTGGGGCCCATTCATCACCCAAAACGGGGACAGAGAACTTGTTGAAAACATCATCCCAATCGGCATGAGGAACTTTGACTGAATTCTCCCATATGGCAAACACGAATGGACGCAAATGCTCAAGCTTTAGCCGATTCCCATTAAATTTTGGTCCGGCCAGCTCAAATTGCACAGCCATACCAGGATATTGCTTAATAGCATCTACAAGACCAAATTGCTCAGCCACTTGGAACCCTGCAACATCCTTTGACGTTTCCCAATTCCGACTGAAAATCCGGATATTTTCTCCATCGTTTAACAAGGTTTGAGAAGACCCATCTACCTTAACTGTCGGGACCCATTTCATTTCTTTGATTAAGTCCCAATATTCCGAAAGAGTTTGCACCCGAATAGCATCCGTTTTCGGAGCCCATTTGGTATCAAACCGGCCAATGATGTTCCCATTCTGAGGTAGCTGTTCCTCCCATTTATAAACACCTACCATATCTGTCACATCTGTTCCAACGGGGAGAGAAGCATCCAATCCAAGTTCTTCCAGGGACATAAGCAAACCCTGAGAGACTACGCCCCTCAGTTTACGGGTACGCAGAACATGTCCTTTGACTGTTGTGCCATTGACTACAACACTTTTCTGCTTATGAGTTTGAAACGATTCAAAATGTGGATTGGTTTCTGGTAGTAATGTATCCGTCTCAAAATACACAGCTTTCATGCCAGGCCGGAACGTGTTTTTACGAACAACCACCTTCCAACCCAACACATGTGCTGTCTCAATTTGGTCAGCATTGTCAATAGTCTCTATTGCTTTTACTGTCTGAATAGTTGCCAGCTTCCTCATTTTTTATCCTATCCTATAATCTAATGCTAATACAGTATAAACTATTTTATTCAATTACTACAATACCCAATCTGCTCAATGCTTCACATAATCGTTCAATATGTGTAGAGTAACGCTCAATCAAACGAGCAGGGGGATTATTGGACAAATTGACTTTCATGTCTGCATATTTGACAGAAAGTGCTATTGTGCTATTTGAACGAATCAACCGGTCAATGTATGCAGAATAAGTTTCTTCGTTCTTCCGACTATCCATTAGCAACACATCAATCAGGTCAGGAAAATCCAGCCTGATTCTCTCCTCGTATTCTGGATGGTCTTCTATAACATCATGTAACCATGCTGCCGCTTCCACCAATGGCGAGTTTGACAACTTTCTTGCTTCATGAGCAGTCAAAGCCAGATGAGTCGTATATGGAAATTCTCCCCACTTGTCTTTTGCGTGTGCTTCTGAGGCCAACAAAATAGCCTTTTCAACCATGTCTTTTGAATCCATATTACCCCCTGTATATTCTTTGCTACACAATAAGACAATTACTTGCTGATTGAAACAGGAATCATTAATTCATAATTCCTGTACATTCTCAAAACTGCTTTCATTGACTTATTTCTTCCATAGCTTGGTACAAAGCGACTTGTAGTCGGTTTTCTCGCTGCGGTTTGAAAACAGTCGGAATTTTAGGGTATGAAAAACCCACCTCTTCCGGGGTATGGTTACCCTTTCTCCCATTACAGGACAAACAGGCAACACAGAGGTTACCCCAAGTATTTAAACCACCTCGGGATTTCGGGATAATGTGGTCAATGGTATCACCATATTCATGACAATACTGGCAAGTCCAATTATCTCGAATCAAAATCATGTTTTTGGATACCGTGGTGTCCATATTCACTTTTTTAATTCGACCACGAGGGACATAGCGATTTAGCCCGATAACTAGCGGACGGGCCATGGAAAAATGCTGACTCCGTACCATGGAACCATCTGCACGGGGAATCAAAACATATGCATCATGGCTCAACACCATTGTGGTAGCTCGCATCCACGACACAGTATTCATCACAGTCATGGAGGTATCCACGACTGCAACATGGTTTTTCCCGATTTCCTTTTCCAATGCAAATATGTGTTCCATCATGGTCTCTTTCTGACTTTCTTTCCCCTTCTAGCGCGTTTATATCCTATACAGACCTATACTACTTCTTTTGTGTTGCTCTCCACATCTCACGACTTGCATCTCGTCGTGAAATGTCTTCACCTTTCAGTCTAGCATCTAAGAACTGGAAAAGTAAACCTCTGTCTGCGTCAAATGTCGTCACTCTCTTCGCAAATTCCCGTTTGACGCTATTGACATCACCTTGCAAGTCTTTTTCAGGTAGTTCGTCTATTATCTTTTTAGCTTTAGCAACAGCATGTGCTCTAGCGAGAACGGTATTCTGGTAGTATTCCAGCCGTTGTTTTGTGGTGTACTCAGCCCAACTGCCTTTCTCCACATCGTCTGGGATGGTCGCTTTCAACTCAGGAATACTCAACACATCTCCACTTTTAGCAATCCCCATCAAATCAGCATATGTAAGTTCGATGCCTTGAATAGTTTTTCGTGCTGCATCTTTTGAAAACACAGTACGCATTTTATGTAGTTGCAAATAATCCTCTTGTTTGATTTTTACCTGCATCTGTTTCTTTGGGTCATCAGAAATGATACGAACCACCATACCTTCACGGTTTTCACGGTCAGGTAATTTCAACGCTTCATTCAATGTTTTTGCAGGTAATGTTTCAGCGGTGTTCAATCCTTTTTCTTTGCTCCAAATATTTGTATAATCGGATGTTGACTCGTACAAACCAGTATTCTTTTGTACTGCCCCAATCATGGAAATGTCCACTTTATCATATGAAAGCACAATTTGATTCTTGCCAGGGCCTACGCCTTCAAACAGGAAAGTTGTATCACTATGCTCTTGCAACAATTGTTCTGCCGCGTTACGGAATTTCTCTTCCTGTTGTAGCATTTGAGTGAATTGAATAGCTTGTTCAGATTTGAAACTTCCTTTTGTCGCTACTGCTGGATTTCCTTTCGGGTCACGATACAGAATCAACATCGAACCATCCATTTTGTCTGTGACTTCAGCAGGAGCATCAAAATCCAATTTTGACAAATCAATACTTGGAACTTGTGGTGCTTCATCTTCATCATCACCCAACATCCAATGTGGTGTCATGTTTCCATCAGACCATCCTGATTCCATCTGACTCAATGTGAAAAACTTGGCCCATGGTCGTTGAAGGATGTAAGCATCACTGAAATCGTCTTGACTGCTACGAATCATGAGTCCACGAGCAGTCTTGGCGGCATCATTCCATTTGCCCTCCATTTGTGCTCGTTTTCCATAGCAAAGAACAATCATGTCGGAGTCATCAGGATGTTGACTGGTAAGAATGTATTCGTGGTCTACCATATCTTTGAGCAGTTCTACATCCATGATTTCACTCAATGCAGGCCCATGCGTGTCACTGCGACGATTGGTTCGTAAAGGACGCAACAAGGAACCTTTCATCATGGCTTCATAAGCTTGTCGCGCTTCACCATGGCTATCAAAATGGTCATCTGGAGCTAAGCCAAAAGGACACCCACGAACCCCAGTACTGTGACATACTCCAGTTGCACCCGTTTCTGGATTGATGTGAATTTTGCCAACCATATGACAACTCCTAAATAACGAAGAAACTTCATGCATATTCTCTAATAATGAAGAACTATTGTTGAATAAATTGTATCCCGCTCATTCTGTAACTCGGCACTGTCCAATAGACTCAGAATTGAATAGACAACATAAAACACTTCAGATAGAATAGGTTTGAATGATGATGCCATCTACCTAATATGGAGTGTTATGAGTTCACGTTGTCATATGTTCCCATTGGACAATATTTGGACACAATGTCTGGCTAATCCAGTGTACTCAGAGACACAGCAGTGGTCGGACACTATGAAATCATTGATGGATGACCCAATTGACTGTCATATCATCAATGAACTTATGAGACAGTATCAGAAACAAGGTAAATTCCGCTATCCAATTGTTTTAGCGCGGGACAATAATACTGAACCTTACATGGTTGTTGATGGTACGCATCGTGTAATAGCTGCCAAACTATTGGGATTGGAAACAATATGGGTGTCATACGGTTTTGTTGAAACTGACAACAACACATCCCTAGTTACCACTATATGTTTTTCAGAAAACCAGTGGACCCAAAACCTGTCTGATGATTCCATAACAGATGTATTTCGCTCTGTTCCAGGTAATGATGAGATATGGTTTACAAGTTCAATGATGAATCCAGGAAACCCCTTCGTCATTTACTGGGATGCTGAAGAGGGTGGAACAAAAGATATCCCCTTGCTGCACCACTCTTTGAAGCAATTGATAACAAGATACATCAAACCAAACGTTACATATACGCTTCACACCACAGAAGAGCCTATTGATTGAATGGATACAGTATTCTAACAATTGTTTTATTCGGTTATAAACAAATACTCATTCTACATGATTTTATTTTCAAATGAGCCATAATCTAAATCGTATGTGTGAAGACACTCTGTTGGCATTTATGTTTTTGAGCTAATAAATAACGATTGGTGAATAAAATTCAATTGGAAAATGAATGAGGCCAGTGATTATTCTACTGGCCTCATTCGTGGTTTATTCCAAAATATAAACATCAATTGCGGAGAATGCCCAGAATATTGAGCAAATTGACGAAGATGTTGTAAATGTTCAGGAAAAGGTTCAATGCATAGAATGACGCTGGAACATTATCATGAGGATTACGGTCACGCAACATCTGGATATCTATAAAAGTGTAAATGGCCATTATTACCACAACAGCCATGGAAATAAGCAATGATATCAGTGTCAACTTGAAGAAGAGAACATTCAAAATACTGAGAACAATAATGCCAAGTAGAATGAAGAACAGTTTTGGCATCCATCTGTTGAGGTTGACTTGACTTACCCAACCCAGTACAGCCATTCCGCCAAAGATAACTACTGTACCCATAGCAGCCATGGACACTATGTTACCCATACCAGAGCTGAGATAGTAGTTCAGTGTAGGGTACAGTATTATTCCCAACAGAGCTGGTACAGCAATGGCGAAAACATTAGAAAACGTGGGATTCAATGTTCTGCGTGAAAAACTGGCCACAATCAATGCGATAAGAACTACAACATACAATGGCAGCATTAAAGCAGGTGGTACCAATGGACCAATGAAGAGACTTCCGAATGCAGCAGCGCCCATAGCGGCTGTAACCCAAACCATCACTTTTTGGTAAAAGGCGCTATTATTGTTTACAGCGGGTTCTCCATAATTTAGATTACTGTAGGAATATGTCATCACATCTCCTTATTAGCTATTAGAGTAAAATATCATGTACATATGTGATTGTCGATTAAACAGAACAACAAATGGTACAAACCAATCATACATATACTCTCTATTACTCATACAGCATCATGTAAAATACTATGCGTGTTTGTCATCCAATTGAACGCATTGTGGGTATTGTGACCATATCAGAAATTTCGAGCATGTCTATTGTTGTCATTACTCGCCCTACAATCAATGGCCAACGTTTACGGTCAGCTTTGATACCATGAAGTGATAGGATTTGTTGAGCAAACTGTCGTGCATCATAGCCTCGCACATGTTTCTCGTTTCCAATTGCTTCCCCGGTTGAGTAATCCACATAGGTTGTTTTTGTTTCAATAATGGGACCCAAGGATTGTGCTATACGCTCTAATACAGCAATGCCACGACTGTTTTCTTCCAGTTCACACACAATTACCATGTCCATGAGTGTTGTTTCAGCAGGTTCCTCCAACATGGCAACATTACGCAATTCAGCCAAAATTTCTGGGGTGAGCTGTCGCAACAGTTTTTTCCCTTCTCGGCGACGCTCAGCATGATAACTGTGGTCAAATGATGATTCCACATACCACAGATGGTTCCCTGATACACGTGCTGTCACTGTTTTCTCAGGACAGTTGTCATCCACTAATTCCAGTTCATACATGGAATCAGGAATATGCTCCTCAAATGGTTGCGCTTTTACTGGTTGGCCATTCAATCCTCGAATAATGTCTCCAGGTTCCAAATCACCAATACGTTTAAGTGCCATTGTTGTGCCTTTCTTTGGTTCCGTCATCCAATGTATCCAAAAACTTGGCATATGCTTCATCTTCTCGACGCCATTGTTCTTCACGCTCAATATAGTATTGTGAAGGGGTGAACTCCAGCGGATGAAGAATCACCAACCTGTCCTGATTTCGAAAATATGCTACCCCAATAATTGTTTGCAAAATACTGTAATGACCATCTCTCATGGTTGAGTGAGCAACATTTCGACAATGGTCACTGTTTGATTCACCAAGATACACCGCCCAATGTAGCTCCTTTTCCAACTCTTTCGGAAAAGCTGATGCCTGTGCCACAACAGGAACCATATATATACGTTCATTGGATGAATTCTGCAACAAGCTTTTAAAAGCTGTTCTGGCAGTCGTATCATTACGTAAAATACGCAAATCGTCAGTGTTGAGAGGCAATAGAATAAACAACAGTTTACGACTTGATGTTTCAATCAAACCCAGTTTCCTTGTTTTTGTTTTGATTTCTTCCCTCAGTTTCAGCAAATCACCTAACAAACTGAATAAACTGGCTTTGTATGGATGGTATTGGAAAGATGAGTATTCTGTTTCCAATTCTTCTCCCAAATCGGACATACAATCATGCAAATCAAATAAAGCAATTTCAGCTGATGCGGAGAAACGTCGGGATTGATGAGCCATATTTCGTATGAACAGTTCTTTTTCGTGTTGGTCGTCCCCGTAGAACAATGCCAAATTATTGTAGAAGAAAGAACTCCAACTTACTTTGACACGGTATGTACGATACAGTCGAAATGATACCTGTTGCTTAAAAACCCGATTTCTGTTGTCAATGTCGGAACTGAGTTGCAACCGGTCCCAAGGCAGAAACTTCATTCCAGTCCTTCCAATACAAAAATCCCCAATACCACAAATATCAGGTAGTATCAGGGATTTTTAAGGATAACAATGAGGTTCAAATATTGAGTGAACCAGCCAGTGTAACAGACAGCCGGTCATGAAAGTTCTCGTCAGAATAATCCAAAGACAGGATTTCAATGCCATCCTGGAAAACATTCAAACCAGTAGCATCCCCAGCATCATCGTATATTGTTTCCAACATGATTTGGGTGCTATCATGTATGGAAGCCATAGTAATTTCATCAATAGGAACAGCCCAACCGTTTTCTACATAACGTTCAACAATACTTTCAGCCAAATTAGAATCTACCATATTTGTCCCATCTCAATTTTACGGAGTTTCCACTACACGAATAGAAACCCTTCTTGCATTGAAAATTTTACCAAATCTATTTTCTGATAACATTTCCCGTGCTAATTTTTTACTGGGAACAAATGTTTTTCTGGTAATCTTTTTCAAAACATCAGGAGGAAGAACTTTTGCTGCTTTTTTACGGTCAATAGTTTCACGTCCACTAATCAGAAGAGCATTTTTACGTGAACGACCTGGAATAACAGTGTTGACATGTTGACCTGACACGACAGCGGCAGCTTTGACCTTGTTGGCCATATCATCCCGACGTTCTTTGACAGATTTGTAACTACCTCCAAAAGCTTCACGAGCGGAACCATAAAAATCAGCCAATGCTTGAGTCCCATCCTGTAAACGCTCTTCAGCAGATTTACCCATGAAACGAGTACGTGGTTCAAATGTTTGCTGTTTAATGTTACGTGGATTACCAGCAACATAGTCCAGCACTTGAGTGTTTGAGATAACTTGACGTAACTGCTCATCGCTTAAATATTTACGAGCCAAATCAATGTCAATCATTTCCCGTGGAGTTGAAATAAGTTCACGTTGTGCTGGACTCAAATTTGCAAGAGCATACTCATTCAAACCGTCATCACTGACTGTCACCACAAATGTACCTGCATCCGTTTTAACAGTATTTTTGAATGATTCGCCAGGTTTTAGTTGTAGACCCAAAGCTTCACGTTTCAAGGCATATTCTAATTTGGTGCGACCATCTTCCACTGTTTTCACTGCCACATCTTGAGCAAGAACCTCTTCAGTGTAGAATTTGTCTCCATCCCGAGTCATAATCACCGACGTTGGCACCATACGTGCTTTGGAAGCCTTCTCCGCCAAATGCGTGTTTCCACGTTCAGCAGCTTTAGCAATCACATTTGAGATTACTTCTTTAGCACGGTTAGGGTCCCCATGGTCAGGTTCCACCAACAAATCACCAACCTGTTTTGCGCGATACTCCACAATATTGGCTGACATGTTCAAAATCTGTTCACTCAAAGCTGCTTCTCGATTGGGCATCACAACATCACCTATACGTGAAGTAGCAGCATCAACTGGGCGTGCTTTGAATTTAGGGGCCTTCTTACGGGAAGGAAGCACCCCGCCATGTTTTTGTGCCATGATAGCTTCCCCAGCAGCTTGAGCCTCAGCCAGAGTTGCATAATGGTTTTCCTGACCATTCAGTCCGCCATATGGGCAACCCTTCTTCTGAGCAGAGCATTCACCTGACTCCCCCGTTTCCGTATTGACATGATAGCGACGATAACCTTTCATAACCTCTCCTCAAACCACCAAACAAACCAATAACAACTTATCTAATACAGATTTCGTTCATACATGTTTGCACAATCACCCAGTTGTATTCTCATTCAACAATTGTTTACAACACAATCTGCACGAAAATAAAACTCAACGTGTGAAACATCAATCAAAAGTTTTTACCCAGCGTACCTTACCAGAATCCCAGACTTTGCCTAAACTATTCAATTCGGCCAATTCGTTCTCAGTGGCGCTGGAATCAAACAACAAATCAGGGTCACGCTCAAACCGAATCTTACGAAACCCAAACTTGTGTTCACGTTTACCATTCACAACATATTTGTAATCAGGACGAATAAACCTATCAAACCGAAAACCGTTCTGTTCATACAAAAATCCATCACTGACTTCACAATCCGAAAAAGTCACCACCCTACGAGGATTACAAACAATCTCGAAATGCTTCAACAATTTACTGAAACCACCAGGAACAGACACAGAAGTGGCATAACGAACAATGAAATAACAATCCTGCTGCTTCATCACTGAAAACACTGCCACCAGTAGATTGGTTTTCTTGTCCCACAAACCAAAATGCTTCGATGCCCCAACAAAGCCTTGAATATGATTTGTATTCATAAACTCCCGTGCAACAGAAACCGAAACGTCTCCTATTCGAGTTTGTCGTGCCCCCACGCCTTTTGGAGATACCTTCAGCCTGTGTGCAATCATTCGTTGTAGAATTGACTGTTTGTAATACCAATCATCTTCCCAGACTTGAAACAATGACACACCTTGAGCACGACAGGAAACATACTTGTCACGATGATAGTTACGATTTTTGCCAAATTGTTCACTGTGCCAATACAACCCATTCACTTCAATAGCAAAACATAACTTCGGAAAGAAGAAATCCACTTCATACGGTCCAATGAGACTACGCACTCGTTCCTCTACAGGCCCAGAATAAACCGAACGAACAAAAGCCCCTACTGATTGCTCCAACCTTGATGTCCCTTTATCACGATTGGTAGGTAGTAAAGGCATCATCCACCGTTCCAACCAACGTATTGTAAACTTGGAGTCAGAGTCATCAAGACAATTGTTCAACTCATCCACCAAATCATGATAAGTCAATGTTCTATTGGCATGAAAATATGCCACCAACGAGTCCAAGTCTTTGTAAGGTGTTTTCAACAATCGCGCTAAACTTGTTTCTTTGGCTTTACGTGATGAACGCCCACGATTTTTGGCCATGTTGTCTGCACTTTTCTTCAACCCCAGCTTGTTGACAATTTTACTCCATGTGCGTTCCCCAATAGAATGTCCTGTTTCTGTCTTAATCAGTTGCAGTAACTCTGTAGCTGTCAAATTGTCATCATTGTACAATTCATGTAAACGCCTTTGAGTGAACCCATGTGCAGCCAACTCTTGTATCCGGTTTTCCAAAGTTGTTTGTTTACGAACTTTGATGTTACGTTCCTGTAAAATTCTGGAAAGTACTGAAGGAGAAATTCCATATTCTCGATACATGGATTCCAACGACTTTCCAGTTTGGTATTCTGTCACTGCTTCGTCAGCTGTGATTCCCACCCCATATTTGGCGTCAGTTGCGTATTTTCTGCGTTGTGACTCATTAATTTTTGCCATACGCAACACATTGGTTTCTTCTATGGAACGATTCTTCAACCCTGCATATGTCCACAAAGAAGCAAGAGACGATTTGGATATCACCGTTTTCCCAGCTTTTTGATTGATGGCTGCAATGATGTCGTTTTTACTCATACCATCATTATATTTGGTTTGGATTGTTTCAACATCCCAACCCAATGATGCCAAAACCGTGATACGACGTTCTATCCTCTCCACATTGGTTGATTTTTTGTTTGGTATATCGTGTTTTGAATGTTGTGAAATAGTAGAATCTGTCATGAGCATTTTGAGATGTAAACAGTTGAGAAATAGCTTTGCATGTAAAATAGTTTTTGCAATAGAATATGCGCTTTTATTGAATGATTCGTAGGAGCTTGAATTGTTCTACGATGTTTCCAAAATGTCAAAATTCAAGCTACTTCTGATGATTCAAATGAGTCGAAGTTGATTAGCGCCGCTGGGTTGGATATATTTTCAACCATCAATTGCTACCCTGCCAATAAGTCCTATGGTATTTAGGGGAGGAAGTCTGAGTTACCCTCCTCACCTATTTTACACATAGTGCAGTAAACTCAAAAACAGAGACAAATCAGCTTTGACTAGGTGTTTTGTCGGCATTCAGAACTTCAATCAAGGTATTGGAGTCCCAACTTTTACCACCTCCCGTGCCGCCTCCAACGAAAACCATGGGGCTGGTGGTTACTTCTTGCCCAAGCTGTAGTCCATGCTGTTTAGCCACTTTTTCTTGTTTTCCAGACAAATCGAAACCAAGAACGTTTTCTATTTCTCCAGTTTCGGGATTGGGTAGTTGTAGCCCATTTTCAACACCTAACGCAATCGGGAAAAACGACCATGCAACACCATCAGACAGAACATAGTTTTCGTTCCATTCAGCGTATTGTGGTAAAGGCGGAACAGCACGTAATGTTACAACACCTTTTGCGTAATCCCAGCCACCTTCACCAGTTTCAGGGTCGACAAAAGGCACCCAAGCCGTTTCCTGCCCAAACAGCTGATTATATTGCCGTAAAAATCCTTCTTCGCCTTCAGCGGGGAAGGATTCAGGAATATTCGAAAACTGTACTTTGTTGGGTTTCAGAGGGTCGGCCCATTCCAGGATTCTGACAACAGCTTCAGGTTGGTTCTCATATTTGGCTGATACTCCTAATTTTACTTTAGCCAAATTGTACATTCTACGAACAATGTTTTTTCGGTATTCCACAATTGATTTGGATGCTGCAATACCGAAACCCATGGCGAAAAAGAAAATGATGAATCCTGCCACAATCATTTGCCACATGTTGACAACTGTTCCAATAAAAGTGGTGAGTAATCCAGTCAACCAAATCAGTAGAAACACTACCCGATGTTGAATCCCACCATTGGGCTCTTCGCCTGGTTTTGTTTCTTTCTGTTTTTTGAGAGACAGTACACGTTTGTCTTTGATTGTGTAGGAAATACGTTCCTTCCAAATGGGCCAAATAGGTTGTGGTAGGTCTTCGAAAGGGGTTTTCTTGTTGAGTTTTTCCAGTTTACGGTCAGTCACCAATTTTTTGTGTGCCAATGCTATCAGACGGAAAACAATCGGCATTGCAACAATGTAGACTCCAGCAAGAATCAAGGGGAATTCCATGGTTGTCTCCTTATGCAAGACTCAAAGCGTTGGTGAATGTTTCCACTGAATCAGTATCAGGTAATGTCAGCATGTAACCGGAACCGTTTGATGAAACCACTACAATGATTGGGGTGGGAGTGTTACCAATCAAAGCAACATTCATGGAAGCAGCTGTCACAGTACCGGGAACCGTGAGTTGTTGAAAATTGGAAGGATTCTCAAACAAACGTGAATTGGCCGCATCTTTCATCAAATACACTTGAGCGGTTTTCTCACCCAGAGTGGCATTACCTGCCAAACAAAAATCTGTGGGGTCAACAACTGAACAAGAAGTTGCCGCCCCTGCAATTTTGGCACCACGTACAGTCAATGTCATGTCACCAGCTTTGAATATTGTGTCAGTAGCTTGGGAATCGATTTTACCAGTTATTGTTTTGATAGGTGTTGGTAGAGATGCAGAGAGAGGATTCTTGGGTGGAGTCACTGGTGTAGGACTGGTTTCAGTGACGGCTTCTGTGGAAACAGCTGAATCGGGATTTGGGTTATTGGCTTTTTGTGATGCCAATACATTGATGACAAGTGCAGCAAGACCAATTATTACCCCTACCCCAATCACAGCCAAACCCAATATGACATAATGACTGCGGCTATTGGATGTTGATGAATAATTTGTTGGGTCTACTTTTTGTTGCAGCAATTCATCAACATTCATTTTCTCGTCAGGATAAAATGCAGAATCATTGGTAGTTGTATTGGCCATGTATTCCTGATTTGGGTTTAAGCGCTCTCCATTTTTGTTGTGTTCTTTGCTGACCACGTTTTCTCCTACTTGTGAATTCTGAATGAATATCTTCACAATATTCTGTTTATCCAGGTTTATTGTACATAATTCAGGTGCTATGACGAGTGACAACGGTTTTGAATTTGGTTGTTTTCATCGACAAAAGAAAGAGGGAAGATGCACGAATAACACCTTCCCTCTTGTGAAAATGATTGCTCAGAATGGGATTTCATCCTCTGAGTCAAAATCAAGGTCGAGGTCAAAATCGTCAGTTTCAACCGGTTTTGGAGCTGGTTTGGATGAACGGGAGTTTCCAGTGTTTCCACTGTTACCATTACTACGGTTTGAGGAAGTTTTGGCTACACGGTTGGAATGAGCTGAATCAAATGCCAACTCCAATCCAACTTCGGTTACAACTACCTGTTCACGGTCTGGAACTTCTACACCGTCTTTATTGGTGTAGCCATCTTTGGTTTGGGTGTAGCCATAAACAACTACTCGGTCACCAGGTCGGAGTGATTCATGGATGTTTTCTGCCAACCGACCCCAAGCAGTACAATTCCGCCAAATGGTTTTACCGTCTTTCCAAGTGCCATTGTCATTGAATCTTGGAGTGACAGCAATGGAAAAATCCACTACAGCCTTTTTATCATTGCCAACATGACGCAAATCATGAACCTGACCAATAGAGCCAGTAATTTTTTGCTCAATTCCTACTTTAGCCATTTTTCATCCTTCTTGTGAGTGGTTGTCTTTCTTACCCAATGGCTGGGAGTATTGTAATCAACAAGTCAAATATTTCCTGATTACTGCCAGTATCTTACCAATGAATATGTTTCCATCGATTTCAAAAGTTCAATTGTTCACTGCTGCGGTTGCGGCCAAGAGTTGGGGATTGTGACCCCTTCAGGAATACTGGGTGGCAACGGTTCTGCTGGTTTATCCATGTCCAAAATAGCTGGTCGTTCCGGAACACTGGTACATCCAGCAGGTTTGGGCGGGATGCTGACAGATGGACTGGGTGAAGGTGCAGGAATGGTGGGTTGAGGAGTCACCCCAACAGATGGCGATGGTTCAGGAACAGGTGGAATGACAGGGGTACGGTTCTGCTGGTCATAGAGTTCACCCCATTGTTCCTCCCATCGTTTCAACTCATCCTGTTTGGTTTTACATGTTTGCAGTTTTTCGTTGTATGTATTGGATGCAGCAGCTTTACGGTCATCAAAGGAACGCCAGTCATTGTGCTGTTCAACATAGGAATACCATATTTTACGAATCTTGTTGCGTTCTGTGATTAACCAAGACCACTTGCTGTGCACTTCATCCACTTGTTGTACATAATTGTTCCAGGCGTCAGCTTGTGGGGCTGTCAATGCCATTTTGAAAGACCATTGGAGTTTACTGTCCACATACTCTTGAGCTGCTTTGTCCAATTCGTTTTGTTTGGATTCCAGTGATTGATTCTTTTCAGTAATGAGTTTGTTCATGTCGTACACAGGCGATTTCTGCCCACTCCATGACCATCCACAACCAGGTCCGGCAATGTCCGCAACATGATAAAAAGCCTTGTCCGTGAAACCGGTCTGGTCTGCGATTTTTTGTGGTAATTCGGGTTTTGTAACGGTTGCTGGTAGTTGCGGAAAACCTGATGGCAATGGAGCTTCTGGTTCAACTGCTTTCGGGTTTCCAATTTCCAACAAATTGATTGATGTAGGATTGGGGAGATTGTCAATTTTCACTGTTGTGTGCAATTCTGTGTACTGCACTAAACCTGTGTATGCATCTTTGTCATAGAAAAAACTACGTTTGGCGTCATCTGGTGACACTGTGAGGGAAACACATTGGGAAGCTTGTAAACTTGTTGCCATTTCTGTTGAGTAGAATTGCAACAAAATGTCCCGTTGTTCTGAATTGCTTGCTGTGACTCCAATAATGGCATCTCCCATGGTAATCAGGAATGTATTACCTTGAATGGCCACAGTTCCATGCTCTTTTTGCGTTACGGGTACTTTGCCACATTTTTCCAATGCAGCTACATAACTGTGGAATGCTTGGTAGGCTTGCCCAGCGCCGTAAACCTGTATGCGAGTTTCTACCCCACTTCCTGTTGCTGTAGTCGTGGCCAGAAGACTGTTGGGGACATCACCAATGCTTCCACACAGTGAAGGATTGATGACATGTTGGGGTTTGGCTCCTTCACTCACTTTCCATTGGTCCACTCCAGATGGTTGTTTGGTAATCAATTGAGACGCCCATGTGACAGCTGGCGATTTAGCGCTGGCGATGTCTTGGTAGGGACTGATTTTTTGCGGCTCTTCAAACAAATGATTATAGCTTGCATACCCTGTATGAACCATTCCAGCAAATGCAATCAAAGTTGCTACCAAAAACATGAGATATAAAACAGGTTGATTGAAAATCCAAGCAATTAAAGGAAACTTGATAATATTACTTTCCTTGTAATCTCGGTAACGTTTGCGAACCATGTTTCTCCTCATCACGCATTTCAACAGATGTTCACATTGTAACGAGAACGAGTCAGGGACAAGTACAGAGAACAATTTTAAGCGAGATTTAGCGGTTTCTTGATGCATGGTATCGCAAACAAGCATTTCTCCCAAAACGTCTTGAAAACATAAAAAATACCCCTGAATAAGCTAGGTATAATCTAGCCTATTCTAGGGGCGTTACAGAAAGCGATTTTATGGTTTTCTCATATACTCATTTTTGTGGTTTACGATGGATGTTGATTGGTCGAACTGGAAACAGCTTCCTTCTTGCTACTGGTTGAGCTTTGATTAACTGGATTCGTGTTAGGAGTAGAAGTGGCTGATGGTTCAGGATTGGACACAGTTGGAGAAACAGTTGGAGCGGATTCTGAAACATGAGAGTTATCAGAATTATTGTTAGAAGAAACTGCTTGTTGTTTCTTCAACACAGTAATTTCGTCTTGCAATGATTTAATTGTTTCATCATAGTTTTTGGATTCTTTCAAAGCATCCAATTCTGTTTGAAGTTTTTCATTCTGTTTCTCCAACTCTGTAATACGTGTTTTCAATGATTCATCTGAACTGGCTTTTTCGGTTTCATGGGCTTTTGCTGCTGCCAAGTTAATGATATCATGTTTTTCATCTTCACTGATTGTAGCCATGGTTGTGGTGTGAACTGTGGTGTAATTGCTATCAGTGTTCACATTACTGGCCGAGATGAGATAACTGCTTCCGATTGTGAGCATTGATACCATGAGGAACAACGCAGAAAATTTCAATGTTGGATGAGCAGCAGAATATCTCCTCAACCTATTCCACCAAGATGATTTGGATTCGCTCACATCAGAGTCCAAATCTACAGTAGGATGTGTGTTTTCATCTGTTGAGGCGGTTTCATTGCTGTTGGAACGTAATCCAGGAACAATCTTTTTGGCTCCTAAAGATGTGACAGAAAGCACAACTCTATAGAACTCACTCAAGAATGCAGAACCTACAGATACCAAACCAACAAGAATCAAACTGTTTATGAATCCGGTCAATTGTGATGAAATGAGTGCCATGGAAACGGCAGTCAAAGCTGTTCCCACCACTTTCAACAATGACAGATTATTACCATCTTTCAAAATCTTTCGTATGGTGTGTTTAATGTTGTGTGTATTGTTCTCAGCGTTGGTTTCTGTTCTTTCCTGATTGGTTTCTGTAATAGTTGTTGACACCTTTCAAACCCCGTGCAAATATTGTTGTTGTGCATATTGTTCTCTACAAAAGCTGAGAGCGCCCTTATCAGTTCTCAATGACTGAACAGGACGCCCTCGGAGCCTATTTGTTTATATCGTTATTCAGTTGTGGACCTGATGAAGTTGATTACCAGGTTGGATTGGATGTCACGAGCGTTAGCACCATTTCCTGCACCTTGGAACAATACTCCATCCAAATTGTTGGTTGTGCCAGTTCCAGTATTGGTGTGGAATGCGTCAACAGTTGGTGTTTGAGACTCAGTACCATAATTGGCGTAACATTTACCTTGAATACTTGTTGTCAATGTCACGGCCTCGCCAGTTTTTTGAGCCCCGTTTGCACCAAAACCAACTTTACTAGCAAATACATTGGTTGAAACATTAGGTGCATACTCCCATTTCAGGTTTAGAACTTGTGGTTTGTTCTCTTCAGATGCCCAAGTGGATTTGACGTTGAATTCACGATGCAATCCACTCAAAACTGTAGAAGTAGCATTGGAGAATGTTCCAGTGTTCCAGTTGCGTTGATTTTCTGGTTTCTGGTTGCCAGTAAACAGTTGGTTTCCATCTTTTGTGGTCATTGTGAATTTTCCACCATTACTGTCAGAGATACCAGGAGTTCCCTCATTCCAACGAGTAATGGTTGTGGTCAATGGGGCAGAACCATCATAGGAAACTACACCTTCACTCTTTGGATACCACACATCAGCACTAATGGTTTTGTCCTGATTGTCGCGGAACAATTCAAAGAAGTTGGAATTGGAATCTGTAGATTTTGCTCCATATTTTGAATCGTTGGTTATTTTGTTTTCCCCAACTGGTTTGTTCTCAATATTGTCAACTGCTCCATTGGTTTTTGAAGCACCATTACCTGTAGCAGAAGGAGTACACTCGAATGGGCATTCCTTGTCATAGAAGCCGAGTGAAGCAGTTGCGGCCATTGCAGCATTCGGATTCTTTGCATCACCAAAATCCAGCACTGATGGTTGACGGTCATATTTCTTTGAATACGCCACGGCTGAAATAGCTTTAGTTGAATCCCCAGAATCCAAAACTTTGATTCCATTACCTGCGGCCACCAAAGCATTGAAATCAGCTTGGTTACAGTGAACAGAAATCATTTGCCAGAAACCAGTGTTTTGTAGAGTTCCAGTTACCTTACTGGCTGTACTGACTTTACTCACTTGGTCAGAATCAGAACATTCTCGGGTTGGGGCAGCATAAGCACCAGCCGCAGCATCCCATTTCTGTGTGTAACGACAAGTAGTTGTAGTAACCGTAGTAGTGGTTTCCGTAGAACTTACTGTGGCATACTGTGTTTGTTCATAAACGTTGAGCACACCGCCTTCTGCCATACCAGCTTTATTCTGTTCATCAAGAGTTACATCTGACCTGTCAATTTTCGCATCTTTAGCCAACGCATCATTAACAGCAGCAGTCAACTCAGCTGGAGACATTCCTTGGTTTTGTGCAGTGTTCAAATTGTCCCACAAACGACCATAATTGCTCTTAATAGGTGTTCCACCTTGATTGTGAAGATTGTCAGCACCAATAGGGTCTTTACCACCTACACTGATTTGACGTTTGATTTCAGTGGACCAAGAATAAGGATGTGTGTAATTCACGGTTTCTGTACTGGTGTTTGTTTTAGATGATGTTTCAGTCCATGTACGGTCAGGTTGTGAGAACGCACCAGAACAAATAACGGTGTAACCAGGTTTGGAATCAATTTTATGTCCATTTTCGTTTCGGTCCCAACTGTAAAATGCTTGAATCTCCCCTACGCTAGGACCACGATTACCAAACTGCCATTGTGGGTTTTCAATAGTACCTTTATATGGCCAATTGTGGGTACGTCCAGAAAAGTTGAAAATCCACTCTTTGGCTGTGGTGGAATACACATACCAGATAACATTGGATTTTTCACAAACTTCAGTTCCGCCCACTCTTTGTCGTACTTGTTTAATGGCAAAATTACGACTCAAGCCAGAACGTAATAAGAATTCTGACCATGCTCGACCAGGTTCGTTGTAGCCAATTGAGTTCCATTGAAATCCGCTTCTTGTAACACGACGAGTGCTGCCGCCACCACCGGTACCACCACCAGTATCCGCATTAGCCATGGTCGGTACTGCAAACACCATCGCTAGAGCCACCGTAACGGCAGCGAACCAATGTGCAAAATGCCTTTTCATTTTATTCGTCCACCTTTAGGCTTGCGTCATCAATCAGCACGGTATGTTTACTGTCGTTCAAGCCTGTTGCATTTGATACGAGTTTCAGGGTTAATGTACCTGTTTTCTCTAACTTACTTTGGTCTTTGGCCCAAGCAGTGAATTGTACTTGTGCAGTAAGATTCACTGTATATTGTTGGGTTGATTGGTCATATGTGAATTCAGTATTGCTGAAAGTAATTTTGCCATACCAACGCGGACCAGATGTAAGAAGTTTATCCCCCAAATTGTAGTCATTCCCAGCCCAATCAGCATACACTGGCACATATTCTGAAAAAGGTTTAGTAGCATTCTCTGTTATCCACCGAGATGTAAACATGTCAGAAATGGAGTTAATGTTGAATTCAGTATTACCGGGATGACCAGAATATTGATTCAGTGCCCATCCCCCAAAAGTTGGATTCAGTAAACGTTCAAGATGCGCTCCAACTTGAGCATTAAATGATTCAGCAGTCCAATAACTGTATTGAGGGTTGAGACTTCCATCTTCAAGTGTTTGTTTGTCCGAGTCTGCTGTATAACCTGATTCTTCTGAGGGAAGACTATTACCAGCCAATCCAACCTCAGTTGAATTCATAGTAGCAATAATTTTGGATTTTATCTCAGATTTGTCTTGTTCCTCATAGCTTTTTGTTTGCCAATCCTCCATAGATGTTGGGAAGAACAAACCTTCCTGTCTGTAGAAGTCTTCAGGGGTAAGCGCATCAGATGGAGGTGGCACAGACGGCGCAACCACAGTTGCATCTGTCATATCCTGTTCCCCATCGCCAACATTTTGATTACCCCCCAACGGATTCCATAAAATCAAACTGGTAACAAGAGCAGCAATAGTTAAACCCCCACCTGCAAAAATGGCAGCCCTTTTAATCCTTTCAGGTTTTTGTGCCTGTCTAAGGGCCTTATCTTCTTTCTCCCTGTCCTTGGCATCAGCAGTGATTAATTCTTCAATGGAAAGAGTTTTATCACTGTCATTTTCGGGAAGGGGAGGAATGTTCAGGTTGTCTTCTACCTTGCTCATTGTTCTCCAACTTTGTTGACATGAATAAACAAATAATGTTCATGCCGAATATCATCACACTGGAAAACAAAAACCTTGTCAGGGCAGAATCATGTACAAACCTGTTATCAATGCAGAACACAAAATCGGTATGGGGAAAGAAACACGAGAACGATTCTGGAACTCGTTGTAACGTTCCTTCAAACGATTGGGTATTTGTGCAATATTCAATGTGGGACGTTCACCCATGGAATGCAACACAATCATCTGACGAATCATGCCCCATCCAGCCAACATGATTAATGTTGTCATAACAAAAATAGCCTGAAAATGCCAACCCAGATACCATGGTGACAATCCCAGAAGAACCAGAATCGCCCCATAGTCCATAGAATTCAAACGTTTTCCCAATAAACCAGTCAACACAATAACAATACTTAATGCAACAATACCTTGGAATAGTTGAAACCATGGAAACACTTGGTCAACCAGATAATGACTCAATGCATTAATCAAAATCATAAGAAAATATATTGGCAAGATTTTTCGTAGTGATGTTTTGAATAGTTTTACAAGGAGAAGACCAATGATAAGCGACCCTAAATGTAATGCGAACATTGTTTCCAAAAATGCCATGTCAATCATCAATTCTGGTTCCACTCTTGCAACAAATCCAGTTCATCATCGCTGTCTTCATCTTGACCATTCAAAAAAGCGATATGTTGTGATGTCTTGGGTTCATCAATGATTTCGACAGTGCTCATATTTTGGCCGTTATTGGTATTCTTTGAAGAATTGGAAACATGGGCTTCATCATTGGTTTTATTGTTAAATGGTTGATGTGGTAGCCCTATACCAGAAAAACTTGGTAGTGGCTCATCATCTGAAGCGGTGAACAATGATTCTTCATCTGTTTCCGCATTGTTCATGTATCCATCATCAACATTTTGAACAGGTGGTAACGTATCTGGGTCTTCCAAACGTTCTTGTAAAGCAGCTAAATTGCTTTTCAACTGATACACTTCATCATGCAGTTCTTGGTTTTCGATTGATAGTACTGAGAACTCATCCTGTAAAGACTCAAACTTCTGTCGTTCCTGGCTGCTGAGACCATCATCTTTGGATTGATTTTGTTCTTTCAATGATTGTACAAGAATTCGTAGCCGCTCATTTTCTAGCGTCAGTTCATCATGATTTGCTGTTGGCATGATGTTGATACCATTGGCAATTTCTGCTTCATAACGAAGATTGTGTGCATCCACCTGTAATCTGTCCACGGTTGTTGCCAATTTTGCAATATGTTCATTACGTAGTTTCAGCAATTCCACCAGTTTGGATACTGTGGTTTTTACTTGAGATAGGAAACTGTCCACTTGTCCCATTTCGTAACCTTGAGGAACTTGTAAATCAAATTGGATGCCTACAAGGTCTTCTGGAAGGAAAACATCATTGTCAATTTCAAAGGTTGCTGGAATTTGTAGAACTTCCAACACATCTTTGATAGCATTCTCATCCATAGGTTTCAAGCTATCCTCAGTGGTGTGAACTTCTGAATGTTTGTCATGTGTATTTGATTGTGCTTGAGAATAGTCGTAATCATCATCAATTGCGAAAGCGGATGTGTCATCGAATTTTACATCATTGACCATTGTGTTTTCAGTATTTTCTGGTATTGATGATGCTGTTTCAGATGTGTTTGAATCAGAGGAATCTGTAGTACCCTCATCCTTCTCTGCAATAATTGGCTCCACTTTTGGTGCAGTAATTCGGGGCATGATTTTGCGTGTTTTAGGTTTACGAATTCTAGGTTTTGGAAGAGTTTTGGATTTCTTCTCATCGTAGTCAACCACTTTGATGGTTTCCTCGCCAAACCCTTGAACCACACTAGCTATTTTGTTTTTGAGCCCCATATATGATTCCTTACCATAACAATCCGTGGGATAAAAGTTGTTTCAAATTCAAATATCAATGCCTGTTCAAATCACGAATTGCATCACCATTAAGGAATTCCGCCTCTGTGTAATAGGGTGATTCCCCAGTTTCGACGGTTAACAGCTCCATCCACAACTTCAAATATTCAAGTCGAATGAATTCATAATTTTGTTTCAACCAAGCATTGTCCATGACTGTGTAATTTATGCGATTCATCAATTCGTCTGGATAGAATGGGGGAACTCTGCCCTCATCAGCACGTAACCTCAATTGTTCATGTAATGCAATAACTTGGTCCAAACCATTCATATAATCACAAATAAGAGCATCTGCAAGACCTGGGAACTCCGTCGGACGTTTATCAGCCATTTTTAACGATTCTCCTAAAGCCAATTTAGCTTAATTGATACTATTTTATCGCAAAACAAATTAGGAATCGGGTTAGATTTCTATTGTTTCTTCGGTTTTACCCGCATCTGTTACGCCTTTATTGGTTTTGCGTTGATTATGCATGATGCTTTCCAAAACCGTATCCAAATCGGTATCAATTTTGCGTCCTATTTCATCGTTGTACCAGCTGATAATAGCTCCAGCATAGGATGCACGAATATAGTCAAATTGTTTTTCTTGCCAAGCATATGAAATAGTTTGACGGTCCAGATAAGCGTCAAGGAATTCAGGAATATCAGGCATTTTTCCAGTCTTCATGTAACTGTCAATGTCATAGTTGATAGAGGTTGACAGAACATGCAGTTTCTTGGCTCGTTGTGATGGAGTCAAACCATAAACATCCAAGTGGTTGTCATAATCGTTAACCAGTTCATGAGTCACATTGTCAGTGAAATTACTGCGGAATTGTGTGCTACCTTTGAAACGTTGGTCATATGCATCCGCCAGTTTCTTGCGCTCATCTCGTTGACGTGGAGACATTTTCTGGTTACGAGGAGATTCAGGAGCACGACGGAAAATAACTTCTGAAGCTTCTGGGTCAACACCATCAGAATAACATTCCCAACACAGAATATTGCCATCCATGGTACGACCGCCTTGGAAAATAGCTGTACCATTCTGGTCTTCCTCATAACGAATAAGTTTTCCACAGCTGGCACAAGCACTCTGACCGTTGAAAATCTCTTCACTTGGGTCAGTGCCCATAGTTTTTGCTGTCTCATAGGACGCTACCGCATTACGAGCAAACAAATTATTACTACGATAGCTCATATTGGTGAATTCATTCTTGAATCCGCTACGTAATCCATCTGTTATCTTTCCACCAGCCATTTTTGCACCTACAGCACCAGTAGTCATTGCTGTAGCCATGCGTCCAGACCCTTTGAACAGATTAGAGGTACCACGAGTAAAACGTTCCCCAATTCGATTTGCTGTATTAGACAAATTGGCCGAAGCGAATCGGAATGATGCCATGGAGTCAATAATCTTGTGACGACTCCTGAACAACAGCACAGCCAACAAAATAAGAATAACCATTCCCTGTGCCCACGACAGACTAGTATCATCCATCATACGAATCACGCTAACTGTCAAAGCAATGGAAATAGCCAAAAGAATCCCAGTGGCCAATCGTTTCCCAATAGTGTTGAGAACCAGCTCACCATAACCTTTGAAAATCTCCCAACCGCGATTCGCCCAACACCCACACAAGAGCATGATAGGAGCAAAAGCCATCAATAGAGCCAACCCAAATGCATAAATAGCTGACATTACAGCAAACACGAATGGTACTGACAGACCAACAGCCGCAACCACTACTGAAGACGAAGCAGTCCATACCCTGTTGAAGGAATTATTACCCACCCATGTATCCCAATAAGGGATTGGTGTGGTAGCTTTTGGAACAGTGTATTTAACAGATGTAGTACCACCATTTGGACCACTTCCGGACACTGATGTTTCAATTTGCTCTTCTTGATAATTGGCCATGGCATCAACTATGCGCCACCAGTCATTAGCAACACCAGAAGTGTATTTACTAGTTTCTCCTTCGTGACCCATAGGAACATGAACATTGGTTTGTGTACTGATTTGATAAATGGCCCAGTTGTTCACCACAGAGCCATCACCTAAAGGCACCTCAGCAGTTCCGACCTGCTCCTCATTACCATTATCAATGTCTGAAGCACCACTTCCTGCCCAAGAAGCTATTTTCCCTTTTGCCCACAACTTGTTCCAATCAGTACCAAACTGGCCTTCAGCCCAAGGACGTACCAAGAAAGTTTGCCAATACTGACATCCAACCGCTGAACGCATATTAGCAGAAGCTTGTGTCAGAATATCTTGCTCATCCTTTTTGTTCCCATCAATGATTTTCGTTTTATAGCTACCAATGTCGGTTGCACACAACTCATTACCATTGACAAGCTCTGAATTAACTGCTGACAATAAAAGTGACTGACCTACCACAGCAATTTTGTTAGGTAGACCAATCCAGAATGTAGGAGCAGCTGCAATAACAATAGCTGCCATATACATGAAAAGAGAACGAAGCAACCCATTCAACGCATTACGGTACTGTCTTTTAACAATTCCGGTATAAAAGATGTGCAATCCTGTCAATGCAAAAATTATAACAATGAGGGGAGTGAATACACCTTGATACAGTGCATCAAATATGCCGCCTTTTCCACCAATGAGAGCATTCAATCCCATAACTTCAGTCACATCGGAAAAAGCAAAGTTGATAAGACCAATAGTTATGACTACCATGGTTTTCGTAATGTTGAAAATACCATTGGCCATGACATCATTAATACCAGTGGATAATTGACTACCTAAACCTTTGTTGAATTGTATTGTTCGGATATCAGAGGAATTAGTCATATCCTCCCAAGTACTGCGTGGTTCCAAACGCTGCTCATAATACAAATTTGCTTTGGGGTCACTTGGCGCGGTTTTAGAATTACATGCATCAATTACCATGTACTTCCATTCACCAATATATGCTGTGTATTGCAAACCAGCCACACCAAATCGGTCATATGGATTTACTTTAACGCCTTTGTTGTAGTTTTTCTCCCCAGATGTTGTAGGTGGAGTGTTTGTATTATTGCCACCATTGGGGTTTGGTTTCACTCCATCCAATGTGTGCCCAATAATGTCTTCATTGATTTTCTTAAAACCTGGACCAAAAAGATTGAGAATCCAGTTCAAACCTGTCTCTACATTGTCATTACCTGATGTGACAGCACTTTTGGACCGAAACAGGAAAGGAATGTCAGAAGTTTGAGCCCACTGATAAGCAGTTGCGGCAGGTTCCGGCAAAACATCACACATCACCCATTGTGTAATGTCAAATGCTTCTGCCTTTTTGGCATTATGAACTGTTAAGAAGCTTGATAATCCTAAAACACCCAATAGTGTTGTTGCAATTAGAGTTGTAATAATCTTTAGGCTATTTTTGGATGTTCTTGTAACTGTACGAGAAGAATCGATGTATGACGCTTTATTAGTTGTCATCCGATTTTCCTCCTCGGTTTTCAATACGTTCTTTGGCTTGTTTTTCGGAAGCTCTGGCACGAGCAAACAAACCATTCAGCTGCTCTACCATCATATCTCTTTGATGGAATCTGTCTTCGGTCTTTGACAAATGCGCCATCTTCTTGTCCAAGCGTTCTTGTTGAGCTTGTATACGTTTACGCTGACGTGCTTGTCGTGGGGTTTCAGATTCGCTACTGGTTTCGCGTGCTTCGTCAATGTGTTCCATGACGGCATTACGGTCTTCATGGAAATCATTAATCCGTTGTGCGGCGCGTTCCAGGTTAGAGGATTCAGCATATGTTTCTGATTCAAATTTAGCTTTCTTCGCGTCCAAGCTCTGTTGCAGTTCAGTGGCTTTAGCGATTTTACGGGTGGTTCTAGACATGGACCCGCTCTTCATTGATGGGGCTTTCGGTTTCATCACCTCATGGCCTTCTGCATCAATTTTAATTTTGCGCCCATCAACATCCGCATCCTCCAACTTGTGCCATGCTTCTAATTCTCGTTCATAATCTTGATACGCTTTTGTCCCTTTCAAAACCTCATTGGATGTAGCTTTGAAATCATCATGTTCGCGTAGTTTCTTCTGAGTGTCTTCTTTACCTTGTTTAGCAGCTTTCAGCGCGGTTTCAGCTATACGGAAACCACGACGACGTTGTTTGTTACGAAGACTGGCCAATTCGTACTTGGCTGATTCTTTCGCACCAGCTGCCATACCTTTGACACCACCAGACAGGTATCCCCCGATAGCGCCTGTAGCCAATCCGGAAACAGTGGTACCAGTTCGTGCTAATGCGTTTGAAATCAGTCCCCCACGTTCCAATGTGTGTTTCCTGCGCCAACCATCAGGGTCACTTACAAACTGTCCTCCTACAGGCGCTCCCATCTTGGCACTGATACCATCAAAAATCATTGTCAAAATAGGCTTTTTCAAACGAAGGAAGATGAGACAGGTTACAACCAGCATGAGAGAATTGAGCAAATAATTGGTGGATGCATTACCAAAACCGACCAGTACACGGAACATGACTGCCATCACCAACACAAGCACAATTCGTTGGATGATAAGACCAATAATTGTTCCCACGTATCCTTTGAGTTTCATCCGTCCTTGTGTAGGGTGAATTCCAATCAAAAACATGAGAGGCAGAATCAGTAACATGATTAATGTCACGAAAACAATCTGAATCTTCGTAATTGTATATGCTAAAACAGTGACCATTCCCAATCCGCTGACCAGAGGCGAAAGCATTCCCACTTGCATTCGAGCGCCCATATCTTTGCCAGCCCATGTGTTCAGGTAACGTCCATCTGTTCCTGCACCACCATTGGGACCAGCTTGAAGGTCAACCAAGCGATAGAAGTTGCGGTCAATGTTTCCAGATGGTCTGCTTGGGTCAGGATGTGATGCCGTACCAGAAGACGTGGTTTGAAGCTGATACAAAGCCCAGTTTTTGACTGTAACACCACCACCCATGTTAATGGAAGCATCACCAACCGAACTACCATTGGTGTTGTTCATACGATTAGGATAATTAGTATTGGATGCATACAAATGGTCAAAATTGGTTCCCCACTGCCCATGCACCCATGAATTGAAAGCAAAAACGCGCCAATTCTCGCACATTAATCTACGAGTTGATTCATGAGGACCATAATCCAAAGTACGCCCATCCAAACCAACATTTTTGTCAGTGGCTACTGTACCTGAAGCCGTGCAAACCTCATCACCTTCGGAGTTACCAACAGAATAAATTGACCCGATAACAGCAGCCTCAACTTGTGCAGGAACGCCATCAATCATTTTCAAAGTTTGTTCCGGACGATACATGAGGAAAACCCCAGTCATAATCGTTCCTGTCATCAACAACAAACTCACGGCTTGACGTTTGTAATCTTTGTTCTTACCAGCGCTCCACAATGCCATCAATCCTGCAATGGCTACAGCAAAAGCTACTAATGGGAAAAACACGCTATCACGGAAACCTCCAATTAGTTTGACAACCAGATTATCCAATCCAAGTGTTTCAAAAACTGGGCTGAATGAAAGGTTAATCACAGTATTGGAAACACGTGTGAAGAAAATAGATACGCCCAACCCCATGCTGGCAAGAGAGGTCGTGATACTGCTCATAGGTATTAGTGAGGAGAAAATGGATTTGTCAACCAAACCATATCGTGTATCAAGTCCGGGTTTTTCTTGACCGTTGACATAACCGTTCCCAAAAAACCCATCCTGAATTGGCGGACGTGTTGCTTGGCATTTAGGGTTAAGATTTCCATTATGGTCATACAGCATTACTGGATTTGGACCATCTTTTATGTCTTTCCCTTTAGCATCAGTACAAACAAAACGATTCCACGGAGCATTGAAGTTTCTACTTGGGTCAGCTTGCACCCACTCCCGAAGTTTGGCTTCTGTCAACTGTTCTTTAATCCATTTGTCATTGGATTCAGTTTGACTACTTTTCTGAGCTTTTTCAGCTGCTTTATCCCAAGCATCCGGCCAACAGGCATTGAAAGTAGCCAAATTCGTGGCACGATTGTTTTCGTCTGTATCCAAAGTACAGGAAATACCATATTTTTCAGCCGCATCAAACAATGTCTTATTGGCTTCTTTCCACGCAGCTAATGTCTCTGCTTTCTGTGTGCCATCTTTTGACCAAACATAATCTGCATTGTCATTGGCGGGTGGGTTACTGCCTGCTTGACGTGTATCATATGCAGCTTTAGCAGCCGTTTTACATTCATCTTCTGTCGGACCTGGTGCAATGCTTGTGTTCCCCCATGCTTCATTACTACCACTAGAATTGACGAAAGTACATTGAGCAATCGCTTCTTTCGGGGCTGGAGGACCACCTTGAATTGATTGCAAATCATCAGGAACTCTTGATTTATCAGGGGAAGAATTACTCAACATGTTAATAAGTTGAGATTTGGCATTTGCAGCAACTTCTGTACTGGTCAATTCCCGTGCCTGATATAGTGTGCCCCCATACCCTATCCGATACCAAGCGTATGTGTTAAAGACATTTAGGTCTGATGTATCCAGGATGGAGTTTAGTGTCGCTGAAGTCGCTCCTTCAAAAAAACCAGTGAACATACCACCAATAGCGCCCAGAACGTCACCATTGGAAATACTGTTGGAGAAATTGGTCGCAGCACGGTCAACGCCCCCAGCTATACCATTAGCGATAGCCGTAACAGACATTGTAAGATTATCCATGAAACCGAAATTTGACAATGCTCTGGCTGCTGTCATTACTTTTACATGGTCCCATTCACCCAGATAATTGGTGAATTTCATGTTGTAACCAAAAGTTTCTAGCGCTGTGTATTTTACTGTTCTGGCACTAGGGTCTACCGGAGCACCACCACCAGGAAGATTACTGGGCAAACCAAACCAGGCAGCATCCAATGTGGCATTCTCCACTTCCGCATATTGTGGTCCAGTTCGTGCGATAAACCCTAAAAGGTCCTGAAACAGCTCAGTTCCAAGGTTTGGTACGTCGCAGTTGTGGTATAGAGGAGTTCCAGCTGTTGAAATGTTTACATCACAGTTTTTACCTGAACCGTTGATACCGTTTGGTGCTCCTCCGGCTGCTGAACCAGTGCTTGTTTCATTCATATACGAAGTAGTCAAGATTCGTTGAATTACTGAAGCAAAAGTATTGGTTTCTCGTGTTGCTCCACCTTCTTTGTCGAATTTATCCATTGTGGAGTAAAATGAGTCTTCAGGGTTGTCTTTTTTGACAATGTATGAGTCAGCAGCTTTGTTGATTTTGTCTTTAGCATCGTTTTCGTCAGCAAATGCGGTCTTGGAGGAATTAACGAAAACAGAAGTTATGGTAACGATTAAGAACAAAACGGCCAAGGCCCCGCTGAGAAGCGATTTAAGGGCAGCACGAAAACGAGTGGTACCTTGGGTTGGATGGCTCCCGAACCCCATGTAGGAGGCACCTTTAGACTGTTTACGTGAGGTTTGCATATACCTCGTCTCCCCTTGTGTGAGTTATCGTCATTCAAGCTTTATTACCAGACATATCTTTATCGTTTATAGCATAGAGAATTGCTTTACATGTATCAGGTCGATTTCCACAGAACAAACAATCGTAATTGTATTTTTTAGATTTTTGTTCATAATAATTGTCATAGGTTTTAATTTTTCGAAAACCTAAACAATACAACAAATCTTCATTACCAATAAGCGGAACGCCAGGTTCATCGTCTCGGTCATTGGTATTGGGTGTTTTCAAAATCATTTCAACACGGTCAACTCCATATGAAGACATTTTTCGTAATGCTCCAAAAGTCAGCAATGTTCCAAATCCTTCTCGACGATATGGAGTGGAAACGCATACTGCATCAATAACACCTGTGACATAGGTTTTCCCACCTGTCAAGCGTGTATTGTGGAAGTGGTAGAGCACAAAACCGATAAATGCCCCATCCGAAATTTTAATCATCAAGTGATAAGTGTGAGAATAGTTGAAAAGAGACTTAAGCACACCAAGCCCTAACGATTCATTCGCTATCTTCTTGATTTCCACGGGCAAAGAAGCGTAAGTCAGTTTTGCACTCATCCCATCACTCTTTCTCAATAAAATGTTGTGAACAGGACAAATATCAGTCACTATCAGCTGTCATCATCATCCAAAAATGGGTTGTAATCCTCATTTTGTATCTTATGAATTGGTGGTGTTGACGGTTTTCTCATAGAGTTTTTGGAAATGTTCTTTGATTTTTCATATATTGGAACATCACGCCAATTGTCTTTGGTAATGATTCCGGTCTCTCCATTCAAAACATCCCAGCGGAATTTCCAAAGTGCTTTCACCTTCTTGGCGAGAGTAACCACAAGTCTAGGACGGGAAGGTACCACCGAATCACCCACTTTGTAACCCGCCCAATCTCTTGCTTCCACCATGAACAAATCAGAAATACCAAACTCGCCTTTGTTTACCACTTCCTCCATGGAAACATCTATCAGCCCATTGAGTACATCTTCAACCACATCCACACGAATATTCACATGGCGGGCTACTCGTTGCACCAAATCTCTTTTGCTTCGACGTTTTCTCATAAATATTTTGTCCATTCTTTATTGAGTAAAAGAGCCTACACCATAGAAAACAGCTGTACGCGCCCATGTAAGAACACACTGTTGAATATGTTCTCGAAAATCTGCTAGTTTAACTGATTCATCACGTTTTTCGTCATCAATTTCCCAACCGTCTCGTGTTTGAAGAAGTTTGGTTGTTGATGTACGAGCTTTCGGGCTGGGAAGAGTTATTTCCACACCTTTTTGGGGGGAATTCACTTTAATGGTCATTCGGTCTGACATATCCCATGGAAGCCGAGCCATTTCAGACACTTTGCGTCGTAACTGATTCCGAGAATGATACATAATAATGTCATGGTCGTCAGTATTTAAATATACATTCCATTTTTTACTTGCAATTTCAAATTCATCTTCCATGGCCTGGTCAATGATTTCTGTGAAGTTGGTTTCTAGCTTCAGGTGTACTAGCATTTTACTGTTGTCAATCTTCACGAGTCCTCACTATGATGTGTAAAAATGTCCTGACCTGCGCTTATTTTACCAATGGGAAAGGGGCCACTCCATTATCTAGGAGTGGCCCCTTGTAATCCGAAAGGATGTCAATTAGTTTTCTTTATCTTCAGCCATCTTGTCTCGGAATTTCTTCAGAGGATGAATTCGCACAGTACGTTTTTCTGGCGCTTCAAGGTCCTCACCAGTGCGTGGGTTTTTCATGATTCTAGCTGACCGGATGCTTGGGGAGAAAGCAGCAAATCCGCTTACTTTGACTTCACGACCTTCTGACACATGTTGCATTACACTATCTTGAAAAACATTGATGAAACGTTCAATCTCTGCTTTTGGTTTGTTCATTTCTTCAGCAATTTCAGCAATCAGGTCAGGTTTATTGATAACGGGCATGGCAGCTCCTAAAAATAGCTTGATTCAACAGCGTCAGGTGTGGTAGTTGTTATGACAAATATCAAGAAACACGGGTTTATCGGTTCTTATTGAAGAATGTTTTCCGAGCACGTCTAGGTGAACTGGATGATTCTACTCGCGCATCACGTAAAATGGCTTGCATACTGGCGTCACCACCACTTACATCATCATCCATCTCAAACATAGAAGGACCGTCATCATCATCTTCATTTTCATTGGTTTCTTCAGTTGCCGGCTCCATCCCGATTTCTGCCAATGTGGGCAAACTCTCATTTGAGTATTTGTAACGGTCACGAATGGTTTTAATCAAGAACCATAGAAATAGCAACACAATTCCAGCAACAACAACTGCTAGTACTGTAGCTATTATCTGACGTAAAGCAAAAACAGATTTCAACAGTACATTCAACATTACATTTTCTCCATTTTTCCACCAACGAACAACGGCAGATATCGTTCTGGTTTAATATGTTTTTTCTGAGCGCGAATATTCTTCAAAGTTTGCTCCCTGTTGAATTGTTCAAAATTTGTCCCATCTTCTGAAGCAAGAAACGAATAAAATGGACCATGAACATCTTTCAACAAGTCTTTCCAACGATTGGAAACATTTTTGTATTCAGCAGGTGGCAAAGAAGCAGCAATACCAGCTAAATATGGAGGAATGTTAGCATAATTCAAATCAGACAACAGAACCGCTTTGGCCGTGTCGGTAAAATTCCATGATTCGAAAAATACTCCAAACGGGGTCTCCACAAAAGGTGTTTGAAAATTCTGGGACAAGGTTACATCTGCATGATAATCTTCCAATGGGTCCAGAAGATTCACATGATTCAAGTTCTGTTCAAAATTTTCCTGCTCCTCAACCAACTCTAATGTCATATTACGATTGACAGCATACGGTTTGTTACTTTTCTCCAACCGTCCATTCATGGTTTTCAAATCAGCTTTTCCAGAATGAAAATATGCCAAGACTTCTTCGTTTGTAGCATATCGTCCCATTTCTTCAGACATTTTCTTGCGTACAGCTGAAATCTTCTTGTATCGCTGGAAACGCGAAGGAGCAACACCAAATGGAGCTTCTATAACTGATAGTTCTTTCTTGGCGTATGTAACAATCCATTGAAACAAATAGTTAGTGGACGATTTGTTCAGTTTGTCCACATCAAAATGCCGCAACCCTTTAATCATTCCATTAATACCTGCGTAATATAAAACAGTGAACAAATTATCGTCTTTGCCGTTCAAGTGAGAATTCTTGATTAATTTGTTGATTTCACGGGTTATGAGCGGACCAGCCAAAGAAGCAATACGATTCACCACCAAATCCCTGAGACGCGACTGTGTTTCCAATGCGTTTCGTAATCCTGGGTCTAAATCAGGTTCCAGCAATTGTTCCAAAGCTCGGTCGCCCATATGAAACAATGGAACATAATATATGAGAGCTTCTACGGTAATACGGTCATTGGAGTTTTTACTTGTATGGAGTTTGGATTGCTTGGTAACATTCATATACTGCGTCCCCCTGTTATGGGGCTGGTTGGTAGTCTTCTTGTACTAGAGTTGGAAGACGTGGAAATAGGATTGTCTTTCGAAACGGAAGCAGACGAGTTAACTTTCCGAGCTGGATGGCGTACACTTCTTTCTGATGTCAAGAAACGTTCAGGATTGACACCATGATTCGCAAACTGAACCCGCAACGCATCAGACATGTTTCCCTCTTTGTAAAAAGCATCCTTATTGCTGTCATACAAATACAAAGGTTGAGTAGTGATTCTGGCATCCTCACCTGTACCTAATGTTGGAACAATCTCTTGAATATGACTCACTCGGTGTTGACCATTACGAAGAAGTACCAATTGCACAATAATGTCCACAGCATTGGCAATGTCAGTATTGATAGCACGTACTGGCACATTTGGACGACCTTCAGTAGCAAAATTAGTCATTTTACGTAAACAAGCAACTGGGTCATCAGCGTGAATAGTGGTCAATGAGCCTTCCATACCAGAGTTGGCAGCAGTAAGAAAATCGGCAAACTCTTTACCACGGGTTTCCCCAATGATTAATCTATCTGTTCTCATACGTTGAAACTGTTGAACAACCCATGACAGGGATGCAACACTATTTGGGTCCAAACCAGGCTGTGCGGGAACTGAATGCAAATATGACACGTTTGGTTGTGGTAATACCAGTTCAGGAGTATCTTCAGCAACACCAATACGAACATTTGTTGGAATGAGGTTCGCCATTGCTTCCAACATGGTGGTTTTACCTGCACCAGTCGCTCCACTGAATGTTATTGTACGGCTCGCTTGCATAGCTGCTATCAAAAATGCCATCATTTCGTCGCTCATAGACCCACGAGCGGCTAAATCCTCCAACTTCCGTAATGAAGTAGATTTCTTGGCGATAGTAACTTGTGGGTAATCAGTAGATGGTGGAAGAACAATATGGCACCGTCCTCGAATTTCTTGCCCATCCACACTGAAAAACAATCTACCCTCAAACAAAAAACCATTAGGGTCGTATTTTGTCAGATTGCTTTTCACAAATGGAATCAGACCTTCTTCAATTCCTCTAGCATAATCCGATTCAGAAGACCTACCAATACTTATCTGACTGCGTTGACCATTTCGTTTGAGAAAAAATTGTCCTGGACCATTAGACTCGATTTCGGACACATCCGCTTCCAACAACAAATTGAAACAACGGTTCCATTCAGACACTTTGCTGATACTGTACATATTCATTAGGTCCAGTTCCTCTCAATTGTTGTCAACAAAGCGCTAATATCGGTCGTTTCACCAAATAAAAACACATTATTTCAATGTTTGAAGTTCTACCACTTTATCCGCTATCGCATCAATGGAATCATTATGTGCAATTAGAATAACCTGCCCTTGGCAGACTTCTTTGATAGTGGAAAGAATAAGTTCAGCACGGTTGGCGTCTTGGGAAACCAAAACTTCATCAAGAATAATGAGATTACGTGACGCTCCACCATTCAACAACATGGAAATGGACAAACGTAACGCCATGGCTGCTGCTGACAATTCTCCACCTGAAAGAAGCCCAACAGCTCGTTCAGTCCCATCAGCCAACATAACAGTCGCCTTGAATTGTGCATCCAGCTTCAACCTAGTGAACTTACCCTCTGTAAATCGGTTGAGAAGGTCTGAAGCATAAATCTCAATCACAGGAATGGAATTGGTGATACGGTCCTCTCGGAATTCCTCAATCACTTTTGTTGTGGTGGCAGCTAATTCAACACTTTTCAAAACTGCACGATGTTTATTCAGTTGCTCCTCATAAGATGCAACCTGACGGCTCAAATTATCAAAACGTTCTTTGGCAACATTCAAATCAATTCGTGCTGTTGCCAAATTTGCAGCCCTGGATTTTTCAAGTTCCAAATTCTTGTCCAAAACTGCGCGTAATTTCTCCAAGGACTGTGGTGTTACAGAACCTATCGATTTCAATTTGTCCCGACCATTCTGAAGCCGTTTCTCAACTATCTCGATTTCTCGTGACAATGTTTGAGCACGTTCCAACAATCGGTCATACTCTGCTTTTACACTTGCTTGCTGTTTCGCTTCATTATATGCATCTTCCAAAGCTGTTAACTGTGTTTCAATTCTTTGGACAGATGTTAATGTATTATCGAGATTTTCACGAAGTGTTGATTCCTCTTGAGTTTCCAGCACTTTCAAAGCATCAATCAGAAGTTCAAATTTCTCTATTGCCGTTTCACTTCTGTCAAGGGCATGTTCCAACTCAATACGTTTTACCCGTAATGTCTCCACTTGTTCCTGTGCATGGATTATCTCTGTCTGCAATGTTTCAACTACTGTGGAAACATCATCCACGTGCTGAAGACAAGTAGGACAAGCACCATTTTCTCTTTGAAGCACTGTAATGGCTTTTTCAAGTTTTTTGATGTCAGACGAATGAGCGGCACAAGTTGAATCCAGTGTACGAATTTGTTGTTCCAACACACTCACACGTTTGACGGCTTTATCCAATCCTGTAGTAGCACTGTCCAAATCTTTGATTGATGATTTGTCCACAAGTTGTTGTGCTTCTGAACGAGAGTCACAGATGTTTTTCAATGAGCGCTCTAAATCAGACTTTTCAATGTCCAATGAACGTAATTCATGTTTCAATCCATTAATTTGTGATTCCAGTTCTGTTAAATCCGTATTCCCCAATAAATGATTAAGCTGTTTCTTTTTTGCCTCTTTTTCTTCAATAATCATGGCAAAAGTTGTCTGCATTGATTCCAATTTGGCTTGAAGTGTGGCAATCCCATGACGAACTTCTTCCATCGAAGCAACTTGCTCTGCTTTTACATGTATTTCATCACGTAATTTGTTCACTTTTGCAGAGATTGTGTCATGTGTTGTAACTGCTTTTGCTTCAGTAGTTTGAGCCTTGTGGAAGATGGCGGCTTGTTTCTCCAACTTCTGACGTAATTGGTTCAGTTCTTCTTCGCTGACATCAGAAAGAGCAGCCGCTTTACGGAGAGTGTTGCTTTCTTGACGGGCATTGTCCAAAGCTGCGGTAATGGATGAGATACCAGTTAATTTCTCAATAACAAGTGCCCGTTCTCTAGGAGTGGCAGAGATTAAATGGTCCACTTGTTTCTGTTGCACAAGCACGGAGGCAAGAAATCCTTTTTCATCCATTTTCAAACGTTGCCGAATGTATATTTCAGCATGCGAAACTCCGGGACCGGCCACTTGTTTAGGAGTAAGATTCCCATGACCATCATCAGTCAATTCCCACACTTCGCATTCCACCGTACCACTTTTGCTGACCATACGACGTTCAATGAGTAATGGTTGGTCGTCAACTTCAATGTTCAACCGAACGAAGCATTTGTCTTTTCCAAATTTGGCTCCATTGCGATAAATAGCAGCTGTTTTGGATACCCCATGTGGCTTTGTGCCAAACAGTGCCCATGCGATTGAATCCACAATTGTTGATTTACCTGTACCATTGGCTCCGCTGAGAGCAGTGATTCCATCAGATTCGGGTTCAAAAACCACATGAGAATGGGAACGAATATTTGAAAGTTCAACACGTGTGAGTTTAATCAT